AAAAAGACAAGTATGATGGAGAAAGAACAAAAAGAGGTTTATTTAAGTCTAAAAAAGGATTAATAAATGCCGATCTTAATGGAGCAATAAATATAATGAGAAAAGTAACAAATTTAAAACAAATAGATGGCAATAAAATAATGAATCCGAAAGTGGTAAATATATTCCGTGATGCATGTCTCTAGACAAACCAGCGGATAAGGGAATAATGGGGTTCCCAAAATTTTTCCTAATTTTTAATCTATAGTTTAGAGGTATTGAGTATTACCCTGCTTAAATACTTTTAAACAAATTTTTGACCCAGAAATTATCCATTTGTCACCATCTGCAGACCACTCATGAGTCACTCCAGTTTCCAACCCATCTACATAAAATGACTCCATTTCTTTATTGCCATTTTCATAATATGATGTATATTTACCATTTAGTGTTCTGTTGACATAATTTGCTTGGCTTTTTAAATTGCCATTTGAATACCATTGAGCGTAACTTCCATCTTCTTTTCCATTCACATAATGGCAATACAATTTTATTTGACCATTATTCCACCATTCTTTGTATTCTCCATTTATGATCTCTGCATTTAGGTAATAAGCTGGTTCTAATGATAAATAATAATTAATACCACCATTACCTAATCTTACATAGGCGTCTTTGCCAACAATATAACTTAAATTAGGACTGTCTAATACACTTAATTCTTTTAAAGTTCTTACATCAATAATTTTTTCAATGTAAAGCTGATTTGCATTGAATCTTGCATGATTTTTGTCGATAACATCAGTTCTATCTTCATTTGTAATAGTACATTTTAATTTTTTCATTACAACAATACATTGACCAACTTTCATGTATACAAACAAAGGATTTTCATGATATTCAATTAGTTTGTTTTTTGTTTCTTCAAAAGTTGCCATTTGTGTTATGTTTGATAATAAAAGTATGGCATATTCCAAAAGTATAGTATATTTCATGTAATTTTCAATTTTTAATTATATGATTAAAAAATTGTGAAAAATGCGATAAGCATTTTCAGTCTTTTTTATTTTAACTTATATATCTTACGATACATGAGTTAAAATAAAAAATTGAAAAACAAAATAAAAATACTTCATATGTGATATTGCTTATTCAAAATGTATCTATTAGTTGTACTTTTATTAACAACAATATTTTTAGGTTTTGTATACAGACAATTTAAAAAGACAAAAAATGCCAAAATAGAAAGAAAACCACTCTTCATGCAAGACTTACAACATTCAAAAGAATTATTAAAAGACTCAATTTCAATTGCTATTAATAACAGTGAAAAATTAAATGATATCAAGAAAAAATCCAATTATTTGAAAGAATGTAGTCTATAAAATAATTTTTAATGAGAACAATTATCCAAATGTTGACATAACAACAAAGCTATTATTGAAATTGCAATATTGAATCCAATGCCTGTTGTTAAGAAATTCCTTATTCTTCTTTCTTTTTTATTTATTTTTTTATTCTTGTACCATTTTAATGGCATTTTTAGACATGATCCAAACATGTTTATTACTGCACCTAAAATTGCATACATAGAAAAATCAGTGATGTTGCTTATTGCCAATAAAATAAATATCACTCCTATTATCGACAATATATGAGATAGATAATATCTTACCTTATCTTTATTATCAATATAATCAACTTTTGTGTCTACATATGTTGCAAAACTGCTTAATCCAATATTTATAATTACTATTGTTGCAATTACAACAAGACATGCGTTTTTTTCAATCATAAAATAAACAAAGAATATTAATTCGTCAAAAAAGTGTGAATATAATCTGCAGTAACAAAGACGCCAGCATTAACAATAATAGCACGAAGGATGCACATATCTAATCCTCTTACAAATCCTTTCATTCCTGCTTCTGCATACAATGTCCTAAATGTTGCCATCATATTTTTATATTTTCTTGGAGTCGATATGTCTTTTTGTAACATTGTTTTTGAAATGTCAAACGGATAAGTTGGTGCCCACCAACACACTCCGGCCAAACTGCCAGAAATCAGACTAGCAAAATAATGGTTCATCATATATTCTCTTTTTAGATAGTCACTAAAGAGAGAAAAACTAGTAAAATAGAATCCCATTCCAATTATGTCTCTAAGCATTGTCGCCTGCATTCCTCTTGTCATATCTAATAATTTTACTTGTCTGAATGTTGATTTTAATGAATCTGTCTTGAGTGCCATTTGTTGAATTCTTAAATAATCAACAGGAGATATTGTCAATGCATGAAAAAATCCACCGACGCTGCCAGCAATAAAAGTTCTCAAGTTGACATTATTATCTAAAATAGAATTTTCAATTAATTTTTTTTCTGTTAGAGACTTGAAACCAAAGTTGAGTGACATTTGAAAAGTAGAAAATAAAAATGATAAAGATGAACCTCTGTATAAAGATTTGAACAATCCGTCATTCCACATTTCAAGAAGACATTTGTTTAGTGTAAATTTTGCATCTCTTTTCATCTGCATCTTGATTTTAATTTGGTCAAATGGATATCCAATAGTGACTCTTGTTACACCGGCAAATGCACCTGCAACCCATCTTTCAACGGTGAAAGCATCATGCTTAATCTTTTCCATTTTATAATATAACAATATTGTGGTTTAGAATTTAGAATAAAATATTATCAATTTTTAATTATTAAATATGTGGTAATAATTAAAAATGATAAATAAACTAGATCTTTCTAATTGATGTTAAGCCGCCATTCTTGTATGTCCCAGTATGTGTTGGTTTTCCATTTTTCAAAAGTTTAAATGAACCATCAAGAAGTCCATTTTTGTAATTATATTCTGATATTAATTCACCATTATCATAAATTTTAAATATGCCATCCAATACATTATTCTTGTAGGTACATTCAGTTTCTATATTTCCATTTTTATAATATGTCACAACACCATCATATCCAATTTCATTTATTGTTCCAAATGAAATCAAATACCCATCATAATCCCAATGAAACATTACTCTTAAACTTTTTTTATTTTTGTCATAAAGAATTTCATATTTAGGAATATTTTTTTCATATGTATTAATTGTTTTTAAATATGCACCATTTGTCAAATTTTTACTTATGTAATTTCTTGACAGTTTGTCTTCATCAGATATGTCTGATGCGACATCAGTGTTATCATCAGACGAACTAATATGTTTTTCATCTGATGAATAAAATATAGAATCTGTTGTTTTTGACTTGATTACCTCCATTTTGCCAGTCATGAAAATAACACTTGTTGATGTGAGATTGTATGTATAATATCATCCTGTTTAGGTAAATCAGACATTTGATTTTTCAAATTTTTATTCCCAATTGCCTTTAATATTTTAATTCCTTTTGTACCACTATTGAGTTTTAAAGAATGCTTTATATTAATATATTCAACAACATCAAATACTGACGTCAAAACATCCAATATAGATGTCTTATGTGTTGATATGCCAATGTCAGTCAAGTTTTTCCATTCATCTTCGTCAATACTGTTTTTTTTAATTAAAGATCTTATGTACTCAATACTTTTCACAGTGTCCTCATTTTTCTTTTCACTTGACATTAATGCAAAAAAACATTCGAATATAACTAAAAAATCATCATCTAATTGTATCGATGATATTTTCGACCATCTGTTTAAATTTGTTTTAAAAAGAGATGCATGGTATAAATTTGAATTTCCAATAATTACTTTAGTAAAATTAGTAATATATTTTGTTATTCTTTTTTCAATTTCATCATATTTTTTTTCAGATTGCAACTTATTTAAAACATCTGATTCGGAATCAATGTTTGAAATTTCAATATGATCTAGTTTTTCTTCATCATAAAAATTCTTGATGTTTAATTTGAATGTCAACCAGAAATCTTCAAAATGTTTATCTGGTTTCTCCATTGTATTATATATGTTATATCATTATTAATTATTAGCAGTTACAAAATCAAATTTTTAGAAAGGGCACTATTTTCATTCCACCTTGTATTTATGACATTATTCCTATAATAACCATCTATTATTTTTTCACCATTTTGGTGAAAAATTTCATAAACGCCATGCTTTATTCCATTGACATAATTATAAATTATTTTTTCATTCTTTGCTGTCCATTCATAACACACTCCATTTCTTCTTCCTTTTACATATGTTGATATGTCATATAACATACCATTATCTAGCCATATTACTTTTTTACCAGTGAACTCATTTGAATGCAAGTATTTAAAATTACATATCTCTGCATAATAGGCGGGCTCAACACTTTTAAAATAATGAAATCCGCCACCATAAATAATATTATCATTGCATACATAATCTTTTGCGATTACATTTGTTCCTACTATATAAGCGACGGTTTTTAAATCAAACATGCTATTTGTTATTTTTTCCCTAGTTTCTGTCGGATTAAATTTGTTAAAAATATTAATAACATTAAATAAAGAACCTCTGTATTTAGCAAATTTTTCATTAACAACTTTTCTGCCTTCATTTGTTAAAGTTTCTGGCATTTTTCTTAAAACAACAATCCAATCTTTTTGACATGACTTAAATACATTTTTATCGTCATCTAATAAATCTTTCCAAACTTCTTTTATTTTAATTATGTTTTCATCTTCAATCAAATCCATTACTATAAACTTAAATAATAAAAAAACACCTAAGTATTTTTTTACTTAAGAATAAACAAATGTGGTTCAACAAAAAAATCATTTTAATGAATATTAAAATGTTTTTTTTGTTTTTTGGTTTTTTTTGGTTTTTTTGTTGTTTTTTGTTTCTATACTACACTTCAGATCTGTCAAACACGTTTCAGAACACCCTCTCAATAGAGTGGGTACTCCTCGCGTGCTCGAACAATCCGCATGGGATCGCAATGCGGATTCTCAAACCACTCGTACCAATCTGCGTTAGCAGCGTCGGTCACACCATCCGCAAATGCTCGCTGGACAATGCTGCCGTTGTGAGTCAAGCCGAGATCGGCCATGACGTCACGAACAGCATCTTGGAACATGACACGGCAAGCGTCCTTCGTCACGCAGTGAGAGAAGCATTCAAGTGCAAACTGCATGCCAAACTTGGCAACAGCTACGCGTGAATTGACCCAGATCGCGTTGTACTCAGAATTGGTGGAATTGGTGCTTTCATAAAAGCCTTCGTCGACACCATCGCCCCATCTTTCGTAGTCCTTGACGAACCACACAGGATGAGTGAGAATGTGTTTCAGACGAAACAGCATCGCTTGACGCAACGCAGAAGCACGAGTGCGCATGAAACAATTGTCAAGGTTGCCCTCAACACCAACAATAGAACCAGAACCAGCAAACATGCCAAAAACATCCGAAGCAGGCGAAGCCATTTTCGTCAAAAGCGGGGATGCGCAACAACCGGAGTCGTCAAGCAGGAAGTGGGGGAACAAGGGGGTGGGGGGTAACCGTACACAAGCAAAAGGCAGACAGAAGTCGCTTTAGCATAGCATATGATTAATATGTCGTTTTTACTATGGGCTTTTTAGTTAGTTTGATTTTTCAATTTTTTTATAAATAAAAAAATGATAAAGATCCCGCTAGGGATATATTTACAAATTTTTTACGTATTAACGTAAAACAAATGATAGAAAAGGCTGAAATGCAAAAAGCAATGTTTTTCGGAAAATCCGAAGTTCTTCATCAAAATTTATAATCCTTATCTACATCAAAAGCCCATTTGAATTTTTCTTGAAGAGTCTTTGAAAATACCTTATCGACGCCCATATTGTGGCTCTTCATAAATGCAACAGTTATTCTTGGGTCAATATAATTAACTTTGCTTGTTCCCAATGATATATTTTTTAATTGTGACTTCAGTTGCTTTTTTAATTTCATCTGTTTTATCTTTTCTTTTATCTTTGCGATCTTTTCTGGATTTTTCTTTTTTGCTCTCTTTGCTTGACCTAATTTTTTCTTTACATTTTTGATCTGTTCATCCATCTTATCTAAAGTCTCTTTGAATGATTTTGATACATTTTTTTGATGGTTGCATAACATGGCAATTTTAGCATTTGCTGTATTAAATTCTGTTAATAACACATTGACTTTATCTAAATTGTCATATGATTCATATTTTTTTGTTATTTTTTTTAATTCTTTTTGAAACAGATTTGATGCATGATATGTTCTGAACACTTTTGCAGTTAATCCTTTCATAAAACTTTGAAGGTACTTATTTATATCATTTGCTGTTATCTTATCAAATATGTCATCGTATTTATTTTTACCATCTATGAATTCTTTTAAATTTTGATATACATTTCTGTCAACCTCAACAGTATTTAGATATCTTACAGAGTCTTTACCCAAAAAATCTAAAGTAATTTTATTATTATCTTTTAAATCAATGTGTTCAACACGTAATGATGTAATGCCTACAGTATCTGTTTCATCATCTCCTTTTTCATTGCCAACTCTTATCAATAATTTATCAATCAGATAAAGTGCAGTTGATACTTGTCTTTCAGTTATATTTTCACTTGACAGTTTTTTATAATTGTCTTCCATAATTTGTTTTATTTTTCTTTTTAACTTTCTTGCTTTCTCAAATTTTTCTATGTCTCCTTTTGCCCTAATTTCAGAGTGTGCCCCAAGCCATACATATTTTATTTTGCCTGTTATATTGTCTCTCCATGATGCAAGCCATTCACTATTTTTGTCATGAATAACATCACCCCACTTATGGCCTTTATATTGTTCCGGTATTTCTGGTATTTTTGATTCTTTTCCAATATTAATTGTAATATCCTCAGGAATAACTCTCTTTTTTATTTTCCCCAATTTTGGATTATCACCTCTGCCAATAAAAATTCCAGGAATTTCAATTCTAAAATTGCCAACTGGTTCTTCTTTACCATTTACCATCGCAGTTTTATATTTTTTTTCTTCTGATTCTTTCTCTTCCTTTGTCTGTTCTTTCTCCTTCTTCTTTTCTTCTTTTTGCTTGTCTAGATATTGTTTAATTAAGCTGAAATCACATTTATCTAAACTTTCTATACCATATTTCCCTTTCAATATTTTCTTCCAGTCGCTCCAAAAATTACTTCTAAATGTCTTATTTGTAACATATTCAGTATCAATATATTTTGCAAACATTGTTGCAATTTCTTCAGACTCTTCGTCCAATACAATCTCTTTACCATCATATATCAAAGGGGTATCATGTTTTACATATGGTGCTGGGAATAAGACACCATTATGTTCGAGAGTGTCCCATTTTTTTTTATTGCCTCCGCCAAATTGCATATTTAACCAGAATGTAGCATAGGTTGATATTTTATCTTGATTAATAAAGTACATATTATAATATAAACAAATAAATAAATATTATTCTTTATGTTTATATTTGTAATACTTATTGCCATAATACATTCCTGTTAGCAATTGCAACACAATCAATGATATATTAATGTATTCATGATACATCATAAATGTGCCAATTATAATTCCAATTGTTATTCCAAACATATGTCTTAATAAATAGAACAATCTGTCAATAAACGCTGGTTCCCAATTATTATCTTTTCCATTATACCATTTAATCATACATGCGTGTTGTGTATTATTTTTCATAACATAATAACAATATGGAATATACCAACAAAGATAAATTCCAAATGAACAGGTGAACCAAAATAAATAGCTATCATAGCTGTTATTTACTAAATGCGAATACCAATACAATCTTCTTGTCATGATTGAAGCAAAAGCATGAATTGCATAAGATGTTGTTTTTGTTAATGACATTGGTACAATTGCATCTTTTGACACTATTGCATAAATCACCAAAGGACCATGAATTAATGGATAGATGTATCTAATGTCTAAATTTAAGCTAACAAAAAGGATTGTTAGCCAATTTACATAATAACAAAATTCGATTAAGTAATGATGAAAATCCCTTTTGAAATATTCAATGATTCTTAAAACAAGTAAAAATGTCATCACTGTACAGAACCATAATCGAATCAAATCATGATTATTGTTTCCAATAATGAATCCTGTAAGACCAATAATGAATAAAATGATGTTATGTGCCACATATTGATTAAAAATCATGCTTATGTTGATAGCCTTCATAAGTTCAATAAAGATCTCTCTGACGTGCTTCATTTTGATATATTTATTAACAAAATATGACATATTGACATTAAATTTCAAATTTTTAATATAAATAAATTTAAAGTCTCTTCTTTTTTGACACTGGTGTAGCATCATCATTTGACTTTCTTTTGATTAGAGACATATCAATACGACAATTCCTAGTGCCTTTGCATAAAATATATCGGATTCAGAATTGAATATGACTCATTTTTACTTACAAAATCATTATGATTTGATTCATCGTGTTTGTATAATAGTTGATAGAATTTCATGTTATTTGTCAATCTCTTAAATTCAGAGCCTGCAATCATTTCAACCATTTTGATTAATAATATAATACACATGTATATTTATATTTCAAATATCAATTTTTATTACTATTATTTAAATCACAATAATAAAAATTGATATTTGAAATCATAGAGATCATCATTATTTTAATGTTATTTGCTGTATAACACATTACTGTTAAAATGGCGACTCTTGAACAATTAGAAGAAAAGTGTATGAATTATGTAGATAATCCATTATACGGATTTAAAAATTGTGCAAATTGCTTAGTCATTTTAAAGAAAACACCCAAAACAATTACAAATGAAGATAGAAGCGATGTAGTTGATAAAAAATATGCCAAATTTAGGGCAAATAAGTTTATTGTTGAAAAAATAATTCATATGAAAACTTTGAGAGAATTAACTGAAATTAAAAACACAATATTCAGCAATAAGAGGCTAGTTTACACTGTTGGAAAAAAGATATATGACAAGTCATATGATAAAAATATTGATAATGTTTATTCTGCTGGAATCCACTATTATTTGTCAATCGAACCAGCAATGAGTACTAATTCAAGAACAGGAAACAACAATGTATTTTATGATGATGGAACAAAGTGGCGAGTTACGAAGTATGATGATGGCACAACAGTATTGAGACGTCAAATTGTGATACATGATGCCATCGGAACAATTGGTGCCGAAGAACGTTATGAAAATGGTCAAATAAAATTACAATGTAAATTCAATAATGGTCAAAGAGATGGTAAGTGCAAAGAATTTTTTGAAGATGGCAGTATAAAATTAGAATGTGAATATATCAATGGAAATTATAATGGTAAATACATTGAATATTATGAAAATAAAACACCAAAAATTGAGTGCATGTATACAAATGGAAATAAAGATGGTGATTACAAAGAGTGGTATGAAAACGAAAATAAAAAAATTCAATGTGTTTACAGAGGTGGTTATAAGCATGGCAAATATGAAGAATGGTTTAGTAGTGGTAAAAGACGTTGTGAAAAATGGTATCAAGATGGAGAATTAAATGGTCACTTTGTTATGTGGCATGGCAATGAAAAAAAATTTGTCGAATGTGACTATTCTTATGGCAAGCTAGATGGAAAATATGAAGAATGGAATAACAAAGGTGAAAAGATTGTCGAATGCGATTATGATAATGGAAAAAGGGAAACTTAATTTTAAATTGTCGATATAAATAAAAATACATTTGATGCTGCTAAAAAAAATTAATATTTTATTGCTTTTAAATTTCTTCTTCTATTATTTATCATTTTATTATTTCTGAATTTAATAATATTGATATTCTTTGGCAATACTGTTTTGGGTGTTTTGTAAAGTATAAGTTGTGGTGTTTCAATTGCTCTGACTGTCCTCCTGATAACTTGATGCGTGATAGAAGGCTGATGTGTAAATACCGACATTCTTCTCCAAATTGCATCAGAATTAAAATAACTTGTCATGCGATACGGACTATTTATAAGACATTTCAGTATTAAATGGTTGGCTTCATAATATTCCCTAAATTCTCTGGCTTCAGTATCACGATGGATCTTTTCGATTTCTGCAAGCGATCTGCCATCATATTCAAAAATCAAGTGAAATATGTCATCCGAAAGTCTAGATTTTTTTTGCAAGTCTTTTTTTATATTATCTTTTTCAATTTCACATATGTCATTTAAATTTAATCCAAACAATCTCAATTCATTTTTGATGTATTCATAATTAGATGCTTTTTCACGAATTGCATCTTTACAAAATGAATAGGTAATGTTTTTTGTTGGATCTGTTAATATTGTTAGACCATCCATTTTGTTATTATGAGGGTAAAATAGGTAAACAAAGAATTATAATATTCAATTTTTTATCAGTTTATATATTCAAATATACAAGTTTTGTTAAGCGAAACCATAAATAAATTAATGCCTGTAGCATTTTCGTCTTCTGTTTTTTGCCAATTTGTTGTTATTTGTGTAATAGCAATGTTTATTTTCTATTGATTTAATGTGTTTAGTAATATTATTCATTTTGCGAAATTTAAGTTCGTCATCCCTCAGTTTGCAAATTTCAGCAGACTTTGGAACACACATAGGTATATTGTCATATGTGTCTGAAAAACGTTTTACTTGATTGAATAAAATGAATCGTTGATGTGTATTATAATATCCATCTCCAACATAAAACATGAATCGCTCGTATGCAATGACATATCCATTGTCAAAAGCAAAATTAGCAATTTCAGTTTTGACATTAGGCCATGATTCTCCACTGTATTCAAAAATAATTTTGCAAAGTTCTTTTGGAAGTCTGATTTTTTTCTGTATGTCCTTTTCCAGAATGGTTCTTTCTGACTTACTAATCTCGTCTTTTTCCCATTGAATAACATAGTAAACAAGTGGATTTAGCATGATTGCCTTTTTGCATGATGCAATGGTCTTATTTGGATTATCAAGGAATGTACATAAATATTTACGATCGCGTATTTTCATGTTACAAGGATTACTTTCATGCATTACATAGCGAAAGAAGGAGTGGCTTGCGTCTGCTTTTACAAAAAATCTTTCAAGCGGATTCATTTTGCACAATAAAATAATAATGGTGCAGTATTTATGTTAATAAAAATAATAGAAATGTATAGACAAATTACAAATTCAATTTTTATATCGATTTTTTCAAAAGTACATGCTTGTATGTCTCCTATAGATGACAGACATAAATGTCAGTTGTGGTTCTCCTGTGAGATAAATATCCTGTTGACCATATGCGACTAATTGCATTAATCCACCTCCACCTTGTGCCAAATCACGCCCGCCAAATCGATTAAAAGGTTCATATACATATTCAACATAGCCTTTTGATATCGCAAAGTCTATTAATTCTTTTGTTCTGTTTTCTGGTTTTATATGTAATATGGCATTACAGAAATTTCCGATTGCTAATTTGTAAAGTTCATCTGAGTTTACACCAACATATTCAAAAATCTTTTCTGTTAAAAATTTAGATTCGCATCTTATTTTTGCATGAAAAAAAACTTTATATTTCATGGCTTCTGTTTCACATATTTTGTCAATTTCATCAACAAAGTATTTTAAGGTGTCTCCATTTTTTTCAACAGCATATTTACAGAGTTCATAAGTTTTGTTTTTAATATATTCTAATGCATTTGGAAATGATTTTACTGCTAATTTACATTGTTCATAACTCGGATTTTCAATATATTTTAATGCTGGAGAAAAATGGCTAAGAGCATAATTAATTATTTCCTGAATGTCTTTTTTATAACATTCCAATAAATATGCTTCTAATATTCTTTTATATATTATATCATCAAATTCATATTTATCCATATTTAATTTTAATATTTTTGATGGATCTTTAATTATATAACTAAATACAGTATGAAACATATATCTAGTTGAATTTTCTAATGCAATTAAACAAAATTTTTTAGTTTGATTTCTGACATATTCCAATGCATATGGGGTTTTTGAAACGGCAAGTTCGCATAATTCATCAGTTTGATTTCTGACATGTTTCAATGCAAATGCATTTTTAGTTATTGCAAATCGACACATCTCATCTGTTTGATTTTTTACATACTTCAATGCTTTTATATTTCTGTCTATTGCCATTCTGCACATACTGTCTGTCTGTCTTCTAACATATTGTAATGACATCGGATTTATCCTTATTGCAATCCTACATAATTTCTTTGTTTGATTTTTAACATATTGTAATTGCATCGGATCTTCTTCTAATGCAAGTTTGCATTGTTTGTATGTTTGAACTTCCATATTTTGCAAATTATATTTACTCATATGTTACTATTATATATCTTTATTTTTAAATAATGACTTAATTGCATCAGTCATGCCAAACATAATAGTGTGCCAGCATTTTTCTCAATTCATTTTTATAGTCAAGATAACTAAAAATTATTTTAGTTATATCATAAGACCCTGTTTTTAATTTTGTTTCAATAATACTATTTAATTGAATGAAAAACTTATCGCAGTCTGATTGTATAATTTTGTTAACATCTAATCTCATCGATTTATTCTCAAGTGCATATTTGTATAAGCTACATGTAATTAAATCGATAGGTATATGAAAGATTGCATCACATGATCTTTTTATTGCTAATTTACATAATTCTTCTGTTTTATTTTTAATAAAATTTATAACACAACCATAACTATTCACAGCAAGCTTGCATAATTCATCAGTTTGATTTTCCACATGACATATTACACAAGGATTTGTTTCAACTGCTAATTTACATAGGTGATATTTTTGATTTTTAATATGCTTTATATACCATGGATCTTTTTTTAATACATATTCACATATAGTGTCTGTTTGTTCCTTTACATATAAAAATGATTTGATATTTTGTCTTACTGCAATCATACATATTTCCTCTGTTTGATTTTCTACATATTTTAAATCATCCATTGTATTATAAATAAAATAGTGTTTAAGTTTTTATTTTCATTACCAGTATAAAAAAATTATCAAATCACACAGTATTTCTCATAAATTCGATTTCCATTGTAGAGTGCAACCAATACTTGTATTCCAATAGCAAACAAGCTTAAATAATAACATTGCATGATTATCATTCCAAATACATAATTGAAATGTGTTCCAATAAAATGTCTCACAATGTATTCAATGATTTGTTGCCTAGTTATGCGCGTATCAGTATCATGATCAAGTTTGTCTCTTATTACACAATTTCTGTGATTAATCAATAGAACCATGATTAAATAATAAATGATACACCAAGAATAATATGTTGCCATAGCAAATGCTATGTAATTTTGAATATCATGATGGGTCAATTCCATTTCATTATTCCAATAAATAATGAAACATGTTATTTCACCAACAAAATGTAACAAAAATGTCATTGTCACATTCCAGCTGTTGAAATAAATTGTGTCACCAAAAATAACACCATATGTCAACATTGATCCAATATGAAATGGATAAATGTATAATATATTCCAGTTCATAAAAATAAATATGTATGTTATAAAATTTATAAAATATGTGCATTCACAAAAATATAAAAGAGTATTTTGACGCCAGTATTTGGAGATCCTAATCATCATCATGATTGGCATTATTACAAGATATGAATTTCTTGTAATATCTTCATCTTTCAATCCTAAAAGATATACCATCCATAAAAGGATAGATGATATGAAAATGTTGGTTGCTATGGATGCATTCATTTTGAACGACAAGAGGGACTGCATAGTTTCTAAAACTATGTGGTTGGTATGTCTAAATATATAGAAGCATGTAGAGAATAGTGATGTTCAATTTTTTATTTTTAATCTATGTCTGTCAACATAGATCAAAAATAAAAAATGATGAAAATGCGCATGACATTTTCACAATTTTTTAAATACTGAAGTTATCTTTCAAATACTAATATTAAAAATATATTTATGATGATTTCAACATAAATATAAATTTTACCTTTCATATTTTTCAAATACTGAAGCAAAAAATATATTATTTTAAATATATTTTTAACTCTCGTATTTTTCAAATACTGAAGCTATATTTGTATTCGTCATAACATATTATGACAAATGTAAATTATCTTTCGTATTTTTCAAATACTGTATTATGAGTATTATTAACAAGAAAGAATGTTGCACATTTAGGTAAATTTTTTAAACATTTTGCTCCAACATATGTGCAAGTTGACCTAAGACCTCCTAATATTTCTTGTACTGTCTTTTCTACTTTTCCTTTGTATGGTACTTTTACTGTTCTCCCCTCTGAAGCTCTATATTTTTTCTGTTCACCATAATATTTGTTTTGTGCAGTATTAGAACTCATGCCATAAAATATTTTAAATATTTTTTCCTCTATAATTTGATTTCCCATTTCATCTAATGCATTAGTCAAATATCTTTCTACAATCATGTCACCACCACTTTCATCATGTCCTGCTAACATTCCGCCCAACATAACAAAATCAGCACCTCCAGCAAATGCTTTTGCAATATCTGCGGGCATTCTGCAACCTCCATCAGAAATGATCATTCCATTTACACCATGGGCAGAATCACCACATTCGATAACAGCACTTAATTGTGGGCATCCGACTCCTGTTTTCAGTCGCGTCGTACAAGCAGCCCCAGAACCTATTCCAATTTTTACAATGTCCACACCAGCCAAAATTAATTCTTCAGTCATTTCTGAACTAACCACATTGCCAGCAATCAATGTGACATCTTTAAATGATTCCCTGATTCTCTTAACAAAATTTATTAAATATTCGCCATATCCATTTGCAACATCGATACATAAAAAATCCGGCACTTCAGTCAATTTATTTCTTAAATTTTTGTATTTTTCAAATTCTTCATCAGATGTTCCGATAGACGGAATTACATATGATTTCATTGATGGATCATAATTTTCAACCCATTCATCAATAGTATAAAATTTATTTAGCACTGTAAGCATTTTATATTTAATTAATTCTCTTGCCATTTTAAATCGTCCTGTTGTGTCCATATTAGATGCCATTATTGGAATGCCAGTCCATTCCTTTTTTGAATGTGGAAATACATAAGTTCTTGTGAGATCCACTTCTTCTCTTGATTTTAATTCAGATCTTTTTGGCTTTAATAAAACATCATCAAAATCCAATTTAATGTCCGGTATGATTCTCATATAAATAAAATAATTAATTAACTTTTATATCTCTTTAATGCAATACAGAAACGCCATAGTGTTTATCTGGATTATCATAATTATTTACTGCATCAAAGAATTCCAAAATGTTTGTAATTTCATTCCATTCAAATCCACTTCGATCAAATTCTGAAATTGATGATAGATCTTTAGTCAACATCCAATAGGCATTAACTGTGATTTTTCCATCAACTTTATCAAAGAAGAAGAACGCCATTGCAAATTTTGCATAATCTTCATATCCAACAGAAAAAGACTTAATTGCATTTGTCAATTTCAACTCATCATAATCATTGTAGTCATCAGATGCTAAATATTTCCCTTTGTAAAATTTACAAGGTGTCTTTCTGTTTAGCATAGACAGAACTTCCAAATATGCTTTTCCACTAAAGAATGTTCGTTTAAATGTATCAAAATTAATTAAGTGAACTGGATTTAATGTATATACATTCTTATTTACTTCATTAATAAAAGTGACTGGGTCTTTCATTGAAGCATTGTAGCAAGTACTTCCATCAGTCACTAGTTTGTCTGTCAAGAACACATGTTTGTTTTCTGAAATTGAATAAATACTGAAGATCTGATGTCCATGGAAAATAGCTAAACCAAACATTCTCTCTTGCAAAACATTTACAACTTCATCCTCATCACTCAAGTCAACTTTTGGAAAATATGAAAATTCATCATGTCTGTTGATAGATTCAACAATAACTAGCCATCCAGATTTAATTAGTTCATCAACAGCCTTTAACAAATCTGGTGAAAATGACTTTACATATGTTTTAATATTTTCAGTAATGTCTTCATCCTCTTCATCATCATCTCCACCTGTCTTCTTTGGATTTAAAATTCTATTAAAATCATCAATCATTTTTCCATATGATCCCTTTGCAAAATTTGTCTGAAGCAGTTCATAGACAGAATCTAACTTAAGACAATTTAATAATTCTGTGTTGAACAAATCAAAATCTGTTGTAAAATCCCTCAGTTGTTCTTGTGTTTTAACATAAGAACAAATTTGTGTGACCAGATCATTATATCGATCTCTGTCTGTAAAAGATAATTTCTTTGGTTCATCAGATTTTGTCTCTTCTGATTTAGACTGATCGATTTTCATTTTGGTGTATTGTTTCGCATTCATGAATGCTTTTGTGTCCTTGTCACATGTCTTCATGAATTGAATGAGTTGTTTAGTCAATGGCGACCAACAACTTGTCGTGAAGAGAGTAACCAAGTTTTGAACCTCCATTTTGACTTATGTTAAATCAATAATGTCTATAAGGGAAATAAAGTAAATGATATACAAAAGTGTCTTCTAGCAGTTCAAAAATCAATTTTTTATTTTTAATTTATGTGTCGAATGACACACAAAATTTTTTCTTGATATGTTTAATCGAGTTCTTATTTTGTTCATATGCTAATTTACATAATTTTTGATTTTGACATTTGACAAATTGAATTGCTAAACCATTGTTTCGAACAGCGATTTCACACAATTCATCAGTTTGATCATCAATATATTTTAAGTTCATTCCATTCTCATTTAATGCATCATTGCATAATTCATATGTCTTATGTTCTTTTGGAATGTATTTAAAATTATAATCCGATAGTGCGACAGCTAATTTGCTCAACTCATAAGGTGGATTTTTAATTTTATTATAGATCCATGGCGATTTTTCAAAGGCCATAAATTTTAATTCTTCGCTTGGATCATCAATATAGATCATGCTAGCACCATCAATAGATACAGCTAATTTGCATAATTCATCAGTCTTATTTTTTACAAATTTAAATATATGTTCTGTATTTGGAACAACTTTTTTTGAAGAATTTTCTAATGTCTTTCTACAAAACTCTTCATCATTCCAATCAAAAAACTCTTCTATTTTTACTCTTTTATCACACATCATAAGTTTATTGGCAACATATGCAGACAATCCAATTTTGTCCATTTCTGCATCTTCTGGCAATTCAACTTCTCTAATATAATATGAATCATAACTAATATTGTCTAAAATTTGTTCTTCAGTGCAAAAACGAAATAGATTATCATAGTGATGCGAAGACCATCTAATTCGATATTTTTCTGATTCATATAATCCATTATTAGTAAAGTCTATTTTATATTTATACATATATGCATATACAATAAAATCTTTGCCAAATAATTTATATAACTTTTTACCCTTAATTTCTTCTTTATCATTGTCTATATTTTTATCTTTAATTTGTTCTTTATTTTCAATACATTGTTCTTCTTGCTCAACTGGAAAGATAAAATTTTTAAGTGATGTAATATAATCCATTAGTATATATATTTAAATATATATACTAATATACAGTTTTTTTATCAATTTTTTTGTTCTTCATCTTTATCGTGAACAAAACATATTTTTATAGTTTCATCATTAAAATTTTTAACAATGTATTCTAATTTTTGCAATTGCTTTTCAAAACATTGATAGTGCACAGGTCTTTCATCTAGCACAGTTTTGATAAACTCAATCATTTCATTTGCCTCTTCAATTGTTCTGTTCTTGTTATATAAAAAGTTTTTATAATTCCCAATATGTTTAACATATTTACCAAATTTATTTTCTGTATTGCCTACTCCATTACATTCTTTTTGAAAACGCCAATATACTTCATCAATTGGATGGCTAAATTCTAAACCAGTTGTGTTAGATTTTACAAATACAAAAAGATCAGTATATGTTCGGTCACCCATAGACATATCATCATACATTCTCTTATATATTTTCTAATGCTATTTGCAATGCGTGCACCTGTTTTACAAAGCAGTCGTTATATGGTACTTTAATTCTTGAATTTATAAGAATATTAGCATAATCTAATAATTTTTGTCCATCTTCTTTTGTCTTTAATTCACTCTGCATAAAAGTAGTATAGTTCGTAATATGGTCATATATTTTTGTATATAATTGTTTTAGAATTGGTACATTTTTATTGGTTTCCTTTAATTCGTTATATATGTCAACCAAATTTTTTTGTGTGTCATCGTCATAGGTAATAAATAAATCATCGTATGTTTTAATGCTCATATAATATATCAATCAGATTTTTTTAAACCCATTATCCATTCTGGTGGTTTGTAATTTGTTTGTTTAATTACAGTATCTAAAGTAGGAATAAATGACTTAATTGTGTCTGTTGCACTGTCTCCAGTAGGCGTCCATACTGTCACATTTGGTTTCATGTCTTTCACTGCTTCTGCTTGTGCTTTTGCAATATCTGTAAAAACTCCTTTTTCAATCATTAAATATTTCAATAAATTATCAGATTCTTCTGACTGCATAATTTTCTTTAATTGTTCAAATCCCTCTGCTTGTGCTTGCAATAATTTCTTTTGACCTTCTGCTTTTGCTTCGAGTGATTTTAATTCTCCTAATGCTTTTGCTTCCAATTCTGCATATAGGCCAGATGCCCTTTGTTTACTTCTGTGTAATTCAGCATCTGCTTCTAGTCTAATTGCATCTGCTTGTGCCTTTGCCTTTTTGGTTAAAGCATCTGCTTCACCCTCTGTTTTTCTTACAAGAGTTTCTGCATCGACACGAATTTTAGATAATCTTTGTGCTCTTTCTTTTTCTGTCTCTGTTTCAATTAATTTTTCTTGAACTTCTTTTTGTTTCATTGCTTGAATAATTTGTGCATCTGCATCTGCTTTCACTTTTGCCTCTGTTTCAATCAATTTTTGTTCAGCTCGTGTTTTTTCAAGTTGTGCATTCGATTTCAAAATTTGTTCTTGTCTAGTGTTTTCTGCAAGTGTCGCATCTGCCTCTAATTCTGCAACTTTTGTTCTGGTTTCTTTTTCACGTTCTTTTTCGCCAATTCTACCTTCTTTGTCTTGTTCAGCAACTTCTACTTTTGCTTTATTCATTGCCTGTGCTTGAATTCTTTTTGCTAATTCTTTAAAGTAGTTCGATCCCTCAGTGTCAGTTAATTCTTGAAGATTTGCACTAACAACCTCCATACCAATTTTATCAAGTGGATCTTTGATTGCTTGCGTTATAGCTTCTTTGAATGCATTTCGACCTTCAAAAATTTGTTCCATTTCTAATCCAGCAGCAATAGAACGTGTCTCGCCATCAATAATACCATGAACAATAGTTGAATGATTATCAGTTGTTTGTCCATGCATTCGCATTGCATAACTCTTGATTGATTCATCGGTATTTTTTACACCAATGATAAAAACCCCTGGAAAGTTAAATGGCATTTTCTCTTTTGACATTGCATTCAATGCAACTTTATATGTTTGTGGTTCTAAAGGAATTTCATCCACATATTGAAAAGGCCATCGAACAAATTGTTTTCCAACCTGTCTGCCATTTGGTACCAAAAAGCCAGAACGCACAAGAATTTTATTTGCAGATGCAGATCTAAAACGAGTCAAGACAAATGTTCCAATTCCAATAGCAGTGGCTGTTGTACTCAATCCAATTAATGTAGATGGTGACAATTTTGAAATGTCATTCTTCAATGTTGCAAGTGACTTTTCATTTTCCTTATAAGACATTTTTAATGATAGTAATTTGAAATGCATAATTGTCATTCTATTTGAAAATCAATTTTTTGTGGGTTTTGCCATATAAAAAGATATGTATATACTATTATAGTTATGTCCAAGTTTACTTGTAAATTTTGCAACTTTAATGGAAATTCAAAATCTGCATGGGTAAATCATGTTAAGACAAAAAAACATCAAAATATGCTTGATGCAAAATTGGAACTTAGAGATATTATTTGTCCGTATTGCAGGGCTGTACAACGTGACAAAAAAATATTTGAAAAGCATGTTGAAGTTTGTAGAATAAAGGCACAAAAAGAATTAGGGTTACTTGGCGAATCATCTGAATATGATTCAGAACCTGATTTAGATGACTCAGAAGATTTTGATTCAGACAGTTCTACTGAAACAGAACAATACAATAATGATGTCGAAATTAAAAATAACAATCAACAAAAAGATTATGAAAGTGACACAAGTTCTATTAATTCAGAAGATCTTAATTTTTCTCTGAGAGAAATAGATGATCAACCTATGTCAAAAACACATGCTGCAGAAATGGCAAGAAAGCTACATAGAATTATGGAAAAGCTAAAAATTAAAAGATTACAAGAAAGAATTAAAGATGTTGCCCCAGAAGATTTAATTTATACTTCAGAAGATGAAATGGATCCAGATAAGGTATATTATACAAGAAATCCAAAAGTCAAAATTGTTAAGCTTTAAATTTTAGATTTTTTTATTTATATTTTCGCCTGCAGGCAAAAATATAAATAAAAAAATTGAATATCATTTCTATCTGTTCAGCCCATTGTTTTGATACTATTATTCTAACAGTATTGCCCTATGCCCCAACAGGTAAGGTTAAAATGGACTCTATCATCTCCACTTTTTCGGGAATTGCGGAAAACTGGTGTATAACTGGTTCATCCGCAATTGTACTTCTTCTCAAGTCTATCAATGACAAGAAAGCAAAAGAGTATCTCGAATTGATTGTGCCTTCCGACATCGACTTTTTGGCTTATGATAAGTCAATGTGTTACTACTTTCCTAATGTCCCAGATTATGATTTGGTAAACACAGGCAGAAGTAGGACATACAAGAGTTTGTCGGGAGGGTCGTCGGTCGATTTCACATATGTGACAGATGGACTGTCATACATTGTGGTCAGCGAAGTGCGGATTTTGGATCCTAAATCACTTTTGGCATACTACAAAAACGACAGTGATTTTGTAACAAAAGATCCAACTTTGAAAATCGAAGCATTGAATTACATCATTGATTGTATCGATGATGTGTATACAGTGCAGAAGATCAGAAAGAGTAGAAAGACAGAGATGTCTGCGTCACCAAATAGTGGCGCGAAACGGGTGCTTTTTTCTGACTGTGGTGATGTGGAATCACCAAAGAAAGGAAAGAAGCTCATCTTTTAAACTTTATTTATTTTTGTTATTCCAGCACTAAAAAGTAATATAAATTTATTTAAAATCCACGGATTTTAAATAAATTAAATTATTATTTTCATACTTTTGGAGTTGAATACATCTAACTTAGAATAGTCAATAGTGATTAAATTATTTTTATATTTGTATGTCCACTTTTTTAGCAGCTCTGGTCTCAAAATATAATATCTTGCTCCTAAATTGCTTTTGTCTGTCGCATATATCATTTTATTTTTTGATTTTTCTATTGCAAAATCATAAATATCCCTTGGAATGTCTTCATAACTTGGTCGTGTCATTAAATGACCGATATTCAAAAATATATAATTCTGCATAAAAAAGATATAGAATTATATAATTTTGAATATATGTTTATTTATAAATTTTTTCAATTATATCCATTTTTCCCAAGGGAAAAATGGATATAAGTAAAAAGTTAATCAAAACATTATAGAAAAACAATAAAAGTATATGATTTTCTATAAATTTTGATTACCCATATCATTGTATAATGATATATTGTACGTTGGCATTATATTTATATTATTAGAATAAAAAAATTGCAAAATTTCATTTACAAATATTCTTTATGATCGATTGGTTTTGAAGTAACTTCAGAAGACAATAACAGATCTTCTAGTGTTACGTCAGTCTTTTTACTTTTTGCGATACATTGTGCATTTCTAATTGATGTTTTAATTTCTCTTCCATTCATATTGAATGTCGATAATTTGCATAATAGTCTGTGATAAGTATCAGGATATGAATTGATATTTTCCATATCATTTTCAAATGTATTTTCTAGATTCATCACTGATTCTTTTACTTTAGATGCAGTCAATAGATTATTCCAAATTAAATACAGAGATCTTCTATCTAATTTGTCAAATTTGATACATGCAGAAATGCGTGATTTAAAAGCAGGATCAATACATGATGGAATGTTGGTTGTTAAGAACATTACACCGTTAAATCTTTCTAGATATTTTAGGAAAATACTTACTAAAATATTTCTACTTAAATCATTCACACATCTTTTTTCAAGAAATACATCTGCTTCGTCAATTAACAAATTTGCATTCCATCTATCTGTTTTCTTAAAAATATCAATTAAGTTCTTTTCTAATGCTTCTGGAGACGTCAAATTGATTTCTCCCGATGAAATTTCATATAATGGTGTTTTTGTTGCATCTGATAATGATTGACATGTGTAAGTTTTGCCAGTTCCTGGTGATCCATATAATAGAATAATGACACCACCGTTTTTATTTTCAATTATATCAGTAAAAGTTCCATTGACGTTTTCAACAAGAGATCTGATCAACTGCTTTTCTTTTTCCTGATGTACTAACATGTCAAAAGCATTGGTGGAAAAATTAATTGGTGAAATATTATCGATATGGAAAGTGCCGAAATTCTTATCAGTTAATGAATGTCCATGCACACGTGGCTGCATCATAAAATACATGTCTTTTGTGAAATCTTCAATAGGCAACAATTTATTAATATCTTCACTATTTGATAATGTGTTTGCTGCTTTTGGTGGATGGTTTTCTACATAGAGTGAATGATCTAAGATGATACGCGAATTTATAATCATATTGAGTGATTTTTTTGAGACTTTTAATTTAAATTTTCCATTATAATTTACATACTTTACTTTCATGTCGGAAATTATATTCATAAATCTTTCTGTTCTTTTTGTTAGTTTATCTCTGATATCATCAGTCATTTTTCTAATCGACAAAGTGTCTACATCTTTTACACCGATGTAAAATGGCACATAATGTTTTTTTGTTTTAGTACAAGGACAATCATTATAAACAATTGTTGAATATGTGATTTCTAATTGAGTGACCGCCCTATATCCATATGCTTTCATACTAATATCAGTAATTTTAGCTCCAAAATCATGTTTATCAGTGACAATATATACCTCTTCTCCAATTGTAAAATAATTTACTAAGACATCATGTGACAAATTATTATCTTTAAGCATTCTTTCTGTTTTTTCAATTTGATCTTTATAACGCAAATTAATTGAATCAATAATATTATTATGAAACGCAATTGTTTTTTCATTGAATTTTGTCAATTTTGTAATATGTTTAAATTTTGAAAAATTACCCCATATAGTGTCTTCTGACAACATCAATGTTTTTCCATATCCATCATATTTAAAGAATGAACTAATGGAATTGCAATATTCTTGATATGTTTTTGTATCAATAAAATATGTTTTACTATCAAGACTTTCGTCATGGAGAATAATATAATCTTCATAAGTATGTAAATTTCCTATTAGTTCTGGATAGTCATAGTTTGAATCATATGTATCGCGTTCCATTTTTGAGATCTCATTGTACTCATCAATAAATTTTTTAATATCATCAATAAGAACTGAATCAAACATTTTATATGACGACATTATACTCCATTTTTTTTTAAAATTTTTTGTATTTTCAGTATATTTTTTTTCATCATCTTCTTGTTTTTTTTCTTTATCTTCTTCTTTCTTTCTTTGTAATTCTCTATCTTTCTTATCTGCATCAATTTTTTCACCTAACATCTTTAGAAGTAATTTTACAGATTCATCATTACTGCTTGTCTCAACAGGTTTTGCTGATTCATCATTACTGCTTGTATCAACAGGTTTTGTTGATTCATCAGTGGATGATGTAATTGGATCCATTTTTAGTTGTGACATGTTTCTCATATTATTTAGAATGTTTTAATATCAATTTTTTTTATTCAATGATGGCTTTTGCCATCTATTAAATGATAAAAAAGACTCGAATTTCCTTTGGGGATATATTAACTTATTTAAATAAGTTGACATATGTAAATTCATAAAATAAATTATAGGGTTCCAAGTAATTCATGAACATTGTTTGGCAAATTGAATGTAATAGAGTTTGTGGCATTCAATGTATCTCTTTGATTCTCCAATCTATTCAATTCTTGTGTGCATCTCTTAATTTCGGTATCTAGTTCTTCTTGAGTGAAAATGCAAAGGGTCGAAGTAGGCGCTGTTCTGTTCAATCCAGTTGTGTCTGTTGACTTTAAATCTAAGTAGTTTTTGAAATATCTTGATGCAGTATCCAAATCAACATATGATGCAGATGCATTTCTCAAAGTAATATATGTATTTTTTAATTGTGTGTATTCCTCAATTTTACTTAATACTTTATCCAGTCCAATTTCTCCATTCTTTCTGTAAATAAAATTCTTCAATAAATTCTTTGATGCTTTTAAATCATTTGCCAAATTAAATTTTGCTCTTTCTTTTTCTAATAATACTGTCGCTCTTTCTTTAAATTCCTCAACAGTTGCTGATAAATTTGATACATGTGTTAATACAACTGTCGTGTTTCCCACTGTTTGCGATGATGTATCATATGCATATCTATTTGGCTTTACTTTGACGCCTCCTTTCATTTCACTCTTCATATTTTTAAGAATCTTATGTGCTTTTGCTAAATTACATGTCACTGATGTAAATTCAGAACTCATTGATATACAAGACAATATTACGTTAACTTTATATGTTATTGTTGAAAAAATTACTTAGAGATTAATGAATATAGTCTACTTGACCAGCTATGGTCACTTCATATGTGATTCAATTCACATGTGGGATTGGCATTTATACATGCAAAATAGCTATATTGTATCCTATACTATTAAGACTACCAGTTTTTCTCCCTGAAAAAACATGCACACTTTCACTGAACTTTTTTGTCATTGTTCATATTTTGAAATGTGTTTCATAGGGCATCATTAGTCGTTCATTGTTGATCACTAAGTATAGGAACAATATATAACAATGCATAGTGAATCATGTTGGTTCAAAAGGACAACACAGAGATTGTGTATATGCAAAACAAAAGTATTCCTCTGATATTAGTCATTAAATTCTTGTTTGAATACATAATATTCAGGGGTATTATTAATTGCTCATATATCATCATTAATTTTTCATTATTGATTCACTATGCGAAAAATTAAAATAATAAGTAAAATTATTTTAATTTCATTATCATTTATTATTTTATGTGTTATATCAATTTATTATTTTGATTTCATTATTATTTATTATTTTATGTGTCATTTTTTATTTTTGTATTTTTTTGACATAATATGTTGCTCTACCATTAACATTTTCTATTGTCACTTTATTGCCTAGTGGGTCATAATCATTTCCATATACCTTAAATTTATATGGAACTGAAATTTGTTTAGGCGATATATTTCTTAAATCAACTGGTAATTTTCTTTTTATCATTCTCATCATTTCTGCCAAATTTGAATATGTCACATAACGAATTGCACCATATAATTTTATTATTTCTTTATCACTTAATTCATTACATCTTCTGTATGGACTTATTTTTGCGATATACAATGATTCATTTTTGATGTAATTACCAATACCTGCAAACAAACTTTGTTCCATTAAAACAGAACATATGTTTGCATTTCTTTTTCTTAAAATATTTTTCATATAATTATATGTAAAGTCTTTCGACAGTATATCAACACCCAAATTACTTAAAAATCTTACTTTCTTTGTCTTATCCTTCAATACATGCAATTTAGAAAACCTTCTACTGTCATCAATAAATGCATCAAAATTGTCAAACTTAAAAACATATTTTGGATATTTGCTATTTTCTAATAAAAGCCATCCAGTCAAACCATAATGAATAAATAAGATATAATCAACTGTTTCAATCCACATTATTTTTCCCTTTGAACCTACATCAACTACTTTTGAAGGATTGGGTAATTTCACTACTGCTTTTGTATTTGATACTATATGTTCAAACTTATGACCCACCATATATTTTTTTGCAAGCTCTGCCAAATATCTTACTTCAGCTCCCTCTGGCATATAATAAACAAAAATAAAAAATTAATTCAACAGTCGTTTGCATATGCAACCAAAGCATCTGCAACGCGAAATCGAATTGGAGTATATTTGCTGCCATAAATCGGCACTTTTCTCAAATCGTGTGTCTTTAATGCACTACAATTTTTACATTCATTAACTTTAATAGTATTAAAATCGTTAATCTTGACGCCATTTTTCAACTTTAGAAAATAATAAATTCTATTTCCTAATTTGTATGTCACTGTTTCCGAAAATAAAATATATTTAAGAAAGTTATCTCCAAAAATCAGTATTAATTTGTCCTTCACATCATCTAAAGTATTTCCAATACCATCAATCGTCATAATTTTGTTGTCTTCGCTATAAACACTGCTCTTAGAATGCATACTGGAATCCAACGAAATGTCTGGCAGCAAATAGCATAATCCATTGCCTAATTTACGAACAAACACTATGCTGAATTTCTTTGTTGATGAAAAATCATCAGAAGAGTCTTCATCTTTGTCAAAAATAGTTTCATATTCGCTTTCTTCAGTTATTGTACTGATATATGAACTCGTTGACTTATAATCATGTTGTTTTTTAGTTCTATCTTTTTTACAACTAGTACATGTGCTACCTTTGCTATAAGATGAACTTTTCACACTGGATATTTTTGATTTTATATCTTCAGGCCTTGTTGCAATCTCTACATTTTTTACCATTGTTGTGTCTAAATTTATTACTGATTTTGGTTTTATGACCACCTCTGGCTTTTCTGGAATGATTACCTCTGGCTTTTCTGGAATGATTACCTCTGGCTTTTCTGGAATGATCACCTCTGGCTTTTCTGGAATAATCACCTCTGGCTTTTCTGGAATAATCACCTCTGGCCTTTCTGGAATGATCACCTCTGGCTTTTTTGGTGTAACAGTCACAGGCGGCCTATAATTTCTATAATCAGAATCAATATATAATTCTGGATTCCTTGCACATCTACCTTCAAAATAGCCTTGGGGCTCTGTCTGTTTGGACAATGGATTTCTAAATGGTTCCGATTTTACAATTTCGCCGTTCCCAACGGGGAAAAAAATAGGAGTGCTCATGTGATGTTTAAATGTCATGTTTTCAAGTGTTGCAAATGGGTGTATGCCTCCCATGGGGTAACTGCCATTTAGCATCGTGACATAAGCCGACATCTTTCGCAGAAGGTTATAACAAAGGTATTATTATATTTCTGTTGTGAGACTCTATTTTGATGGGGTATTTTTAGATATTTAGAAGTTTCAATTTTTTTTTCTTAAGTTGGCAAAAGTCAAATTGAGAAATAAAAATGATAAAAATGTGAATGACATTTTCGCAATTTTCCATCATTATACTTAAATATTAAGTTATTTAAACAATCATATGAGTAAAAAAAGAAAAGGTAATGATGATGATCCAACAAACTGCAAAAAACAATTTTGCAATCGTCTTATGTCAAACACAGAAAGTGAAATAATGAGTACAATAATGACAACTGGATGCAGTGCAGAATTTCTAATTAAAGGCAAAAGTTCAAAAGTACACACTGTAAAAATGGGTATGAGAAGCAATAAAATCATAATGATTTGTGATTGTATAAATAAAGATACTGAATATTGTTATCACATTCAATATTGTCTATTACACCTATGTAATTCAATATTGGACAACAGTAATGAATATTATAAAACAGAGACTGATTTAAAAAATATAATAAAAATAATGAGTACAACTAATTTAATTTCTTCTCCAACCGGATGATTCAGATTTAGGTGGTCTGTTAACAATAATTTTATTTGGTTTTCTTATTTGATCTGTTTTCTTCTTTTGTGCATCTTCTAATAATTTCTTTCTTTTCTCTTCTGCTTCTCTAATTTTTCTTTGTTCTTCCTCATATTCTCTTTGTAATTCAAATAGAATATCATCATCGCGTTTCTTTTCTTCCTCCAACAATTGATTCATTGTGTCTTCCATATTTTTAATTTCAGTGTCTTCATCCTTTGTCTCATCATGACTTGCTTTAATAAATCTTTTTGCACATTCAAAATCAATATATGATTGTGAAACCCAGCTTTTGCCAACACGACCTGAACGACTCATTAATTGGAAAATAGTATTGATACTGTGAACATCTGAGAATCCAACATCAATAATTGTTCTGTTGATCGGATAATTTGTACCATAACAAATAGAACTATCTGCAATAATATATGCAAGTTTGCCATTCTTTGCAAGATCTAAAACAGTTGATAAATAGCAATTTGACAAAACAGTAGGACACAATGAAGGTGAATAAATGCCAACACCTGCATATAACAAGAATAGAATGTCATCAGACACATTCATATTTGTGACATCAATAGATGTAATATCATTTGGTGTTCTTACAAATTCTGGATTAATGATGATTTTTGTTCCCATTGCATATTTTGATATATGTTTTCTTGTGTTAATTTGATAATGTTCTGGAAATTGAATAGATGGTTTTACTGACAACATTGAGTCCTGTGAAATAGAACATAAATCTTTTCCTTTACTGTTTCTCTCAATACGATTATACTCCTTTTCCCAGTCTGTAAGAGCTTTTTCATAATCAGACACAATCTTTTTAATTGATCTCAGGTCTGATTTAATTATTGTCAGCAAATTGCTGAAATTTTTCATGGCAAAATTTAATGGTTCAGTTGAAACAATTAATGTATTTTGTAACAACTTATGTGCTTCAGTCGTACCAAGATTTTCAAATATTAATTCATCTCCAACATCAACAGTTTCTCCATTCTCCCATTCAAATAATTCATCTTCAACAACTTTTTCTTCATCTTTGACTAGTCGATGACAATCAATTTTTGTAGAACAAACATTTTCAATAATTCTATCTGGCTGATCTGACAATATTTTTAATAGATTCATCGCAGTCTCTCTGACATTATCAGCACTTAAATTGTCGACTTGTGAAAATAATTCATTAATATCAGGCAAATTTTTAATTTTACAATCTTTCATTGATTTCCAAATTGCATTTACAACATTTGGTGTATATGGTCTTCCTAAAAATGGATTATTCTGAATTTTACTGATTGAACTGATTAATTCTTTCCTATTTCTGCATCCTAGATGGGGAACAACAATTTTACCATCATATGTATACACATCACATCCAATCTGAATTTTGTTTGAATATACATCAAGAAACACACTATCTGGATATTTGATTCTTTGTCTATTTATAAATGTCTCTAATTTTGTTTGTAATGGCAATGTTGCACTGGAAATAATTGTCCATTTTGGGGGCGCCATTAAAATTTTTACATTTTCATGTAATGAACTGCTATTTTTGATATCAGCACCAACAGTTGGTTCATCATGAAACAAAATATATTTTTCAGATGCGTCTGGTTCACTTAGCAATTGATGACCAACATCTGGAGAACATATAATAACAATTCTTTCTGCATCAGATTTACAATTAAAACTATTTACAATTCTCAACCCTCTTCTTTTGTCAATATAACCCATCCCAAAGGGAATGGTATTATCAACGTAACATGCATTAAATAACCATTGACCAGCTTGATCTTTCACAGTTTGCAAGTTACAACAAAATAACAATTGTAAATCTGAATATTTGGGGTTTTGTCTTAGTTGTTGTACTAAAACCGCAAGAGGAATTACTGTGGTTGTTTTTCCCGAGTTAGTCATAGCACGATATGTAATATAAACACCTGTGTCAAAATTGTCTTTCACATGATTTACAATATCACTTTGGTGTTTATAGGGCTTACAACTAAAGTTTGGAATAACACTGTCATATTTACTATACACAATCAATTGTGGTGCAGATTCATACACTTTTGTTCCTGTAAAGTCATATAACTCTCTTAATTTTTTAATTTTCAAGTTAATGTCACATAACATTATATTTGACACATCAATTCTCTCTGTATTTTTAACAATATTAACTCCTTTGTATTCCCTCATTGCATTATAAAATCTTTCCATAGACACAATAATTCCAAATACAAACGGAATCTGTGTTTTTTTAGATTTTAATATTGAGATCTTATCAATCAAATACCAAGCGCAATATAATAATGATATTCCTCTAAATTCAACAATATCATCCATAAACTCTTTGGGCTGTCTAAATTCATTTAATGAAAATGAATTCATCATGTCAACCATTTTTTTACATAATACTTCTTCAGTTCTTTTGAAAATAATTATGTCAGCTTTTTTAATTGTTTTGTTCTTCTCTTTTGTATTTTTCTTTGTAGAATTCGGTAGTTCATCAGACTCTCTTTCCTCTTCTATTTGGATGTCCTTATCAACTAATTTTAATTTGTCATTTATCATATAACTTCTTATTTTATAATAAAAATTATCTCCCATAGTCTTTAGTGGAATCATATCTGACTTCACACCTTTAACACTCTCAACTAGACTTCGAATGACATTTATATCTCTTTCAGTTAGCTTTTGTTCAGTGGCTGTCCATGACTCTCTTGTCCATTGTTCCTTGACACCAGAAGAACCGATCGCGATAGCGTCACTAATCTCTTCAGCAATTTCCATTTTTGAAATTATACTGTAGGTATACAAATTATTAATACATATCTAACATAATTTTGAAATTTCAATTTTTTTATTTATATTTTCGCCTGAAGGCAAAAATATAAATAAAAAAAATGATAAAATCGCGAACAGTGTTTTTACAATTTTTTATTTTCACTTATGCGTCTCTTATGACATATATATTAAGGATAAAAAATGATAAAAACACGAATAGTGTTTTTACAATTTTTTATTTTCACTTATGCGTCTCTTATGACATATATATTAAGGATAAAAATGATAAAAACACGAATAGTGTTTTTACAATTTTTTATTTTCACTTATGCGTCTCTTATGACATATATATCAAAAATAAAATCTAAGATTGAACATCACATATCTTAAATAACAATTCTATTTCTACCATTCCAATACTGAGAATATTATGGTCTAGTTTATATCTACATATGTAGGTTTTTCCCAACTGAGTAAAACCAATAATTTCACTGTAAACTTCTTTTAACCTATTGATGCCATATTTGATTTTAATGAGTCTTAAAATAAGATTATTATCATAATTATGTTTGTAATTCATAATTATTTCAATTTTATCATCTTCTATATATTTTAAAGATTCGCATAATTTGGCTCTCAATTCCTCACAAGAATAATCTTTGACAAATGGTTCTATTAAAAAATTATGGGATGCAACTAGTAACATTAAAATTTGATATTTCTTGATATATATCAAATTTTAGTTTTAATTATATTTAAAGAAATAACTATTCCTTTATTTATGAAAAAAAATAAAAGAATTAGAGATAAAATGAAAGACAATAAAAAGAAAATATATGAGAAATATGTTGATGATATGAAGAATAATGTTTTAGAGCATAATAATGACGTTTGGATTCCCGATGATAATATCCGATTTTCCAATTATGATTCAAATTCTTGGTTCAATATTTTTCGATACGAAAATAAAAATATCAACTCTATTAAAACTATTCAAAGAGTCGAACTTGAAGAGGACGAACAGTTATTTAGAGGCAAAAAATATACTGTAAAATTCACTGCAGAACAAAGAAGAAGACTTGATATTTGGTTTGATGCACATGCATCTATGTATAATTTTGCATTGGAAGTCATTAAAAGACAAGGCAAATATAATAAAAAAGTTTACAGTTGGAAATATCTCAGAGATAAATGTCTAAAAAACAGAAAAATAAGAGTTAAAAATTTCTGTAAAACCAAAGGTGAAAAAGTCGATAGTCATGTTTTGGATCAGGCAATTAAATTGGCATGTAAAAATTATAAAACTTGTTTATCGTTGATTAGAAATAAACATATAAAACATTTTAGAATCAGAAGAATGAGAAAAAATAGGACATCCAAAATAATGATGTTTGAAAAAAAGGATATTGATAAGAGTGTGATGAAAATAGGAAAAATTGGTAAGTTTAAAGCTTTTTATAAAAGTAATAATAAAGTATCACAAGTTATTTTTACACCACAATCTGATTTCACATTACATTACAGTAAAAAAACTGATGAATATACAATTTTAACTGGAGAAGAAATAGAACAAGAAAATCCGGTTCAGAGAAAAGAGTTTATAAGTTTAGATCCTGGAATTAGAAAATTTATGACAGGAATAACAAAAAATGAAGCGTACAAATTTGGAATGAATGTTGCAAACAAAATAAGAATGTTTCAAAAGATTATAAACGACAGAAATAACAACAAAAATATACCAAAAAAAATAAAGAAAAAGAATGAAACATTATATTACAGGAAAATAAAAAATTTTGTTAATGAATTACACTGGAAACTAGCAAACTTTTTGACAACAAATTATAACAATATCTTTATTGGCGATATGAGTGCCAAAGGGATAACACAAGGGAACACATTAGATCCCTTAACTAAACAAGTTGTCATGAACTTGGGTTATTATCAATTTAGACAAAAGTTGGAATACAAATGTAAAACGAGAGGAGTAAATTACTGTCTAATTAATGAAAGATATACGTCAAAAATGTGCAGTAATTGTGGTACGATAGACGATAATTTAGGCGCCAGCAAAGTGTACGACTGTAAAAGTTGTAATATGAAGATTGATAGAGATCTGAATGGTGCCAGAGGAATCTACATAAAAAAATGGTTAAAATAACAATAAAATTTAGGCGAGATAAACGTCTATAGAACTATGTATACTTAAAATGGTTAGTTGCAGTGATTAATTGTAGTGATTAATTGCTGTGACGAAATTTATTCATATAATGTCCATTTAGTATACAGAGATATTCACGAAGTATAATCTAGGATAGTACTATCAAGAAATATCAAGTTCAATTTATCGGGTTTAATATTTATTTCTGGCAATTCAATAAAGGTTTTTAATACTCCATTAACTTTTCTGACGCCAAAAATTGGTTGTGTATGTGGTTCCAACTTTGAATAATCGAATACATCATCTTTAACCGTATACATTGTTGTTTCCTGATCATTAAAACGCCATTCTGCAATCATTGAATTATTTTGCATAAATACATCTTTTAGTTCTGGAAACATGGCATAATTATTGTATTTTATCAAATCTTCACAATATTGATTAAATACAGCAAATGAAAAGCAATTTACAACGCCACCATAATGTATGACTTTTTTAATAAACAGTGACAATGTTTTATAAAAATTATTTACAAAAGCAACATCATATGGTGTTTGTATTATTGAATCAAGCAAAATTTCCATATTGTCTAATGCTTTTAAAGCGCTGTTTTGTTTTCTGTTTTTTATTTTAATAAAATTATCTTTGTCAACTGTTGGAATCATTGTATAAAATCCAATCGTTCTGACATGTGCAGTTTTTATAATGTCGCCGATAAATTGACTTCGGATGCCACAATGTTCAACAAATGTTGGTTGATTCGTTACGATATTTTTAAATTTTGATTCTGGTGACACAATGATATTTGTTATTTCAATATCAGGACATGTTTCAGACATGTTTTCAAAATATGCTGGAAACATTTGTCTCCACATATGTTCAGTAATATCGTGATCTGACAAATCATCTTCGAACGGTGAACCTATGGTAAAATGATACACATGTGGCTTGTCGAGTGTTTCCATCTCTGTAACAAGAAAATCATGTAGTCTTACCAAATTCTCATTGTATTTCTTAAAATCTAAATATCCACAGAATGGATATCTGGGGTAAATGAAAAAGGGAAAGTTCAGGCTGTCCATTTTAAAAGACAATGTATGAACAGATATAATATAATAACTTATGTCTATTAAATATAATAGACATAATCAAATTTCAATTTTTAATCATATGCATTTTTAAAGAAAATACATATAGACTGAATATGCAAACAAGCATTTTTTATATTGCAGATATTTTTGTGACATATATCGGCTTATTGTTTTTGCGTTCAATGTATGGAACATCAATCACACATGGAAATACATATGTTTGTACACCTTCTCTTAATTTTTTGTCACTGTAATAAGCATTAAATATTTTTAATGTTCTGTCACTCAATGTGACAGACTCATTTTTTGTGTTGACAAATGATGTTTTGCCATTCTGAATTGCAATTTCCATATCATTTTCCAAAAAATTCCTTAGTGCTTCAGTTTCTCTGATTTCAGGGTTATTATACATTCTTTGTAAAATTTCTTTATTAAAATCATACCATTCTGCTAAATCAACATTTGCCTTTAATATCATTTTACATATGTAACACCTATATATTTTTCCATCTGGTGTATCAATGTCAACATATAATTTTTTATTATTAATTTCTCTTTCTAATTCAACAGCATCAAAATTAAATAAATATATTGATTCCTCTTTTATTTCTTTTTTTGCATTTTTTTCAGGTGTTAAAGTTCCATCAATTTTACCACCTAATTCTTCATATGTTCCGCGTAAAGATTTAAATAACACAAACATATTGTTATACAATAGTAATAATCCAGAACCAGTAATATTACTATAATCTTCTTTCTTTTGTTTAATATTATTTACTTGTAAAAATTGTCTATTTAAATTATTAATCATGTCATTTATTCCATCATCTACGGTCACAATATCACTACTGTCTATAGGTATTAACAAATTAAGATTTTCATACATAAATTGAGACATTTATACGTATATAATATTTTGTTAAAATAAAAGATTTGTAATATATATATGAAAATATCCAAAGAAAAAACTCTTATAATTTTGGATTGGGATGACACGCTTTTTCCCACATCATGGATTGTTAAAAATCAACTTGACATAAGTAATGTTCATCTAATGGTAAAATATACAAAATACTTTTCTAAACTTGATGAAGCACTCTATAGATTATTGACAAGACTACAAAAATGTGGAACAGTTATAATTGTCACAAATGCTCTTCCAGAATGGGTCAGACTATCGTCAAAATTATTGCCACAAACACAAACAATTGTCAGAACACTAAAAATAGTATCGGCAAGAAAAATATATCAAGACATAGTTTCTAATTACAATGATTGGAAAAAATATGCATTTAATGATCAGCTAAATGAAATTGATAAGAGAAAAAAAATAAATAATATCATATCTGTCGGTGATGCTGAATATGAATATAATGCTTTAATAAGTTTGCACAAAAATGATAAAATGAACTACAAAATTTTGAAATCGATCAAATTTGTTAAAAGTCCATCAAATTTAACATTATTAGACCAAATAACTGTATTACACAATGCCGTTCCACATATATGCATGATCCCAAAACATGCCGACATGAAATTTGAAATATACAATGAATAGTCATGTATTACTTAATAGTTCAATATTATGGGTATTGACAACTTTTATAAACATATTAAGGAGAATTATAATGACTCCTTTAAAAAAAAATGGTTAAAACAATATGATTATATCCATATTGATTTAAATTATATGTTGCATTCTTTATTATACACAGCAAAAAGCCAAGAAGACCTGCTTGATAAATTGGACAATGCAATCGAAATTATTGCAACATATAATATTCCATCAAAAGGATTATTTTTATATGCAGACGGAACATCACCTTTATCAAAATTAATGTTGCAAAGACAAAGACGTTTGTGTATTTCGCGTTCAGACAAAGAATTAGAATTGAGTTCTTTAAATTTTACTGTTGGGACTAAATTTATGAACAATCTGGAAAAACGATTAGAATACACGATTAAAAAAATAAAATATTTATTTTGTATTGATGTTAAATGTCATATTAGTGATCATGATGAAGCAGAAATTAAAATTAAAAGAGAAATTTTAAAATTAAATCATGACGACACACATTTATTAGTTACATCAGACGCAGATGTTGTTGTGATGATGATGACATTAAAAAGCTATAAAAATATTTATATTATCATCAGATCTAAACAAGAATATATTATTTTAAGTTTGGGCAAATTGCTGACATTACATACAGCCAAATATGGCAAGACAAAGACATCAAATATGGATTTTTCATTTTTATCTTTATTCCTCGGAAATGATTATATTCCCAAAATTAAATTTGTTAATCAAAATAGTCTATGGGAAAGCTACAAAACATATTGTAAAGATTATGAAAATGGTTTATGTGATGATAAATTAAAAATAAATCTCAAATTTCTTGAAGATATTTTAATGGACATATCTTTTGTCAGGCATAATTCAAATCCAAATAAGATTCACTTGAGCGATATTGAAAATAAAATTTGTAGTGATTACCTCCATGGCATAATGTGGTGTATTGACATGTATACAAATGGCAGATGTCATCAATATAACTATATGTATGAATATTCTGACGCACCACATCCATTTGCATTGATGTTGACAATTCAATTAAAAAAATGTATAAGATTCAAAGAAATAAAATATAAACCAATTAAAAAAGAATTATACGGCATATTAATTTTGCCAAAATCAGCAAAAGCATTGATAGATAAAAAGTATCATGATTTTATTGATAAAAATCAAGATTTATATACTGAAGAAATGTGCAGTAAATGTAATGAATTGTTAAAACAAGGAAGTGATAGCAGAAAAGAATATCTGAAACATAAAAAAGAACATTGTCCACTCACATTTTTAGATATTCAAGAGATTATTGATAAATTTAATAAAATCTACATGAATAATATATAATGGGTGCAATGGGGGCTGCAGAAAGTGGAATGATATTATTTGGTATATTATGTTTAACATGTTTAGTATTTTTAGGATATACATGGTTTCATAATAAGCCAAGCATGAAAGGATTGATCGCATTTTGTTGTACACAATGGTGTTGCATGATGATTGCTATGGGGGGGATGATATTTTTATCGGCACAAGCCCCTTCAGCAGCACCTTTCGTAGTTGTTTGCATAGTTGTAATATGCAATGTTATGAACATATTTGGATTGAACTTGAAGTTCATTAATTTTGTCGATGGAATAGTTGATTAACCTTTTTGTTGATTATTCATCATACTCATGAACATTTGAAACATTTTATTCATCTGTTCATCTTTATTTGAAACTTCTTTTTTTACTTCTTTTGGATTATTATTCTTTTTTACCATTTGTATGTATTTTTCTTTATCGTATTTATCATCTATCTTTTTCACTAACATTTGTGGTCTTACAATTCCATTATTGTACAATTCATATAAATTTTTCCCATCCCATGGAGGTATTGCTATTGCAATTATTTTAAACTTATGTCCATATTCAAAAATACATGAGTTGTATATTTTTATTATATCTTCTTGAGGTACATCATCTTCTACATGTCCATATGGTGGAAGAATTAACACATTGTGTTTTGCATTTATTGCTGTCTGAAAAATTGTCTTTATGTTTTCTAAAGTATGTAAAAAATCAGTTGATGACATTTTGTCATCAGACAACAATACTGGTTTATTAATTGGACTTGACACAATTAAGCCAAATTTGAATATTGATTGATAATTTAATGGATCCATATTGATATTTCTTATTACAGTTAAAAATGGATTATATACAGATTCATTGTCTTTTATAGGATATGGATTTACAAAATCAGTTGTGGCATTTAAATTTGTTCTTAAATTAAATATGTCGTCTCTAATTCCTTCAGAAGCGGGATAATTTGACGCACAAAACTCTCTTCCGACAACACACACACAACATGGATTTAAAAAATTTATATATCCAGCATTAAAACCATGGGCACAATAATTACTTGCAACATCAATTGAGTGAGCATTAAATACTTGGACTTCACATACACTATTTATTGGTCCTGCATTAAAATCTCTCATTCCAAAACATTTGATGGGTCTTGCAGTTTTACATTCTTTATATTGTCCATATTTTGATGCATGTATGTTTTGATTTATTAATGATGATTTTCGTCTCTTGTCATTCTTTAAATAAGTAACTATATTTGCATAATTATTCATAATATATTACTCAATCCTAAAATATAAACAGATGCTTTACGCATTTATATTAAAAAATATTGGAAAATAAAAAATTTGAAATTTCTTTCGCAAGGGCATTAAAAATTTATACCATTGTAAAAATGAATTTTGAACCTATGTTAGAACCAGATGAAGAAACTAAAAATGACACAACTGATATTCAAAAATCAGATCGCAGGACATGTGCATTATGTAAAAAAGTTTATATGACTTTATATAAGACATATATAAATGATGAAGACACGTGTAAAATTTATTATTTATGTGTTTTTTGCAGAATATTAAAAAATTTTAAAATGCAATATATATCTGATGTTGTTGTATGTAAATCAAAAATGTCTCAAAGCAAAATAATTAAAACAACATATGACCTATTCATTAAAAATAAAAAAATACCGTATCCGCATGATGTTGATGAAGATGCCGAACGTGTTGAATTGTTTGCATATAAATTTTTCAAGAACAAAGATAAGTATAAAGATTACAAAATATTTTACACAAATAAAATAAATAAAAATGACATTATTAGTTGTGGTTTTCTGGGAGGAAGATTTAATTTGGAAAAATTAGATTTAAAATATTTTGAATAGTGAGTCACATAAATATTTTTATTTACATAATTATATTTATGGATATAGAATCTGAAGTTAAAAAACAAAATCCGAATCACATGTATCTTTATCAGTTACAACATCTGGAAGATAAACAATACAAATTTATGTCAATGGGTCTATTTGAAAAAGGGCAAATGTTAAATATTGCAAATTTTGAATTTAATAATTTTTACATAAATTGTATTTCATATATTGAAACTGAAAAACAAATATTGGAATCAAAAAGGGCAAATATGATTGGCTTACATTTTTCACCAAAAAGTGACAAAGAAAAAATTACAGCATCGCTTGATTATGTTGTAAAATTTGATGAGATAAATTTGCAAGATAAAAATACAGGCAAATTGTCTATTATATTATCTTATTTAGCAAATGGAAATAAAGTTGAAGAAATTATTGAAAATGACATCTCCTGTCCCAATAAAGATGAATTAATTTATTCACTTGTATCAATTATATCACATGAAAAAATCTCAAAAATCTTCTGCCAAAAGGGTTGAATCGCCTATAGTTGTATATACAGATGGGTCTTGTATGAAAAGTAAAACATCACATAAGTGTGGGTATGGCGTCTATTTTCCAAATAAAGAATATCCACATATCTCAAGAAAATTTATTCATGATCCTTTAACCAATCAAAGAGCTGAGTTATATGCAATATATAAAGCTATTAAAACAGTCAATGATGATGACACAAATAAAGACATTCATATATTTAGCGATTCTGAATATAGTATAAAAAGTTTGACAGTATGGATAAAACAATGGAAAAATAATAATTGGAAAACAGCAAATAATAAAGAGGTTATGAATCAAGATATCATAAGAAATATTGATGCACTTATGTTGTCTCATAAAGGAAAAATAAAATTCACTCATGTACGTTCACACACTGGAAAAGATGATGAACAATCTAAATACAATGATAAAGCAGATGCATTAGCAAAAGCAGGAGCGAATATTAGCTAATATTAACTAATATTCGCACACACATGAGCTAATATTAACTGATATTCGCACACACATGAGCTAATATTAACTGATATTCGCACACACATGAGCTATTCAATAAAATAATAATAATTATGTGACAATTTACAGTAGTCTGAAGGTTTAAAACCAAAGATATTTGGGATATTTTCAATTGACATACCAATACATATTTCATTTTTACATATGTAATGATATGCAGTATTTCCATATTTATCCTGTTTTTTCATATCACACCCAGCACCTTGAAGTACATAAACAACATCTTCATGAGAGTATTGTGAAGTCACAATTACAGGAGTTTCTAAATTTAAATTTTGGATATTTATTATTTCTGGAAATTTTTTTAGCACAATTTTAACAATATCTGGACGTTCATATTTACATAAGTGATGCAAACAGGTGTTGCCATTATCATCCATCAATCCAATGTCAACATTATATGACAGCAGTTCTTTTGTAATATTTAAATTTTGTTTTGAATGATACATCAATGGTGTCTCATTCTTGTCATTTTTTTTGTTTAGTAGTGTGTCATTCAATTTTACAATAAGTTTTATCATATCTTCATATTTTCCTGCTTCACATATTTCATGTAAAATTGTATTGCCATTATCAAATACAGTTTCCAATATTGTCTTGTCAGTTTTATAAAGAAAATATAGACTTCTTAATGATGAATTTTTTATTATTTCTCTTAAATAATTTAATGCAATTTCAATATTAAAATCAATTTTGCATAATTCAAATAAATCAATGTCTTCACACAATAAAATTATGCGATAAATATTGTGTTCAGCAAATATTTTTTTTGCTATGCCATGCTTAATAATTTTTAATGGCTTGTGTTTAATTATTTCATCAGAAATTTTCTTATTTATTTTTAAATTCATCTTGTCAATATATGTAAAAAAATCTAGATTATCATTAACAATATAATAGGTTATAAAGTACATGTTTATTTCATTTAATGACTTGAAATTTTTGTCACTGAAGTCATGATTACTTGTATTTAATATTTGATATAAATCTGGTTCCAACACATGTAAATTTATCATTTTGGAATATGCACAGGGTGGTCTTACGTATTCAAAACCACTGAGGTACAATATTGATTGTCTTAATTGATTTTTTATTATTGAACATTTTTCACTCGAATATAACTTGAGTGCATATTCAATACAATTTAATCCATCCTTTATTTTATTTGTATCAAATTTTTTCATTTTTGTTAAATTATTATTATCCTTTCTGTCTAAAATATCAAATATAGTTTTTATTTTAACATTTTTCTTTTCATATATGTCAAATATGTCCAATGGTATATTAAAAACAGGATCATGTAATTTTAATTTTACCAATGGCAAATTATTAAAATATTCTATTAAAAACATTGAACTGACATATATCTTGCCATCAAAATAACCAACTCTCTTGAGATATTTATCAATCAATATTGCACTTGATTGATTTTTTGTTATCTTCTTAACAATTGTTATCATTTTGCCATTTTTTGTTTTGGTAAAGGTGTCATTTGTTTCATTAAATAATGTTAAATCAAAAATCTCAGTTATGTTATTATCTTCATCATCGCCATAGGGTATTAATGTTAATTCTTTTTTAATGGGAATATCATTCATATCAAATATTTGTCTAATAAAAGCTCCCTTAATAACAACATTTTTTAATTTATTTATGTCTACATTAAATGCTTCATTAAATTCATCAAACGATACATCATTTATATCAATAATATCTTTATTGTCAGTCAAGTTCCATATAAACATCAATGGGTCTTCTGTTAGTGATGATTTTTTATCTGACTTATGTAAATCTGTAATCATATCTTCCATTTGTTTTATGGTGTGAATTTCATTTGTCAATCTGTCTTCTCTTATTAATTCCAATATGTCTAAAATTTTCTGTTTACTCATATATACAAAAATATAAATTATTGTAAAATTATAAACATACTATGTTTATAAATTTATTAAATAAAATTTACTGTTTGTCCTCTAATCTTTCTTGATTTTTGTCTCCTAATTTTTGTATTGTTACTTTATCACCATCTTGAATTTTTGACACCTGTGATATTCTCTTTTTACCATCTTTTATTTTTTCAACACGACTAACAGTCTTTGATTCTCTTTTACCATTATTTATAGTTGTATAGCTGCTAACATATTTTTTATATCCCTCATATGGTGCATCAGTCTCAACCTCTTGATAATTTTTTTCATCATCTAAATATTCTTTAATATCTGGATCTGTTTCATCAAGATGGTCTAGATGACTCATAAATTTTTCAATTCTGTTATGCACATTCTCAAATGCCCTGAAAGGATTTCTGAAAAATGATCTGTCAACAAGCCCAAAACCAAACATGTCATCATCGCTGAATAAAGAGTGATTGTGTCTGTAACCTGCAATTTCGTCACGTTTTGCTCTCTTTGCTCTATCAACTAAACCATTGTAAGCTTGTGTCAATGACTCAAATTTATTTGAAAATTCTGAATCATTTGTATCAAGTTCTCTGATTTTTGAATGATAAGCTTTCTGAACTTCGGTCAACGTTGCATTTGGTTCAACACCTAAAACTCCTGACATCTCGAATGGCTGACCATTATTATTATATCTTTAAGTACTTTTCTTTAAATATAATAAATAAAAAATCATAATTAATGGGATGATAAATATGTTTCAAGTTTTTGCAAAATCAATTTATATTTTCGTTCAGACTGAAGGTATTCCTTAATTAATTTATAAAATGCCTGTTCTCTTGTCAGACTTTCCGAATCCATTAATTTCTTGATATCATTTTCTGTCTTGCCGATTGATAACAATAAATCACTTGTTAAATTGAATGACCCATTTGTATTTTGGAATTCAAGTACATCTCTAATTACAACTGGTTTAGCAGCAACAGCGGGAGAATCCCAGTCGTCGTCATCACCACCAAATAATCCGCCCGCACAGTCATTATCACTAACATCAGCCTCTTCCATCTTTACTTCTTCCTTACTTGCAAAAGACCTGTTTGCGAAATATGCAGAACCAGCTGAAGCAGCGGCAGGGGCTGGACTACTTTTTGATTTGCTATCAAATAGTTTATCGAAGAATTTAGATACTGCCCCTTTCTGCTCTTTTGGAATTTTAGGCCGTACTGTTGTTGTTCTGCTTCCACTAAATGATTGGGTTGAATAGATTTCTTCAGTTTCAGGAAGTATTCTTCGTGATGATTCTAGAAATCCTCCTGAACCATAACTAGACACTCCTCTTTCTTTCAACCCAGATGATCCAAAAGATCTTGATCCAAAGGAACCTTTCAAATCGCGGCTTGCCATCTGTTTAGAACTAATAAGAGTGTCAAAAGTAGCAACTCTATTAACATGAGTCACATGGCTGCCACTACCACGTTGTAAAACTAAATCATCAATATCTGGATATGACCTTCCATACGTACTTCCAGAATAATGTTCAACAGTCACATTCATTGCATTTCCCTTTGCGCTTGTTGCTTCTTCTTCAGCCAAAAATAGAGATACTACTTTGCTTACAATTTGATTATCAAGGGATAATTTCAAACATTTTTCATAATTTCTGTTGAGTTCTGATTCATAATCCTTACACTGTTTAATAAATTCTGCTGCATAAAACTGATTGAGATTTGGAACATCTAAAAATTGATCAGGAGTCAATTCAATATCAACAACTGTATCTTTGTTTTTGCCTGAAAATACAAGTTTGTCTAATTTTGCAAACTGACCATCTGTAAAACAGCTAAAACATGTTAAGTATTCATTGGGATATAAATTTTGTCTATGTTGAATGCTTTCTGGTTCATAATCTGTCCCGTCATTCATTTTGTATACAACTTTTACATCAGACAAAAATTGTTTTGTTGTTGATTCCAACATATCCACAACGGTATCTTCTAATTTTGCTCCATCAACAACACAACGAGATGTTCCTTTGCCAGAATCAGCAATACCTTCAACAAGACTTCGAGAAACGTCATTTCCAACACCAATTGAAAATACCCTTGTTGAATTTAGTTCTGCGCAAAAATCAATAACTCTTTTTTCGTCAGACACTTGACCGTCAGTCAAAAGTACGACAATGCGTTCTTCAACATCTTTCTTCATTGGCATTCTTGAAATAAATTTAAATGGGGACATCAATTCAGTTCCGCCCATACTAGATGTCATCACTTCTACTTTATTAACAGTGGTTTCTAAAGTCAACTTGTTATATGGTTGTGATGGATTATACATTGGATCATAATCACTGCCAAAACTAATGATGTTGAAATATGAATTTTCAGGAAGTGATCGAAGGAATAATACTAATGCCTTTTTTGCGGAATCAATCTTCGAATCATTTGCCATTGATCCACTTCTGTCTAAGACAAAAATGTATTCACGTTTTTGTGGCTTTGTTTCTAAAATATCATCAAGCTTCGATGACAACATTGTATATACATTTCCATTGTGATGAGTCTTATAAAATGCTGGTCTATTTTCTGATTTCAATGTAATTGAAACATCACCTTCCTTTGGTTCTGTAAACATTGTAATTTTACGTTCATTGTCACTGATAGTCTCTACAAGTGGATTCATTTTCTCATTATACTTAACGTCAAGAATCTTCGTTCCTGTTTTCCAATTTAATGTGAACAAGAATGTATAATCGACATCTGCAGAATGTGCCACTTTTTGTTCTCTATATGTCGTTTCACCTGAATTTCCATTATTGTTATACTTTGGAGAAATATTTGTTGGATAAAGATATCTAAATCCTTTGTCAGTTGTTTCCAAATTTGACACATATGTAAATGTTACTGTCACATATTCTTCTTCATCAATATTTGCCAATTCAACAGTGTAATGTCCATTTCCGGCATCATTCAAAATACACGATTTCTTACCACTTTCAGATGCTTGTTTATATGATTGTTTTGCTTGGGTTTTTTCGGAAAATGTACCAACCAATGTTTCTTTCTTATTCCTAAAATCAACTTGTAATCCAGTTACAAATGCATTTGGATCAAGATTAAATGCATAGTGTGTATTAATCTTTGCATTGCTATCATTGTAATACGTCTGGACAACAGTTGTAGTCGAAAAACAGTCATTGATATTTGATGTGATGTCCAATGATTTCAAAGGACAATTGATGCGTTTGTACGCATCGGTATAGTAGTAAAGGCATGGGCAAGACATTTTGTATGGGTATGATGGTATATTTGACATCTAGATCCTTTACAGTTTAAAAATCAATTTTTTTATTTATAATTTGGTCTTTAGACCAAATTATAAATAAAAAAATGATTAAATTCCCGCTAGGGATATTTTACAATTTTTTATTATCGATTTCATGTTGACACATGAAATCAATAATAAAAAAGAATGAAAACATACTTGTTATGTTTTTACAATTTTTATTTATATAAATAAAAATGATAGTGATTATCTATCTAATTCTAATTTTATATACACATTTTCTTCTTCTTGATGTTGTTTATCCATAATAAAGTGCAAATTACGACCATTATATTTTTGAACTCCATTTAACTTTCCATTTATATAATTACAATCAAATATTATTTTACCATCATGACTCCATTTAATGTATTTTCCTGTGTAGTTCACACTTCTATGTATCTGTGAATAATAAGCTGGTTCAATTGTCTTAAAATATTCTACTCTTTCACTCAATCCATGTCCCCTACGCATATTCCATATATCTCTGTATTGATGCGATGTGTGAATATGAGTAACAGCTTGAATTATTAAATTTTGATATTTTTTTATTTCTTCTAATGCAAAAGGATTTATTAACTTTATTACACACAATTGATCTGCATTGTATGTTGCATATCTATCGTCTACAACAGTTAATTGTGCTTCATTTGTATTGGTAAATCTTGTTTTCTTCATTATGGCAATGTACTTTTGGCCATTATTTATTTTATTATTCCAACGACATTCTCGTGCAATTACGTCACAATACACATATCTCGGATCATCAATATATTTTTTATATTTTTCTTTTATTATATCTAAATTTGTTTTATTATCAATAATTTTTCCATCTGAATCATAAAATTCATAATTACCCTCTATACAATCATTTACATAATTACATTTGATCATCAATTTGCCATCATGATAATATTGTAAATATTCTCCATCATATGCACCATTTTTAAAATTACACTTTACATTTATTTGACCATCATCATAATAATGGATTGATTCGCCATTTAACTTTTTATTTTCGGCATAATATTTACATAATAACAGGCCATTTTCATGATAAAAATTTACTTCGCCTACTCTCGAACCATTTTCATAATCGCATTTAAATTCTAATTGCAGACTATCGTAATAATATTTTTCACATGAACCATGTCTTACACCATCTTTGTAATATGCAACTTCTTCTATAATATTACCATCATGATAACAGTATTCAATAAATTTTCCTGTGTACATTATGTGTTTTAAATCATAACAAATTGAACGATAATATGCTATGTCTATACTGTCGTGAAAAAATATAGGTTCATCTGTATCTTTACTATTATCGTATAATGGTTCATTTTCTACAAAATGTATTGCGTCTATTTCAATCCCGCCTGAAGCTAGTTTTTTGGTTATTGATTTTACTCTTTCTAATGTTTTTAAATTAATAATTTTATCACAAAATAAATCATCATATTCATCATCATATTTATGTAAAACAATTATATAATCCTTCCTGTTAAAAATTTTTTCATAAATTCTACATTCACCAAAAATATATTTTGGATCATCAACATATTCTTTTAATGCCTCTTTAACCTGTTCTAATGTAGCGTATGTCATAATTTAAAATATTAAATTATATTTATATCATTTGATTACAAAGGATGACTTGGATTATTATTTAGATCTGTCCACAAAAGATTTTTTGTAGATCCATTTGAATATTTACATTTATGTACTATTTTTCCATCATCATAGAAAAATATATGATCTCCATTTAATATTCCATTTTCATATGTAAATAATTCTCGTTCCCTTCCATTTTCATAATATGATATACATCTTCCATGATGTATGCCATTTTTAAAGTCACACACAAATTTCCTATTTCCATTTTCATACCATGTCTCTTCTGTTCCATCTTTTTTTTCATTGATATATGTACATTTTATTTTTATTTTTTCATTATTATACCATTCATAATAATCACCATTCATGACATTATTGACATAATTGCGCAGAATATTAATTTTGCCATTTGTATAATACACTCTGGTTTCTCCATCTAATATTCCATTTGACATTGTATTCATTATATGTAAATTGCCATTGTCCCACCAATATTTATATATTCCATCAATCTTTCCATTTACTAGAGTATATTCTGTTCTTTTAGAACCATTTTCATACCATTCAATGAATTTTCCATTTGTTAAATTTAATTTGTAATTATCTGCATAATATGCAACTTCGATAGTTTTGCAATATGTCACTTCTTCAACAATTTCATTTTTAACATAAGTGTATTCCTGTTTTAATTCTAATATTTCTTCTAAAGTAAACATATCGAAAATTTTTAAAACTCGTAATTTGTTGGCTTTATACTTTGCATATTTTGGATCAATGATAAATTCTCTGGATTCGTTTGTAACAGTATCTTCAAGTTTGCATAATATCAAAATATACCTATTACATTTTTTATATACAGTAATAGGATTTTCAATATATTCTAAATTAGCTTCACATATATCTGTTAAAGAAGCCATTTTGAGAGTTGTTCATAAATAAATTATTTATTGTAATAATTATACAATTTGTAATTCAATTTTTATTGCAACATATTTACATATGCATCTCTAATTGCTTTTGACCATTCAATCATTTCGATAAATTTTTTTCCTGTCAAAGTTTCTGGATTTGTTTTTTCATACACGCCTTTAATTTTCATCATATCTTGATCAGTCAATGTGATTGTCTTATCTTCAAAACAAATTGGAATATATGGATTGACTCCATAAATCGACAAATCAACTAAAACAGGTATCTTTTCTGCAGTTAATAACATCGAACTCAAATTTGTTTCCTTCTCCTGTCTAATTTTAAATAGTTCAACATTAACAATGTCCAAATCACTATATGTTTCTCTTGCTTCATTTTCCATATGTGAATACAATTCATTTATTTCCTCTAGATTTACCATTGGTATTCTCATGCGATATCTATTAACACCTTTTATATCTTCGATTTCTTCTGGTGTCAAATTCATAACTTCATATGTAATATGTTTCTTGAAAAAAGACTGGATTCTGTATGCAGATCTCTTCTCTTCTTCCAAAATGATTAAATTTTTGTATTTATTGTATATATATTCCTTTCTTTTGATATCAGAATATTTTTTATGACATCTTTGTCTATATTCTTCTAATTGGGATTTAATTTGTTCCATTGTGCATTTACTGATATTTGAATGACAAGCAGTTGATATTGTTTTGAATGACAAGTAGTTAATATTGTTTTTATTTTTCAATTTTTTTATTTTTTAATATATCGAAAGGTCAAATTATAAATAAAAAAATTGTAAAATCGCTATTTGCGCTTTTATCATTTTTTTATTTATTAATTTAGCTATCGCTAAATTAATAAATAAAAAAATTGAAAATATATCAACATGATGATTATGTTGTATTATATATATCAAACGACATAATGGCAAATTTAAAAATTAATAAAATTAATATTGTTGCAACACTTGATTTTGATTGTGAAAACAAGGTTTGCTTATGTGGAAGAAATCTTTCAGCACCAACTGTGAATGATAATGTGAAACATATTTTTGACGGCACAATTTTAATCGGAGAATGTAAGCATGCATTTCACAAATATTGCATAACTAATATTAATAAAGATGCAGATCTGCCTATTTGTTTTACTTGTAAAACAGAATGGAAAGTAAAAACAATAACATCTAGCAAATATGGTACTGATAAAAAAACAGTGAATGTCGTTAAGAAAATAATAAGAGAGAGAGAAAATTACAACAAAAAACAAAAAAGTTCCCGATGAAAGTTAAAAAAGTATCAATATTTTCTCAAGTTCATCATTTGATAAATTCGATGATTGAAGTGATATTAATTTTAATTCATTTATTGTTGGACGATCCTTGTATTTCCCTTCAGTTTCTAATGAAGGAATTGCATTTTCTCTCATTTTATTTATGATTTCCCAACATATTTTGTTTCTTAATCTTCTATTATCTTTACTGAATATATCTACACTTAAAATTGTTTTGATATCAAAATTTCTTTCTTCCGCATATCTTATAAATTTTTCTGCTAATTCTTTTTTTATCACAGGTGCTTCTTTATATAAATTTCTTTTATATGCATCTGCTTTCAATTCAATTGGCATTACACAACCATTATTATCATGTTTACATTTTGCCCTGAATGTTTCATATTTTTCCACAAAATCATCATATGTAATATCATATGTTATGCCTAATTTTTGATTGACTTTATTATGTAGATTGTATATCCAATGGGTTAATGTATCTCTATTTTTGACAATATCATCAGTCATTTTTGTATCATTATCTTCTGATATAAATTTTAAATATGATTCTCTTGAAAATTTACATGGCAATGTGTATGCCAATTCATAAAAAAAATTTTTGTAATGCGATTTTTGTTCTTCAGTTGGTTCTATTGGATATCCAAACGCAATGGCATGTAAACCTTCCCACAGATGGGCGCCCCATATCTTTGTCATCAGACCATTATTTTTATTGTCATCCATATATTATATGTTATGTTTTTTGTTTAATAATTTTAATTCCTAGTGATTTGGCCAACATCTGAATGTATTTTTTTGTCTGTGCATTGTACACAATACTTCCGTTCTCAATGTCTGTTACAATTTTTGCAGGAATGCTTGTTTTGGTTGCTAATTCATGTTGTGTCATTGTTGCATCCAAACGTGCCTTTTGAATTTGCATTGAAATGTCATGAGGGACTTTCAACTCGATCTGTGGAATGTCATCTTCAACCAATTTTTTGATGTTTAAGTCTGGTTTGTGTGAGTTTTTCCCTGCATCCATTTTTTTCTCTGTTTTCTTTGGTGCATTTGAAGGATTCTTCTTCTTGAAAACAACAGGAGACCAATCTTGACAATCCATTTTGTATATAATAGTATGATATTATTTGTTAAGAATGTATGCAGTATATTGTTCAATTTTTTATTATTAAATTTATGTTGATAGACATAAATTTAATAATAAAAAATGATGGAATTCGCGTTAGCGATATTCCACAATTTTTTATTATTTCGATATTGGCTTTCACCACATCTCGAAATAATAAAAAAGAATGGGAAACGCGAGTAAGCATTTTCCACAATTTTTTATTATTTCGATATTGGCTTTCACCACATCTCAAAATAATAAAAAAGAATGGGAAACGCGAGTAGGCATTTCCCACAATTTTTTAAATTACATAAACAAATAATTATATTTTATCTATTATCAATGTTAAATAATTTAATAGATATCAAAAAGAAATATGAAAATCTAATAAACAGTCGTAATTGTGTATTTAAGAAATGTAAATCATGTATTGTGATACTTGAAAAATTAAATGACACCATTACAAATGAATCCAGAGGAGATATATTTGATGATAAATGTGCACAATTTAGAGCAAATAAATTGCTTGTTTTAAAGATATTTAATATTGTGAGTTTGACAGAACTTGCATCAATTGATAATAGTATATATCCAAGTAAACAGATAAAGTATCTTGTTGGAAATGTCATTGAAGAAAAAAATTTTAATACAGATCTAAATAAAATTCATACAGAAGGAATACATTACTATAAAACAATTGAACCAGCTTATTATAAAAATTTGCAGTTAAATGACTATACTGGAAAATATTATGAATGGCACGAAAATGGAGCAAAAAAACTAGAGTGTGAATATTTTGCCGGTAATTTGAGCGGCATGTATGCAAAATGGTTTTCTAATGGAAAAAAATTGGAACTATGTGAATATGTAGATGGCAAATTACACGGAAGATTCCAAGAATGGTCAATTAATGGTGTTATATATATTGATGAAAGATTGTATAATGATGTTGTATAAAATATAAATAAAAAATTGATTTATAAAATCATTAGGAGTACTTTTATATCTAATTACTATTACCATACAAAATGGCTTCTGAAATTGACTTTTCGAAGGCGACATTGTCTCCGGACGATGTTGACTTATGCATCTATCATGGAGAATGTTCAGATGGCTTTACATCTGCACTAGCATGCCACACATATTTTAAAGACAAATCAAAAACAATAGAATATCATCCTGCATCATTTACATCTTTGCCACCTGATGTAACAGGAAAGAATGTTTTGCTATGTGATTTTGCATATAAATATCCTGTGATGAAAGATATTTTGTCAAAAGCCAAAAATGTTTTGGTTTTAGATCATCACAAAACTGCAGAAGAGGGATTAGCAGAATTTCCAGAAACAAACAAAGTTTTTGTAATGAACCATAGTGGTGCATACATCACATGGAAATACTTTTTTAGAGATGTTGATGTTCCATTAATGGTAAAATATGTTGAAGACAATGACATTTGGTTAAAGGCATTGCCGAATACAAGAGAATTTACTTCTTACCTTTATTCTAGAAAATTTACATTTGAAGAATACAGCAAATTTTTAGATGACAAATATATTTATGATACTGTTTTTGTTGTGGGAAGTGGAATGACACTTCAAAATGACTTTTATATTGAAGATGCTGTAAAACATGCTTCATTACAATTTGTATTGCATAACAATAAGCCATATTTGGTTGCTGTGTCTCATACAGACAGATTAAAATCAGATATTGGCAATGCACTTATGTTAAAATATAGAAATATAGATTTTGCTATTTGTTACAGTTTTGATGACACATGGAATGAATATACATATAGTTTAAGATCAACCAATGACAGAACAGATGTGTCTGAAATTGCTAAACTTTACAATGGTGGCGGACATAGAAATGCTTCTGGATGTGGCACAAATTATATGATTGGCAAATTGATCGACGCACATGCTTATAATCTACTGAATAACATTTATCGACGAAAATTATCATTTGAAAATGGTGATTTGTATGATGTTGTTATTTTAAATTCTGCACATAACAGAAGGTTGTTTGCAGAATATTTATTGTCAACAAAATATATTGACACTGTGCCAATTTCACAAGCATGTTCTATTTTTAGAAACAGGAGTCCTGAAAAATGTAATGAGTATTATGATTTTAAGATTGCCATTGTATGGCTATATAATGGCACAAATAATATGTATGATTGTGTCATTCATGCAAATAAAGAAATATTATTAAAAATTATTCAAGAACTAAAATTAACAGTATATGAACTGAAAAATAATATTCTTAAAATATGTATTGATAATTTTGACATGTTTTTGTCTATTAAATCATAGATTTTTATTTAACATCATTCGAATTGTTTCATCATCACATTTAATATCTGGCAACACAAATAATTTTGTTTGTTTTCTGATGACTTTCTTGTCATCAAGAGAAGATTCCCTATCACTCTTTTCATATTTTTCTAATTTAACATATACACCATTTCTCATTGACTTGTCTTTTTCATTATCAAAATCAACTCCCATTTCCTTCAACATTTCAATACGTTTGTTTGTACTAATACCTTCTGTTGTTGTTTTTCCTAAATATTTATCGGAATACATTGAAATATAATTTCTGTAACAATCATATTTCGATCTCCAAATCATATGATTTACAATTTCATAAGTGACCTCCGTTGGAAATACAAGTGGTCTAGCATCAAATGTGAAACAATATTTATCTTTGTTGTATTCAGTGATCATTTCAGTCATGTTATTTTCTGTCATGGCATCTCTGAAATGTTTGTTAAATCTTACAGAAGTATGTGATGCAATGATGGACAATAATTTTGTGATTTTTCCTTTGAAAATATGTACTGATTTATTTTGCTTTTGAATAAATTCATCATATGTACAAGCAGGTGGAAAGATCAATGTTATTTCATCACTGTGTGTATAAGCTGTTGATGCTGAAAATGTTGTGATCAGATCCTCTGCAGTACGAATCATCGCATTATTAAATTCACTTGAATAAACACTTTGATGATTTGTCCATGCATAATATTTTAATTTTCTAAGCAGTTTTGAAAACCCTCTCCCATCAAGACGAATGATGAATGGCAGATATGGGGGAATAATTGCAAAAGTGTCCATTGTTCTACTTTCATAATATTGCATTCTTTCACATAAATTTTTTGGAATGTCATTTTCCAATTTATAATCGTCAACTTCTTCATCACTCTCATCAGCATCCTCATCTTTATCAGAATCGTCATCACTTTGACTAATATGTACTTCTTCATCCCCTGTATGTCTAAATCTGTTGTCATTTCTAGTATATTTAAAAAAGTTATAAATCAATGTTAACATTTTGCATGTCACCATGCCAAATGCAAAGATAAGGGGGGCAGCTACAAAGGTATACATTTTTATGGTTATATAATATGTTATGAGTATATTTATCAAGGAATTTAGGATTCAATTTTTTATTTTTTAAATATGTATCGAAAGATATATATTTATAATTCGGTTGTCATATAAATAAAAATCTTTGTCAATATATTTTTTACAGATGTTCGCCAATTTTTCTTCTTTTATTAGTTGTAATATGTTTCTCACAATGTTCTAATAAAAGCAGTAAAAAGTCATTTTCACATGCAGAATATGTTTCTTCTGATTCTTCTTTATCGGGATTTATGCTTATTTTAATAATTCTGATTTTTTCTTGTAGATCATCATCAATTACAAACTTGCTTCTGTCAAGATCTTCGATTGTAATTGGTATATATTTTTCTCCTAATACCATATTTCGAACAGTCGAAATACCATCATATAATAATTTTAATGTTCCAATGCAATTAGTATGCTTAAATTCATTATTATAAAGATTATATGCACATCTATCAATACATAATGCACGCATTATCAATCTTTCTAAAAAATATGAACAACAAAAATCACCCCAGAAAATAGGATAAGGCAAATCTGTTTCTGTATTAGTTAAAATATGTCCCAAATAAGTCAATAAATATTTTCTATCACTTTCATTTGGAATTACAGTTTCCAAAAATTTAAGTAGGTCTTTTTTATATCTGGAATATTCAGTACAAAAGTCATAATTGTACTTAATGAGAACTCTCTTTCTAAACTCATTTATCTCACTGTCGTATATGCCATTTTTGAAAACCAGAATTGATTTATCCATTATGATAATAGTATTTATATATGTTAATATGTAGTATATAATTCAATTTTTTATTTATCAATTTAGCTTTCGTCAAATCAATAAATAAAAAATTGACTTTTGAACTATTTGACAAACATAATAAAGTAAAAAATGTATTAACAGTCAAAAATGGCTTCCTCTACAGACCTTGATGCATCTGTTAAAGAGTTTAATGAACAGCTTACTGCATTTTCTATTTTTAAACAATCAGCTGAATCTTTAATTAAAACTCTGAATGATAAAATTTCTCACACTGATAAAAATGAATTAAAAAAAGTATATGAGGGTATTCGTGATTACAACATTAATTTTTTAACAGAATTATCGGAATTTTTGGATTTAGGAAAAGACGTATTAAAAAGCAAAGGATCATCCGAATTTGAATTGCAAAAATGTGTGTCTTTATTAAATTCAATAATTGAAATTAGTAAAAAAATAATAAAAGATAATACCGATATTCAAAATTATATAATTTTATATAATTTTATATAATTTTCAATATATGTTTATTTATAAATTTTTTACTTTATACCTATTTTTCCCAAGGGAAAAATGGATATAAAGTAAAAAAGTTAATCAAAACATTATAGAAAAACAATATAAGTATATGATTTTCTATAAATTTTGATTACCGAACAAAATGAAAAGTTTCTTGATGCATTTATTCATTGATTTTTTTTATTCCATTATATAATCATATTGAATGCCATTTTTTGTCCAATAACTCCATTTGCCAATAGGAACATCAAATCTGTAAATACCTTCTGCACTGGGAGTTTCATCATCGTGATAAAATGTCCATAATCCATTTTTTAAATTATCAACATATGTCCCAATATATTTTTTATTTCCATTTTCATACCATTCTGTCCATACACCTATTCGTACATCATTTACATATATACCTTCTATTTTAACATTTCCATTCACATGCCACTCTCTTCCAACACCAACTCGTTTGCCTTTCTCATATGTGTATTGAGATTCTTTTTTTCCATTCATATAAAAACAAGTTGATGAACCATCTAACAAATTATTTTTGTATTCTGATTGACATGCCAACATACCGTCTCTATACCATTCTTTATATGTTCCATGTCTCATTCCATTTGAGTAGTTTATTTCTAAACTTCTTCCTCCAACATCATACCAATATTTTGCTAGGCCATGCCTATGTCCTTCTTTTAGATTTATTTCTTTTATTTTTTTTCCATTATGAAACCATTCCTTTATTACTCCTGTGTAATTTATTGCATGTGCTTCAATATCATGGTAATAAGCTTGTTCAATTGTTTTATAATAATGTATGCCGTTACTGCAAATATTATTCATGTCACAGTCGTAATAATCTGGTGTAACTATTTTGCCTGTTGTGTAAACTACTTTTTTATTTTGATATTCTGTCAAAATCTCATTCAACATTTCATCTGGATTAAATTTGTTGAAAATTAAAATGACTTCAAACCTATTTCCTCTATACTTTGCATAATCAGCATTTATTATTCCTTTTCTATTTTCATTTGTAATTGTATTATATAACTTTTTCAATATTATGATGTACTGTTTGCAAGATTTATATACATATAAATTATTACTTATAAACTTCCTGTACTTTTCAAAAATGATTGACAACATTATAATTTTAAAATTATAATGTTTATATGCAATTTACACATTTGTAAAAAAAATTTCACTTTGTATTAATAATGTTCCATTATCATATATTATTTTTGCTATCACACCATTATCATATTTATAACACGTTCCATGTAATACTTCATTTACATATTTATAAGATGCTGTCAGAATTTGATTTTCATCAAATTCACGAACTTGATTTTTGACTCCATGTCTATATTGGCATCTAAAACTAATCTTTTGGTTTATATAGTATTTTGTATAACTTTTATGAAGTTTTTCTTCTTCATCATATGTACATTTAAGTCGTAAATATTCCTGCTCTTCGCCTCCACGCGTATGGATCTCGTCATAAAATTCACAATATTTACCAAATTTTTTGCCATTTCTATATGTGCAACATGATTTCAAGCTGCCACTCTCATAATAATCTTTATGAAAGCCATTTATTTTACTTCTACTTGACAAATTTATAACAGTTTCTATTTTAACATAATATGGCAAACTTATATCACTTCTTTCAATTATTGTATTGCATTCATAATCACCAATTTGATTTTTATGTTCAAATGTATCAAGATTAAAAATCTTAATAATTTTTAATTTATTTGCATGAAATAATGCATAATTTTTATCTACAACATTTTCACGATTTTCATCAGTCATTGTGTCACTTAATTTTTCAAAAACAATACAGTGATCAGCACAATAATAAAATACATGATTTGGAATTGATCCATATAAACACTCAATAACTTTACCTAACTCCTCTTCCATTTTGAAATGTTGTTAAAACAGCACAAAGATAGTATATTATTATACATAGTTTAAGAAATACAGCATTTCAATTTTTAATTATTTGATATGTGGCGAAAGTCATATATCAAATAATTAAAAATGATAAAATTCCCGCTAGGGATATTTTTCAATTTTTATAAATATATTAACTTTTTTCCTAAGGTTAATATATTCATAAAAATTCTAATGCCAATAAATGTTTCTTTGTTGGAATATAGATTTTATCATCAATGAGATTTCCATTATCATATATCATATATCTTCTTATCATACCTAATTCTTCATAACAAGCTCCATGTAATTTTCCATCGACATGGTTGTAATGTGATATTATCTTATGATTTTTATCATATTCATAAGATTTTCCATGTTTTACTCCATGATTATAATTACATTCAAAACTTGTGTTAATATATAAATCATAAGATAGTAATTTATTTAGACTAAAATAATATTCTACATATTGTCCATGAAGTTTTTCATCTTGATCATATTGAAATTTAAGTCGAGGATTCATACTGGAATTATCATAAAACTCGTAATATGTGTTGATTTTGTTATCTGTTGTATATCTCAATGATTTTTTTGTTCCACTTTCATAAAAATCAAAAAAATAACTATACGTCTTGTTATTTTCTCGATCAACATAGTAATCAGTTATTTTACTTCTACTTGACAAATTTATAACAGTCTCTATTCTAGTATAATATAGCAAACTTATATCACTTCTTTCAATTATTGTATTGCATTCATAATCACCAATTTGATGTTTATGTTCAAATGTATCAGAATCAAAAATTTTAATGACTTTTAATTTATTTGCATGAAATAATGCAGTACATCTATTTGCGACATTTTCACGATTTTCATCAGTTATTGTATCACTTAATTTTTCAAAAACAACACAGTGATTATCGCAATAATTAAATACATAATTTGGAATTGATTCATGTAAACAGTCAACAGCTTTGGCTAACTCCTTTTCCTTTTCCTCTTCCATTTTATTATGTTATTAAAAAACAGCACAAATATAATCCATTATTATGCATGGTTCAAATGATATAATGTTTCAATTTTTATGAATATATTTATAAAAATTGAAAAATATCCCTAGCGGGAATTTTATCATTTTTAATCATATGTATTTTCTTTAGAAAATACATATGATAAAAAATTGAAGAATTAACATTAAATCATCCAATCATCCAATCATCATATATTACCACTTCAAAAATGGAATATGACACATATGAATTATTGCAAAGGGCATTTGATAAATTAAATGCCATTAAAACACCATTAAAAAAAACAGTTGTTACACCCAATGTCCTTATTGAAAATAAAAGAACAAAAATCACAAACATAAGCGATTTTTGTATGTCAATCAACAGAAAAGAAAATGATATCGTCGATTATCTAAAGAGTGAATTGTCTGCTGATGTTGTTATGTCAAATGAGGGGTTAAAAATTACAGGGATATTCAGATTGCCACAAATTAAGACGACATTAGGCAATTATATTAAAAAATATGTCATATGTAAATCATGTAAATCAAAGGAAACAACAGTAAAAAAAATTAGTGGCAGCAGAATAGTTATTTGTGACACATGTAAATCAGAAAATTATTTATGAACTTAGCAATAGTTTAAGCTTTTTATATTTACTTTTTAAGGTTTTATTCATATCAGCCCATTTCTTACAAGTGTTTAAAATCTCTTCTTTCTTTAGTCTAAAATGATTTTTAATTACTTCATCAAATTCAGGATATTGACATTTATCTAGTAAATCTATCATTGCGTATTGCATAGTGTATCCATATATTCCTTTATTATAGTCCAAACTCATTTTGTCATCATATGTGCTGTAATGTTCTACTCCATTTAACCACGGTTTCTCGACTAAAATTTGTCCTTGAATCGACATTAAGACCTGATATATAGTTGATATTTGTGGAATCCATTTTTCACTTCCTTTTGCTGTGTCGCCTACATATGTATCTAAAATTGATAAGCATATCGAACCATCTTCATTTAAATTTGGATTCATTTTAACATTTCCAGTGTTTTTCACGCGGATATTTGGCGCAACATTAGGATATTTATCTGGGATAAACATATCAAAAATAAAACAGCCATTTTCATATGGCGTATCTGGTGGACCAATAATGAGTACTTTCATAAAATTTATATGTTCTTCATCAACACACAAAAATATAGAAGAATTATCTGCAATAGGCAGTGAGTTTTCCAAAGCAGGAATTTCATTTGACAATCTTTGAATTGTTTTTGCAGGCATTTGTTTGTGATAGTGTGACGCATAATAATGATTTCCCACGCGTATTTGTATTAGCCGTAGCTTATATTGTTTCATTGTCTTTACGTACTTCGAATCTGTTTCCTCAATTGAATCTGTACATGTGTCAGTTTCTTCATTATATATAGTATCGACTGTATTGTATAGTAATATGATCTTCTTTGCCAGACGATTATTTTTGTTATATCTTAATGCATTTTCAGATTCATCCTTTAATTTTTTTAGTGTATCATAAATGCCATTCTTAAAAAATGATATTGTTTCACTTTTTGCTAGGCAATCCAACAAATTAAAATATGCGTCATAATTTTTGTTGTTTTCGATTTCCAACAAAGGCACATCCAGTTGTTCATTAATAAATCCTTTTAATATTGACCTATTTAATATTTTATTTATTTTACTAATATCTTCTTTCTTAATATCATCAATGATGTCTAATATCAAAGTTCGAATCTTTTGTTTTTGTTGTTCTTTTATATTTAAATATTCTTCGACATTCCAAACTTTACTTGCATTATCCTTCAAATATCCTGTTCCATTATGATTATTTTTCCTTATTACTTTAATTAAATTTAGATATGGTATAAAATTAATATCTCTGTCAATCTCATCATCAATCGTATTATTAACATAATTTGCAAGTATTGCTATTTTTTTTTCAATTGGATGAAGTACTGATGATTTATCATTAACAACGCCCCATTTATTAATTATATCAATAACTCTGTTGAGTAATTTTGTAATTTTATTAGATGGATTCCAATAATGAAAATTAAACATTTTTGAATTTGATATCCTATATGATAAATTATTTAAGAAATTAGGTGACACGACTTCTATTATTGGTGGATAATTCGGATAATAATTATCATTAAAATATATATGTACAATTACTGTTGATATTGACATTTTTAATTTCACTTCCCAACAATAAATATTATTGTCTAACAAATTTAATTCTAAATTATCATTTGACATATTTTCAATATATTCATTTATAATCATATCTGCAATGACATTCTTTGGAAACAGTTTGTTTATTTTTAATTCTGGAAATTTGTCAACTGGCGTATGTGAAGACACAATCAAATCATACAATTCTAATTTCTTTTTTTGTGTTAAATATTCTTTTGAAATAGGTTCTACATTATTTTTAACTATTGTTCTTAATATTCTCGAAACACTGATGTCATTTTGGATACTCAACAAATTTAATTTATCAATCCATTTTAATCTTTCAATTGGCTCTGTTTTCACAATAAAATATTTCTTGTTCATAATTACTTCTTCTATCTTGAATCTCTTGGCGCCTATTTGAAATATCACACTTTTGTCGTCATATGACACATTTTTAATATTTGCTTCAGGATGGTCTTTTGCCCATTTGTTGATACTTTTTTCCATTTCCATTAATTGCATTATATAAAATATATAGTTTCAGTTTAAATATCAATTTTTTTATATATGATTCAGTCTAAAGACCGAATTATATATAAAAAATGATAAAGTCGTGACTTAGCAATTTTTTAATTTTTATTTTTTAACTATGTATCGTCAGACACATAGTTAAAAAATAAAAATTACAAAATTCCCGCTAGGGATATTTTTCAATTTTTAATTATTAAAAAGACTAAACATTTTCACATTTTTTATTCTTTAAATATAAAAAATAAAAATAGTATAAATTTCCGTTTTATGAAATAATTGCGTCAAAAATAATTTATTCTCTAATATAATTATATCAATATGTCAGACGCGGCATTTCCTGGAGGACCAAAAGATGATTTAGCAGAATTGCTCAACTTGCAAGGAGGCAAAAGAGGAAAAAGAGGATCGAGAAAGGGATCTAAAAAGGGTTCAAAGAAAGCATCAAAATCAAGAAAAGGTTCAAAGAAACAAACAGGTGGCAAAAGAGGCAGAAAAGGATCCAAGAAAGGATCAAAGAAGGGTTCTAGACGTGGAAAGAAAAGTTCTCGATGAAACCATAGGTTGAGTTCCCGATGAAACCATAGGTTGAGTTCCCGATGAAACCATAGGTTGAGTTCCCGATGAAACCATAGGTTGAGTTCCCGATGAAACCATAGGTTGAGTTCCCGATGAAACCATAGGTTGAGACCACGATAAAAGACGATGAATGATTTAATTAATATTTTTATTTTTACTTTTGACTAAAGTGAAAATAATTAATTTATATTGTTATTTTTTGAATTGCTCTAATTAATCTCACTAATTGTTCTCTAACATACTTATATGTCTCTGGGGCATACTTTTGTATATTTCCATCTTCTTCATTTACACCTACGCCAAATTCATCTATTACGACACCATGATATTTGTTTTTTGGATGTGCCAAACGTGCTATTATATTATCAACCTCTTGCTTTATGATTACCTTATTCTTTTCAAAATCCTTATCATCAAAAAAAGCTTTTCTATCATTGCCTTCTCTCATTCTACATGGGATTCCTCTTGTATTTCTTTCAAGACGTATACAAGCCTGACCCTCAAGATGTAGTTTATCTATTTTTGGCAATACACATTTGCAACATCTTGTACATTTGCGTTTTTCTATACATGCAAAACATCTACCTCTTCTATCTTTTTTACATTTGTCACAATGTTTCTTTTTACGTTCTCTGTCATATTTAATGCCTTTAATGTCACTGCTATAAATAAATAGTAATTCTGGGTGCGCCTGTATGTCAGATACAATCCATTCACCTTTCAAAATCTTTATAAACATTATATTAATATACTAATAAATTCTTAAATATAAACAAACTCTTATTGATTCTTTTTGAAATCCTCATCTAATTCATCAACCACATCTGTTTCTAGTTCGACTTTTTCATTGTCGCTCTCCGTTGTAATAACTGAATTGCTTATTGCATCAGTCACAGCATTTTTTACTGCATCACTTACTGCACTATTTACTGCATCATCTTCTGCATCACTTACTGCACTATTTGCTGCATCACTTACTGCACTATTTGCTGCATCAGTCACTGTTGGATTTACAGTATTATCATTTGTATTTGTTTCATTTTCTTTCAAATCAACTAAAACTTGTGTTGTGTCATCAATTTCATTTATATTGATATATTCTGTCACTTTTATAAATTTGTCATCTGATACTTTTTTATTCATATCACGCATTGCTCTTTCCCTAATTTTCTCTGCATTTTGTTTAATATAGTTCAAAATTGCTAAAAAGTTAAACATTCTAATTGATTTCATTAGTGATTTAAATTCCTCAACACTGTTTAATACAAATAGACACATAGTTGTGATAATCATTTTGTATTTATTCATTATTGTCAAATTTGTGTAATAAAATCTTCCTAAAAATAGAATTGTCTCATTACTGAAATTATTCACATTGTTAATCACATAATAATACATCGTCATAAGAACAAATTGTGTTGCATATGATCCAATTAAATCAGACAAATATGTTGTGATTAAATATTCCATATATGTCAAAAATACATATATTACCCATAACTTATGTGTTGTTTCTAATTCAACAATGTCATTCTTCTTTTGATAGTCTGTTCTTGGTGTACGACGTATTTCATCCAATAATCCATATGTCTCAAGTGTTTTGGAAAAATTGTAAACAAGAAAAAGCACATTAAAGAATCTAGTCGGGAATGATGTTAGAAGTGACAATATTAAATATAGAACTGCAATTACTAATTTGATATGTGTAAATTGACATACTCTCAATTTGATGTCTTTATACATCATTGTCATCCTTTGTTTTGACTCTTCATATCGTGTGTCAATAGTATCCATTTGATATCTGTTATATATAATGATTATAGGTTGTATTCTTTAAATTTTTCAATTTTTTTATTTCATTGATTAGCAAAAGCTGATCAATGAAATAAAAAAATGATAAAATTCGCGCTAGAGATATTTTTCAATTTTTTTTATTTATGATTTGTCTGGGCTTTTTATTATCAATATTTATTTTTTTCTTTTATGACTTTTGTTTTTTTCTTTGGTTCATCTTCACTTGAATCACTAGTGTCTGATTCAATTTCTTCAATTTGATATTTGCTTTCAACACATTTTGTTTGAGTAACGGGATTAAGATATTCTGGTTTTATCATATATTTCATTATTTTGACGCATTCATTATGACCAGATAACTCATAAATTTCATCATAAGACAAATTTTCACTAAGTGATTTGATTTTTAACAGATTTTTTGATGTAGCTGACACTGTATTATTTTTTTTATTATCTTTCTTACTATTAATAAAATTTACGGTAAAGTTATCTCTATTAATTTTTTTTTTCTTTGATTCAATTTTATATTTTTCATTATATTCCATATACACCTTGTCATCAGAATTTACATCATAATAAGTAAATTTCATATTTGTCGGTATCAATCCTTTATCTATTAACATATCACTTGTTTTATCATTTAAATATATGTTTTGACTTTTGAATAAATTCAATATATGATCTACATCGGAATATGGTTTGGACAAATAATTATATGGTTTGGACAAATAATTTAAATGTTCTTCTCTCAATATAAATTTTTTATCTAAAGCATATTCAATAAATTTACTATTACATATTCCTAACGCACATTTTACGACATTTTCGGTTATTGTAACATATTTAGAACATTCAAATGCAATTATATTATTACCAACATAAACTGCAATTTTCATTGTCTCTTCATCATACCTGTTTGGAAATAGGTATTCAAACATTTCTATCGATTCAGTATTGCTAATTGTATTAATTAAATACCAATACAGATCATCAATATTATTTGGATTTAAATCCTTTATTTTGACATATTTAAAAAGACGCAAATCACATGATTTTTTCATATATTCACCTATTTCATTTTTTGTCAAAAGAAGTTTTTTATCAAAAATTTTTTCTGCAATTTGTTCATGTTCCTTTATGACCCAAATACAACTAAAAACAATATTGTCTGGTATTTTTTCTATTTTCTTTGCATATGATATAATCTTTTTCATTAGTTCGACAAATTTTGATGTATTGACATCAATTCCGATATCAAGTAATATATTATGTATCCTATCTTCAGATTCTCGTAATATATCAAGAATACATACTTCATTGTCATTTTCTAAAGCACATTTTATAAAATAAGGATTATGTATATACATACTTTTTTCAATTTTGTCCATATTGAAATTTTCTATTTTAGTTATATCAAAATTTAACTTACACATTTTTTTAATTACAGGATTTCTTAATTTTAATGGCTTCTCTTCTAACAATTTATTTAATATATTAACATATTTATATGAATTCCATTTTAAATTTGTCACAATTGTGTCAATAGTTTTAACTTTATCATCATCAGTCAATAATTTTTTATCTAATAAAATATTTAACATATACAATATCATATTACACTGAGTATCTTTTACTTTTATTTTTAGGACATCTTGTAAAGATGACATATCGATATCCTTGATATTCCTTGATATATATTTGTCAATCCATCCCAAATATCGTTTGTCTACATCCAGATCGCCAAGAGGATATTTTGATAACACGTAATAGAATGTATCTTTCGTTAAATAAGATCTGTCGACAATACACTCAAAAATTTTCATCAAATTTGTGTCAATCCATAAATTAATAATGGGGAAATCAATTATATACCTAATTACTGCATTTGCATTATCTGTATTTTTTGTGGTCGATACCAAATCATATGCTTTTTGTTTTACTGCGGTTCTAATATTTGGTTGTTCATAATAAAATTCATATTTATAATAAATTGTTCTTTGTTGTAATAATTCATTGTATATTTCTTGATCTGTTTTAGGCATTGGTAATAATAATATTATCAATGTCTTTATTATATTTTAAGTTTGATTATCAATTTTTTATTGATTGATAAAATAAATAAATTCATCTAACTTCTCCATTTTGATGTCATCATTTAATCCAAATTCTTTTTTATTTTTTGTATCCAATTTTATTGTAAATCCATTTATCATTTTATTTTTATTTAAATATTCTAATACGTTAGCCCTTAATGCAATATGATTAATGTTATTATCTGTTATACCAAATATCTTTTTTACTTTTGTATTTACTTTCAATGGTTTTTTATAATCATATGAATCTGGTATAGCAATTTTATTAAAATCAACTTTCTCATTTATTTTGTCTTTCTTTTTGATAATTATATCATCGTGCGATGTATCATCATCCGATGTATCATCATCCGATGTATCATCTGTCGATGTATCTGTGTTGCCTAATGCTTTTTTGACAACTTTTTTCTTGACGATTTTCGGTACTGTCTTTTTTACTGATATCTTTGCAGATTTATTATCATCGTCCGATGTATCATCTGTCGATGTATCCGAAATACTTAATACTTTTTTGACAATTTTCGGTGCAGTTTTTTTCACTGATATCTTTGCAGATTTATTATCATCGTCTGATGTATCATCTGTCGATGTATCCGATATACTCAATGCTTTTTTGACAATTTTCGGTGCAGTTTTTTTCACTGATATCTTTGCAGATTTATTATCATCATCCGATGTATCATCATCTGATGTATCCGAAATGCTTAATGCTTTTTTAACAATTTTCGGTGCAGTTTTTTTTACTGATATCTTTGCAGATTTATTATCATCGTCCGATGTGTCATCATCCGATGTATCATCTGTCGATGTATCATCATCCGATGTATCTGTATCGCTTAATATTTTTTCAACAATTTTTGGTTTAGTTTCATTAGTACTACTTGATGTTTTTTTAACAGATGTATCACTTAATACTTTATTTGTTTTCTTAACAACCTTTACTTTTTTAACAACTTTTGTCTTTTTGACTGGTTCTTTTTCAGATGTGTCATCTAATATATCACTTAATACTTTTTTTGGCGTCTTTACAGCTTTTGTTTGTTTGACATCCTTAATAACCTTTGACTTTGTGACAAGTTTCTTTTCAGAATCATCGTCCGATGTATCATCGTCGCTTAATGTTTTTTGTGCTTTTTTAATAATCTCCTGTTGATTTGTCAATTGATAATTATTGAGTCTTAAATATTCTTCATATATGTCACATAGTTTAGAACCTGTAGACCGTAATAATGTCAAAATACAAGATATATCTGGTTTAACTTTTTTATCATTAAGAAAATAACTTACGACTGCATATTGATTTTTATATTTTGTAGCTGTATTCAAATGTGATATATTTGGCATATAATCTTTGCAAAAAGCTTTAACTTCTTTCACAGACATTTTACCATCTAACATTTTATTAAAAATTTTATCCTTATTAGTTTTTTCTGCTCCATACCCATAGGGGTAAAATGTATTTTCGTCACATACCTTTTTAATATCTGCATCATCTATCTTAATACCATATTTTTCAATGTTATTAATTTTTATTTTATTTTTAATTGCTAATACGACATCATTCTTAGTTGGTTTATATCCTGCTTTTAAAATTAGATCTATCAAATCGCTAATTTCTCTACTTATATCTATATTTTTATATGAATAGCCATTCCTTTGATACAAATTATATTTATCATCATATTTCATTTTGATAATATTACTAATGGCCAATTCATATATTTTATTGACTGGTTTAATGTTATGCTCGATAAAAAACATAATTAATTCTCTAAATTTATTAAAATAAGCATATTTATTTTTTTCATAACCTGTTGTTTCATATTTGATTAACACATGTTCCGCAAAATTAATATTTAATTCAATACCTAGATATTGTATAAATGTGTCGTACATGTTATTATTTAATGTTATAAAACATGTGTGAATTTCATAATCAGTTAATTTGTCTTTTGAATTATTGTATTGAGATAAACAATCAATTATCATCTGATCAGCTTTTTCATATATGGAATATAATAGAAATTCTTTACTGTATATCATACATTCTGGATGTCTTATAAAATATAAAGCCACATAAGAGGTGACATAGTCAAATTTATGAAATATAGATGTTTTATATAAATGTAATTCATTTTGAAACAATGAATAATTGCGTGAATTGTTTTTGTCTGTTGATGGTACATCTGACCATTTTATTGTTTTTGGAGTTGACCCATCAAAAAAATATGGTAATTGTTTTTCTAATATATAATCAATAGTTTCTTGTTTTATCACGCTATGATATTTTAATATAAATTCAGCAACAGTGTCGTAATAAGGTTTTTTGTATGGCACATTTGCAATTTTATTTACTAATTCTGCATTGTTTTTAAAGTCAAAATTAATTTGAATCAGATTTATTAATGAATTTTTTATATTATAATCATCACCATTCTTCAAACTTTTTTCCAATAAGTCTTTGTAAGTACTTTCTATTTTTGATTTCTTTTTTGCCATTTATGGTTTGTTCTATATTGGAAAACCTTATATATAAAATGTTAAATTCAATTTTTAATTAATAAATATGTAGCGAAAGCCACATATTTATTAATTAAAAATGATAAAATCGCGAAGAGCGATTTTACAATTTTTAATTAATGTTCTGTCCCTCTTAAATAAAATCTAAGTAAACAATATTTTGTCTTGAAATTCTGATCCACATTTATGACATTTCAGATCCATTCTTAATGCACATGAAATACAAAATTTATGTTTACATTCAGACAGCAATACCACTTGTGGTTCAAATATGTCACAAATTTCACATTTTCTTTTTGATATGACCTGTTTCCCCAATATGAAATGTGCAACTTTGCTAATATTTTCTTTTGTAACCTGTAACTTCCAATTGCTATTATAATGAATAACCTGATTGTTGATCTTTGTATATTTTTCTGATTTGCTATTTTTAACTAAATAATACCATGATGCAGGTTGGATCTCAATAATCTTTTCAAAATCCAATAAGTCAAATGATCTTGCAATAAATTTATCAGTACATAAGTCAGATGCTAATATTGTTTGCACTGAATCTGGATTATTTAACATTGCTAATGTCAATATGGTATATGTTTTATCATTAATATCTATTTCTTCATAAAATTTTATTGACACAATCATATTTTTCATATTTAATAATTTATTCAAAATTACATGATTATGTATGGCAGAATATAATATGATGTTCATTTTTATATAATTCACCACCATTTTTTCATCGTTGTCAATTATTACTTTGTCCGCAATACAGTTGGTTAATAAATGTTTATCATCTATATATTTAATAATTTCATCAAAAATTTCGGGACAATAAGTAATTATATTCACCAATGTTGTTTCATCAATTGTGTCTTTATTAATGATTCCATATTGAATTAATAGATCAACACTTTTATTGCGTTTTAATGCATAATTAATATATTTTGTTGTTAACATATCTTTTGTAATAATTTCTTCTTCTATCAATGTTTTCAACATATCAGATGATTTTGCAATAATACATTTCAATATGTCATGGACAACCGATATTTTCATAATATTTTCAAATCCGATTTTCTTTATGACTTTAATAATGCAATCATCTGCAATATCGTATGTTTCAATTATATTTGTTAATGACATACGGCCAGCCGAATTTACATTTAAATATGATTCATTGGGAATTGATAACATATATTTCTCTAAATGTTCATAAGTTACATATTTAATCATTAGATAATATAAATCATTTCCATTTTTATTTTTAATATCAATTGGATCTATTCCTAATTTCTTAATATAATTCAATAAAACATCATAATTTGATTCATTTATTAATTCAACTAATACAGCCGTTCCAAATGTATTTTTTTGTAATAATTCTTCTTTTGTAAAATGTGTAATATATTGTTTACAGTTGTCAATATTTGCATAAGATAACAAATAATTTCCACAAGGATCTTTTAATTTAATGATTTCTTCCTCTGGATATTTTGATAGCAATATATCATACAATTTGGGTTCTAGCATAACAACTTCGATTAATTGTTTTTTTGTCAAATCGATATCCTTTATTTGTTTTAATAACAAACACGCGGTTGTTACAAAAGGAATCTTGTTTTTTTGACGCCAGTAATATTTTAATATCTTCTTTATTATTTCTGGATTAGAAGGTTCAAAACACATCAAACATTCAAAAGTAAAATGGTCTGTCAAACTTTTTTTAATTATTTGATGGACATGTGACTCAGAATATTTATTAACATGTATGAATTCTGGAAAATAATCAAGTAGTCCAGCATCTCTAATATTCATAATATCTTTTATACAGTCATTTGGAACATCAGATCTTGACTCAATTCTCTCAATTAAATTTTTAATATCATCCTGTCTTTTTAAAGTTAACATTTTTTTTAGAATTGATGCAATTGACTTTTCCATTAACATTTCATGAAATTCTTCATATGTGTCTAATATAATATTACACTTATCATAAAAATTATATTTATACATCAAATCAAAATATGTTTGTACTATTATATTCTCTTCTGATTCATGTGTCAATTTCTGAATTTTTGGAATAAACTTTAATAAATGTTCTTCAAAATTAATAGCATTGATAATCTCTTTCACATTGTCTAATCCAAGTTTACCAATGCAAATTTCAAATAGATGTGGCATTTGTAATATGTATTCAACACATTCCCGAAATACTTCTTTATTTATATGATTCAACAAAATATTATTGTCCATTCTAAATATTAAATAATCTATCAAACATTCATATTCATCGTGCTCAATTTTACATTTGAATTTTAAGGGATTTATCATATGTTTATAAATACATTTTAACATTCTATCCCTTGGTCTATTTTGGACAAAGATTATTAAAAATAATTCTTCTTCAAACTCTTTAACTTTTTCAATAAACTCTGCAGAATTAAATACATCATTGTTATTATTAATTGTATACATATAATATAAATTGTGTGCATTCATGTCGTCATATAATACCAATTTTTGACTTGCCTTATTAATATTCATATAAATTATTTCAAATAGCTTATCATACATCTCTGGCAACAAATATCTTTTGAACATATTAAATGCAGTAAATATTTGCAATGATTCTTTGCTCATACCTAAAATATTTTTCAAATCAAACTTTTCATTTGAATATCTTTCAACAAAATCATTAAATTGTTGTACAGTAGGATAAATATTAATTAATGAATCATAGTACATATTCATATTTTCCAATATTGATTCATTGGTCATGACATTAATAATTTTATCAATCATCTTATCATCATACATACATTTTGTAGCCCATTGACCTAAATTTTCAGTTAGTAATTTTGTAATAACTAAGATTCTATTTGAATCAGTTCCATTCAGAATATGATTCATGACATTTATATTATTCGAAATACATAACTGATACACTTTATTACAATGATTTTCTGATGTCAAATGACGACAATCTCGTAAAAAATCTAAAAAAGATGACTGACTTTTCAGAAATTTATTATAATCATAATTTTCTATTAATTTTCCAGTATATTTCGAGTTCGTATTAATCAATCCTAACATATTATTGACATCCAACGAATTTATTGTATCATCTTTAATATTTCCAATATAATTTTCTAAACATTCATCACATTTTGGACTATTGAATGTCAACTGTCTTTTAATTAACAGATGTTTCAAAATATAATTAAGTTCAGCAGCATTTCTGTCATGCAGATCGAATTTGTTATATATACATATGTTAAATATATCATTAAGATAAGATTTTTGAAATGTTTTTTCTCCAGTAATACATAATGTTTTTTCAATTTCCAAACTTATGTCATCCATCTTTGCAAAAGTATATTTAAATGCCAAATAGCTTCTGCATAAATTCATATATATATTTTCATCTAAACTTGTAAGTTTATCACATAATTCATTAACCACCCACAATGCATGTTTATGTAATCCAATATTATATCTGAATAATGCAAACATAGATGTTCTATTTGTTTTTAATTTATTAAACATGATTTCTACATAAATGTAGCAATGATTTTCCATTGATGGTAATTTTGATGGATACCTATATGAATATGGATATATTATTTCAAATAATGAAATATTTGATTTCCCATGACATTCAAATAGTTCCAAACTTGTACCAAATATTATAAAATTATATATATCCAGAATATATTTCGACGTGTCTATTTTTTTATGTACTTCTATTAATTCTGTTCCCTCTGTCACAGTTATATCATTGATACAATCATAAATATTATCAAGATACTTATGAAATAATTCTAATTCAGCATCATCTATTTCTTCATTGTTTGTTATTATATATACAAACAAAAAATAATAGTTAAGTGCAACAGTGCTGTCATAATAATGGAATGTTTTGAATGATGCATATAAATCCAACATCGAACTATAATTTTCATTTCTTATTTTAGTATTGAATGGTATAATTCCTTTGTCATTTTCAACATAAATAAGACTTTTCATATGTTCATATACATTTTCCCCTATTTCTAAATTAGGACTGTTGATCAGATAATGTAATACTGTATTGCCTTTGTCATAACGAGTATTTACAAGTTGGACTTTATCAAGAGATTCAAATACTTCATTAAATTTCTTTGTTCTGATTAGCCGTTTTAAATAACTTTCTCCCTTGTTATTTTTTATTCTTAATAGATCTGTATATTTATAAATATCAATTATGTTAATTAATGATTCTCTTAAATTTGGTTCAAAGAATGTCATGTCCAATATTGATATGTTTTTATTGCTTGTCTGTGTTAAAAATTCATTGTCTGAATCAATATTGCAATATACCAATAATAAAGATGCAATGTCAGAATCAACATTCATTGACAAAATTGACAGCCATAACAAGCCATTAATATCAATGATTTTTTTTGCCCGATTCAGTTCTGAAATCAAATCATTATTTGACTCCACAATTTCCATTATTTTATTCCTATAACTGTCATCTATGAAGCCAAATATGTCCGCCATGTGGGTTAATATTGCCTCATTTGTTATTTGTGCTTTTTCTGATGAAACTGCATTAGTTATGTATTTATTTGGAATTGAAGAGACAATGTGATTAAGTCTGTCTCTTGTAATTTCCCTTTTATTTTTTTCTTTTAATATTTTTTGTCTTTCTGTCTTGAGACCAATTTCTTCTCTCAAATATTTGAAACTATAATCGCCATTTAATCTTGAAATGAAATATTCAAATGTTTCATCTTCATTGATGTTATTTGAATCATCAATCGGAACATCATTTGGAACATCATTCTGAACATCATTTGGAACATCATTCTGAACATCATTCTGAACATCATTTGGAACATCATTTGTTACAACATTTGGGACGTCATTCGGAACATCATTTGGAACATCATATGAATCATCATCTGATTCATCATCTGAATCATCATCTGAATCATCATCTGAATTATCATTTGTTAGAACGTTTGGAACATCATTTCGAATGGTATTTTCTCGAAAATATTGAGTTATATGTTCAGCCATTCCATTAATATGAATATTATTTTCTCGAAAATATTGAGTTATGCGTCCAGCTACTCCATCAATATGCCTATTATTTATTTCAACATATGGAAGATTCATAAAATTAATAGGCAAATTGTTTTCTCGAGCATATTCGGCCATGCGTTCAGCAATTGCATTAATATGTTGTTCCATTGCATTAATATATTGTTCCATTTTATATTTGTATAATATAAACAATCTATTCTTAAAAGTTTTATTTTTCAATTTTTTAATTATTGAAAAATATCCATTCTAGCGGAAATTCTATCATTTTTTATATTAACTATGTTGCCTAAAGGCAACATAGTGAATATAAAAAATTGATTTTAAAAATTCCTGAACAATATTACATTGTGATATAATATAGAAAAATGCCTAATACACGTGGTGGCAAGGGATATAAAAGTGGCAAAAAAAATACCAAACTTAAAAAGGAACAGGACTTTCATTTTGATAAAGACGACGGTATACATCACTATGCAACCGTTTTGAGTAGATTGGGTGGAAGTCAGTTCAAAGTAAAAATGGACAATGATGAAACAGTAACAGCAATTCTTCCTGGAAGAATGAATAAGAAAGTATGGTGCAATAAAGGAGATATTGTCATTGTTAGTTATGATAAGGATAATGGTTGCGAAATTGTTGCAAAGGTTGTTAAACAGGAACAACAACAAGAAGCAACAGCATCAATGATTAAGTGTGAAGGTGATGACTATGATGTTTTTGCAGTTGATAAAGATGACAGAGAAGAAAAACTTGCCGAGTTAGCAAATGAAATTAAAAATATTCGATCTCAAAATGTAACAAAAGATGATATCGAAAGAAAGCAACGAGATAAAGAAAGATCAATACGCAAAAAGGAAAGAGAATTCATACAATATACAGATGGTGGCAAAAGAGTCGTTAATGATGATATTAAAAAGAAAGATGAATCAGACAAAGAATCTGATGAGGAAATAGAAAAACAATCTGACGAAATAAATATAGATGATATTTAACATTCCAATAATTTTTCTGTCAATTGTTCAATCACTTGAACATTATATGATTCCAGTGTGATTTCTTTTAATTTATTTAATAATTCTTTTTGTTTATTAACTACAACATCATTTGCATTATCATTTGCATCATCATTTGCACCATCGTTTGCATCATCATTTGCATCATCATTTATAACATCATTTGCATTATCATTTGCACCATCGTTTGCATCATCATTTGCATAATCATTTACAACATCATTTGCATAATCATTTACAACATCATTTGCATCATCATTTACAACATCATCTGCATCATCATCTGCATCATCATTTGCATCATCGTCTACAATATTATTAACGATGTTATTTTTTTTATTTTTTTTATTCAATGCATCATATAAGGCCAATCTATCGGACGCTTGTAAATCTCTTTTTTCAAAAATATTATTAATTTTTTTAATTCTATTGATATCATATGTGTCAATTGTATATCTATGTAATTTTTTAAGATTTTTTTGTAAACTTTTGTCACTAACACATAACTTATATGCTTCTCTGCATACTTCAAAATCAGTTGTTTGTTTTTTTGCAAACAGTTTTTTAATGTTATTAGTAGACTCATTTGATAATTTTTGTGTTTCTTTTACTATTGCTTTAGGCGTCTCCTTTACTGTTGTTTTAGGCGTCTCCTTTACTGTTGTTTTAGGCGTCTCCTTTACTGTTGTTTTAGGCGTCTCCTTTACTGTTGTTTTAGGCGTCTCCTTTACTGCCACGTCAGGTGTTTCTTTTATTTCTGCTTTAGAGGTCTCCTTTGGCGATGAATTTTGTGTCTCTTTTACTTCTACTTTTTGTTCTTGTTTTGGAATAGGTCTACAATTTTCTTTAAAATACTTATCGATTTGTTCATTTGTCTTTTGTGTTCCGTCCGGATTGACAAATTGATCAAATCTTAATGTTATATTTTTATAATTGTTCATATTGAATTGATGTGAATTTTTTGCATGATTAATTTTATTCTCAAGAGATTCATGAATATGTGATATTCCATTTTCAGAATCATCTAACCATATCGATAAAAGTCCGATAACCTGCTTAACTAAACTCCATGACACATTCCAACTTTCTTGATGATAATGTGATGCAGTTGTACAAATTGTACTATTTGGTTTAAATCTCCCACTTGGTGTTAAAACTCTAAATACAGGCGCAGATGCTGGAAATTTTAGAGGCAAATCAATTTGTCCAATATATAACCCCCCTTCATATGCTTTCTCATTTTTGATTCTCAACATGAAATAAAATTTTAAAACATCATTCTCATCTTGAATAATCTGATAATAGTCATCTTTTGTTCTTTTAATTGTATTAAGCTCACCGCATAGCCTTTTTTGGGTTTCTGGAGACAATTCGTTAAATTTAACCATATTTAGTGTAATATTTATTGGTTTATATCACAAGATTTATAGGATTCAATTTTTTATTTTCACTTATGTGTCTAGCGACACATAAGTGAAAATAAAAAATTATGAAATTCCCGCTAGGGATATTTCTCAATTTTTTTATTGATGTTCTGTTCCCTTAAACTAAATTATGAAATTCCCGCTGGGGATATTTCTCAATTTTTTTATTTATAATTTGGTCTTTAGACCAAATTATAAATAAAAAAATGATAAGATCGCGAATAGCGATCTTACAATTTTTTATTGATGTTCAGTCCCTTTTAAGCTAAATGATAAAGTAACATTTTTGCTATTGTTATGTTCAAATTTAAAATAAATAATGCTATATGTATATTATGAAAATATTTGTGGGCAATGTTCCTTTTGACTGTACATCTGAAGAGTTCATAAATTGTTTTAAACATATACAGGGATTTAAAAATGCAGAATTAGTGTTAAAAGATAATAAGGAAACAAAGGGGTTTGGATTTGTAATGTTTGATTCAGAAAAAAATATTGAACAATTGGCAAAATCTGAAATAAATGTGAGAGGTCGCATATTGAGATTTTCTAAATATAATGAAATAGGGAAAAAAGGAAAAAGTAATTATATTCATATATTTGGATTAACAGATGATATCACAAGAGAAGATATATATGAATCATTAAAAAATGTAAACATTGGCAAATATTTTATTGAAACAGATCGTAATACAGGTGAAAGTAAGTGCACCGCAATTGTTGAAATAAAAGATAAAAATGTTCTTAGCAAAATTTTAGAAAGCAAAACTATTGAAATTAAGGATAAAAAATTTCAATGTGACATGTACAAGAGACAGGTGAATAAGACATCATATGACACTTCAACATCGCTTGATATATATAAGATGTTTACAAATCAATAATTAGCCAATCGAATAAATTAGCAAAACACATTCAGTCATTATAATTTCTTTAACATCATCATCACTGATATCAATTTCAGTCAATGATGGTATATGATGATAATCAAATAAAATCCATTTATCCATTTTTTTATTAATACAATAATAATATCCATTTTCAAAAGAATCCCCCTTGTGACATATGATTGAACTTATATACCATCTTAATTTTTTTTGTGTGTCATCATTTACCTTATTTAATTTTATTTTTTTCATTATGTCAACAGACATTTTTATTTTTTTATTACTCTCATTAAATCTTTTTATTGAAATTGGAATAAAAGCTGGGATAGATGTAAGTTTATAATAGTATTTATCAATATATAGTGTATAATCACCTTGATTTTTTATTTCTTTTTTACCTATTATATTTTGTTCAAACCAATGATCAAGCAAATTTTTAATTGTGGCATTTTCATTAATTTCCAAATCAATGATATTATATTGTTTTTTTATTATTTCATTGCATTTCATGTCTTCTGTGACTGTTATTTTCTCTATTTCCAATATCTTATATTGAAATAATTGAAGCAAGAAATCGAGATATTTTATTACATCTTGTGGCTTAAAAAAATATTTATTATCTTTACACCATCCACACAAATATGAGTAATTCCTAATTTCATTTAGAATATCTGATGTCACAGAATAATTTTTATTTATTAAATCAACAAAGCCATTTTTTATAATTTCTTGCAAGTATATTCCCGAATAATTTGTGCTATTCGTATTTAATATTTCAGTGTTATTGCTATTATTATAAAATAATCCAAGAAGTAAAGAAGAAATATAACTTGTGTTTAGTCCATCTTCAATCACATATGGTTTTCTGTTCATATAAATAAATATCCATCTTTTCTTAAACCAATTAGCGAATTTAATTATCACTTAGTTCCAAATGTCCTTTAGATCCACTAAGCTGTTTATCAATAAAGTCAAAGGCAGGCATATCTGGAATTTTGATGTCATAATGATCCATAATCTCTTTTAGCATTGCCTGATCCCTGTCTGTAATAAAATTAATTGCAACGCCGACCTTTCCAAAACGTCCACTTCTGCCAATCCTATGAATATATTGGGCAACATTGTTTGGCAAATCATAATTAATGACAATTCCAATTTGTTGAATATCAATACCTCTAGAAAGTACATCGGTTGTCACTAATACGCGTGTAACGCCCAATCTAAAATCCTTTAAAACGTTGCATCTTGAAGCAGTATCTAAGCCGCCATGAATTTTGCTTACATTATGTCCATCATTTACCAATCTGCGTACAAGAGAATCAACACCTTCTTTTGAATTCACAAAAATAATACATTGACCGATGTGAATATTTTTATAGATGTCCTGTAATGTTTCATATTTATATTTTTCATACTGAAGATCAACTTTGTATTGTTTAATTAGGTCTAAACTTAATTCTTCATTGTCTAATAATAAATATTCTGGTTCATGCATGAATTTATTTGACAAATCAATAACTTCTTGTTGATATGTCGCAGAAAATATACAGATCTGTGCAGATTTTGGTAATTTGCAAAATATATCTTTGATTGTCTTTGTAAAATCTTTTGTTAACAGAACATCAGCCTCATCTAATATGGCTAAAATAACTTCATCTGTTTTTAAAATCCCTCTCTCAACAAGATCTTGAATTTTTCCTGGGGTTCCTACAATAATATGAGAAGTAGATACAGCTTCATTAAATGATCTGTACTTGTCTTTGTAAAATTCTGCTCTTGAATCATCACCAGTACATTTTGTAATTTTTAAAGACATATATTTTCCTAAATCTGAAATGACAGAATGTACTTGTTCTGCTAATTCTCTTGTATGCACAATGATGATGATCTGGGGTTTATTTAATTTACTATTGACTCTTGATAATGCACCAATCGTAAATGCACCTGTTTTACCTGTTCCTGATTGAGACTGTGCAACTAAATCGACTTTTGCATAGATCTTTCCTATTGTTGCTCCTTGAATGTATGATGGGTCACGAAATCCATAATCATTAATACCTCTCAACAATTCATAACTTAAAAAATCCATATCGTCAAATCTCTTATACTCTGTAGTTTTGTATATTTCTAAATCATCTTTTGATTCCATTATGCTATAATAGGTTATTATTTATTGACAATTTATACTTACACTTTTAAAATCAATTTTTTTATTTATGATTTGGTCTAGAGACCAAATCATAAATAAAAAAATGATGAAATATTCATTTATATATTTATTTTTAAACATATAAATAATATAATTCAATTTGTCACATCTATATACACATCATAATTATCTGTTGCAACATTTGGATCTTTCAATATTTTCATCACAAGATATCCTTTTTCAACATCAATATAAATGTCACAAGTTTTTGTAATTTTTTCAATTCCCATATTTATCATATTAATTATATCCAAATAGTAGCTATGCAATTTTTCATATTTCATCCCAATAAGTTCTTCTCTTGAAATCTTTTTAATATTAAAATATGATAATTGGGGAACTTTAAAATATTGTGTAATGCTGTCAAAACGACTTAATAATTCTTCTTTGTTGTTGCTTTCAGTAACTGCCAATGGACATTTTTGTTTTGATGTCACATCTGCATATATGGGAGTAAAGCTCTGCAAATACCGAAATGATTCTAATGTATATTTTTTGATTTCAATAATATTTTGATTCATAATTCTATCTTCTGGACTGTCTAAATCAAGATCCAAAATAGATTTTACTGATTTCATATATGGTTTTAATGAATCATATACTGTTTGTTTTGTATATAAAAGTATTGTTCCTTTATATGCATAATCTTTTTTCATTTTTTGCAACAGTGATATAATTTTTTTTATATTTTCAATGTCTATCATCTTTAAACCTTGTTGAACATATGATTCTAAATTTGCCAAATAATCTGTTTCAGTCATTATATCTGAGGTTAATTCATTTAATATCTTATAAAATTCGCCATCCATATTTTATTTTAAGTTGCCAAACCCTAAGCCTTTTAAAATATATTCAACGGCTGAATCAATGTGACATGAAATTAGCATGATACGGTCGTCATCATCATCTAGGACAGTCCAATCACTTAAACTGTCATCCCATTCAATTTTTAATATTTCTTGTGTGACTGTTTTACAATCATGATTATCTCTTAAATCATATATTGTCATTTTTAACAGTGCAATAAACATTTTAATTTCATCTTCATCTAGATAATTTTCATACATATGTGCATTGTTTTCAGATATATAATATTTAATATATGAAGCAGACAAATTACATGTATATGTAATTATATTATCGTTTTGAGTTTTAGTATAAGACATTTTTAAATTATGATGTATATTAGGTCAATATTATTTTTTTTGTATTTTCAATTTTTTTATTTATACTTTCGCCTTTAGGCGAAAGTATAAATAAAAAAATGATGGAATTCCCGTTAGAGATATTTTACAATTTTTAATTATATGTATTTTCTAAAGAAAATACATATGGTTAAAAAGACTGGAATTCCCGTTAGAGATATTTTACAATTTTTAATTATATGTATTTTCTAAAGAAAATACATATGGTTAAAAAGACTAGAATTCCCGTTAGGGATATTCTACAATTTTTTTATTTGTTAAAAAGTAAAAGAAATATTATATTTTTTTGTTATATGGAATTGTTACAAAATGTATACGGATTAAAAGGAACTGATATTACTGATTATATTAACAGTATAATTAGAAAGTCAAATGATGTGATTACATCTGCAAAAAAAAATAATAATCCTAATGAATTTGCAGAATTATTAATAAAAGATTCATTTGATTTTAACACTGTGATTTCAATCGTTTGTCTTATGAAATACATATGTTCAGAAAATGACATTGTATATTGGAATAGTGCAGACAAGAAAATAAATGAATATATACAATCATATAACTGTGATATTGAATTATTTAATAGTATTGTAAAGAATATAGGACATATAACAAACAGACATTACAAATTATTTTTGTATAGAACTTTAAAAACAATGGATAAATATGGAATAAAATATAATGTAAAAGAAGTAAGGATGTTTTTGAATAAGATACATGAGGCTGAAAAGTATATATTTGAATTTCTAGAAAAGCCTATCAAGATTGACATAAATAAAACGTCTGTTGATCATGAATCAGAATCGCTTTTGTCGGCCGTAAATCCGGAGGGAAACAGAATAGTAATTAATAGAGAATCATTGTACTATCTTATTAAGCGTGTTCCGGACAACAAATTAAGACAAGACATTGAAGACAAATATATGATTCACACAAATAAAATATCAAGTTTATTTGCAAATATACTAATATTAAGATACTTTTATGCTAAAAAAATAAATTATAATTCATATTCACATATTGTCAACAACAAGGAAATTTCTGAAATTGATGAAATCAAAGATCTAATTGTTGATTTAAATAATAAATTAAATGACGAAACAAGAAAATATATCAAATTTGTACAAAAGGAAACAAATAAAAAAATAGGTGAGAAAATTGGATTACATGATATAATCTACATATGTAATAAATTATTGCCATCGGTCAAATTTACACCAAATCATGTTTTTAACACAATTGCATATATATTTAGAGACTACTTTGGCATTAAAATGGAAATGTCTCCATCAAATCCAATTAAAGAAACAGCGAAATTAGATCTATATTATAAAGACACAGGCGTGCATATTGGTACAATATTTTTAGATGCAATAAAAAGGACTGACAAAAGGGTACGCGAACCAACAATAATAAAAATAAATAATGAGTGTACGACTGCGGGAATAAATGAAAAGCCTATTGTATATTTATTAACATCATATGTGTCACTCAATACTGACTGTATGTCTTTTGACAATGTGGTTAAGTTATTCAGAGCTTTCGGATATGCAATTCATAATATATTGGCATCTACGCCGTCAGGGATTCAAGAGGATGATGGAGAATTATATAATTTTATGCCATACATAATGGAATTTTTTATCTATGATAACATGATTCTGCGAATTTTAACAAATGACATTCCAGAAGAACAATTAAAGCGGTTTATATTGTCAAAACGAATTGAATTCATAATAACTTTAAAAATACTATGTGGAAACTCATTATTTGACAACATCATACATGGATCTGATGAGGTGATTAAGAGTCTACAAGATGATAAAGACAAATCAGTTAAATTATTGGAATTATATAATAAAATTAATTCTGAAATATTCACATGTGTGAATGATATGTTTAATGTAACTTCAAAATCCATCTCTCCACATTTCTTATATAATGGAATAAATGGTGAACAAGGAATAGTATATGGCAATATATTAAGTATTATATTTGGTTTTAATGCATTTTTACTAATTAAAAATGGAAAGGGGGGAGATTTTGTAAAAAATGTTGAAAATAACAAAGATTACAAATATAAACATACAATAAATGAATTTATCAAACAAATTAATTGTGATTATTATGATAACTTTTTGGAAAAATTTATTGGAATCAAAATAAATTATGAAGATAATTATTTTGATGATAAGGGGACTGAAACTGAATGTGACACTATTAAAGAATTATGATGATCTAAATTCATTTATAAAATTAACTGCTTTTGTAAAGTTTCTATTGCATCTTAAATATATGTCTGTTGCAATATCTTTATTTATGTCATCTGGAAATGTATTTAACAATGTTTGTATGTTATTTTCATCATCTCTTGATAGAACAAGAGATAAACCCTTTTCTTGAAGATGATCTTGTATATATTGACCTCTTGGCGGAACAACATCTGTTTCAAAAACAGCAACGCTTGGTTGTGGTGTATCATAGGTTGGTACTGTTCTTGTTTCTGAAAATTCAATAGTCGAGTCAAATGACGATATTCCTGCTTTGAGTCTTGGCAATTCTTTTAAGAATTCTGCTGTTTTATCTGCAAATCCTAATTCATCATTCATCAATTGGAGCAAAGAATCTAAATCATTCATGTACAAATCGTGGAGATACTTGTTCTGTCTAACAACCTGAATTAAAAATCCAAATGATAACATGATTTCCGCTAATGAATAATTCTTTTTACTGTATTTATCTCTGTTAAACTCACCTGTCTTTTCTGGTGCTGGGGCTAAATTTGCACTGCCACACGGTTCTTCTTCTGTAAATAGGGCTGGGACAGGTGCTGGGACAGGAGCTGGAGCTGGTGCTGGTGCCAAACGCCCAGTTGTATTTTTTTCTGGAAGGAACACAACAATATTTTCTGCAGATGGAATAAAATGTGTAGTCAACTTTTCATTAGAATTAAGAATATTCCCCCTTACGATTATTTTTATTGTCGAATAATCTTTTTTACTCAAATTATACAGTGTATAAATTTCTTCAGCCAAATCTGCAACTGTAAATGTTTCTGGAACCATGACTTCCATATGTTGTCTGCCAATCGATAAAAGCTTCAATTTAATCATTCGCAATAATACTTCAGTGTGATATTATTTTAAGTCATTTATATCGCAAAGTAATAAATAAAAAAATTGAAAAAATCCTATTCGGATTTTTACCCTTTTTTTATTTATAATTTAGTCTTTAGACTAAATTATAAATAAAAAAATTGAACCTCATACTGCTTGAATGATAAATACATAAAATAAATATATAACCGTTAATTATATCAATTAACATATTTACAATTATATAATGGAACTAGTCATAAATTGTATAATACAAAAACATTTGGTTCCAGAAGTCAAGCATTATGCTATTATATTTCCGACTGGCGGAGATCAATTAATTAAGTTAGGATGTGCAAAAAAGATTGCAATTGGCACAAATAATATACTTACCGACATTGGTAAAAAGTCAATACACGCAGAGCATTCTGCACTTATAAAGGCATTATCAAATAAGCACTTTGACAGGGCAAAAACATATAATATGTTTGTGATTAGATTATCCAAAACAGGAAAGACAGGAATGTCACGACCATGTCAAAAATGTATACAGAGATTACAAAAGTCTGAATTAAATATAAAAGATATTTATTATACAACAGCCGATGGTGATATCACTAAAGAAAAATTAAGTGACATGCATTTGTCTCCATTGACATGCATGTCATCCGGAGATAGGTGTACAGTTAAGTGGAGAGAAAAAATTGCAACACGATGTACTTTTAGAATTAAAAAAAGATATAATCGATAATTTATTTATTCATATTTTTATTTATTATGATTAAATTTAGTAATTCATACATTTAGTAAGTCAGACATTTAACAATTCAAAGACCATTTATAATTTGCCTCACGTGTGTGGAAAAATTATACCTTTAGTAATTCAAACATTTAACAATTCAAAGACCATTGATAATTTTTCCTCAGGGTACAAAATACATTTTGTGAAGTCTTCATCAGTATCTTCTGCGCGACCCCAGCATAATAATTCTTGTTCAGCAAATGTTGTTGTTGACAAATAAACTTCGGCTGATCCTTCAAATTCATCATCAACATTTTTTAATTTAGACATATCAAAAGTTATAATGGTGTCTGGTGGAATTTGTTCAATTATTTTCTCTCTTAAAGTTAATGGTACATTTTTTAATATTCTCCATCCAATATTATCTTCATCATCTATGTCTTTCCAAATTATAAATCTGCTATGTTCATTGTAAATATTGATTGTTTTCTCTTTCAAATTAAAAAGAAGTTTAATTATAATTTGAATTACTTCATTTGTAAGTCTAAATTTAATATCAGTGGTTGGATTGTCAAAATCATAATTAGTAATGTCAATTCCAACAATATTTAAATTAGACAATTTCTTTCCAATACAAATAATATCATCTAACACAAATCCATCATCAGTATTATTTTTAGCATACGGAGCAATTTTCTTACTACATACACTCATGTCAAAAACTATGTACACTGGCGAATTTTTGTTAAATTCAACAATGTTCTCTAATATATCATCAAGTGATTTTTGTCTTATCTTCTTCAATGTGTAATATTCAATTCCTAATTCACTCAGTCTTGCTTCTTCTAATGGTGTTATTTTGTTATCATCCAAACCTAAATATATAATATTATCATCTCTTAACAGCAGACTATGTTTTGTGTATGTTTCCTTATTTAAAAACACGAGATTGCTTACAACACATTCAGATTTGTCATCATTGTTTTCTAAATCTGGTCTAGAGTCAATATAAATTATTTTAAGATCTGTAGTAAACAATTGATTTTGATCATCGTCACTGGTTCTTGTAATATATCTTTCTATAGTGCCTGCTATTGTTGAACTGCTTACTGCTGAGTCATGAGACACTGTGATCATTTTAGTTTTGTTCAATAACTTATATCTCTTGTAAATTTTTTCATATGTTTCATCTTTAATAGTTAAATCAAATTCCTTTCTAATTCTGTTTATTGGAGTCTGTTTTTCGTCTAGACATATGTTTATAAAATAGGGTTCCATTATGATATAATTATGATATGTTTTGTGGTTATTGTATTAGATTATCAATTTTTTATTTATAAAAAAATTGTAAAATATCCCTAGAGGGAATTTTATCATTTTTTTATAAATAAAAAATTGATAATTCAACAATATGTTTGAATATTAATAAAAAATTAACATCATCCTATATGAATCCTGTAATGTGGTCTAATGTTGCGAAAACTAATATTGTAGGTACGACATACACTTTGACAGGCTGTTCAGTTGCTGCTAGAAACACGTGTTTATATATCAAAGAATTGAATATAATGATTGATGCTGGAATGAGTTCTGATTTTCAAGTAGACAGTATTTTTATTACACATTGTCACGGAGACCATACTTTTGACCTTCCTAGATTAATAATTACTGCAAGTGATAAAAAACCAACAATTTACGTTCCATCTCCGTCAAAAGATTCTATTACGACATTTGTCAAAACTGCCTTAGTAATGTCAACAACACAGACAGATCCACGGATTATAGAGAATATTAAAATTGTCCCAATGAATATTGTTGATAAACTTGATATGACTATTAAAAATGATAAATGGCAGATTGAAACATTCAAATGTCATCATTCAGTACCATCTATTGGATATGGCTTTACACAGTTCAGAAACAGATTAAAAGAAGAATATCAAGGAATGGATAAAGAAAAACTAAATGAATTAGCTAAACAAAAAGTTCAATTGTCTGAATTAAAACCCTTTCCATTATTTTGTGTATTAGGAGACACAACACATAAAGTGTTTAATGATCTAGGAATATTCAAATACAAAACAATTATCGTTGAATGTACATTTTTATTGGAAACTGAAAAAACAAAAGCGAAAAAAGATAAACATATGCATTGGGATAATTTAGAACCAATTATTATTTCACATCCAGATAATCATTTTATTTTAATTCATTTTTCACAAAAGTATACAAAAAAAGATATTAAAGATTTCTTTGAAACAAAAACAATTCCAAACATCACTTTATTTATCTAAACTAAGTTTGCTCTCAAATATCTCAAGATTTCCCAAACAACTTTGCAATCAACTTCATTGTATTTTATAATGGTATCCATTGTTTTTTTATCATCTTCAGATAATTCTTTTTTCATCACCTTTTCATAATATTTGATGGCTTGATACATTGCAGTTAATCCATTCATATTGTTATCCCATTTTGTATTAATCATTTTATGAGTATACATTGCATTTCCAATTTCTTTTAACTTAAAATTATGCGCACCTTTTACAACAATAGGTTCTTTAACAAAAACATTGCACATATCAACCCAATCAATTTCTTCAAGCCATCTATCCCATTTTTGATTATTTCGATTATTGACAATACAAAATGAAGACTGTTCAGCGACAGCCCAATGATAAAGTCTTGGGCGATATTTCTGTTGTTTATGTTTGTTTAATTCTGCTGATTTCTTCAAAATAAAATCTGTAAATTCATCAACTATTCTGGTTTCTTCTTGCAATGTGTATTCATTCATTGTAAAATTTATATAATTCCATCTATTGTTTTCTGTCCATCCAACACCAATCATGAAAATAATATTTGTATAAGCACCAGAATCATAGATATCCATGTCTTCAATGTTTAAACAATCATTAATTGTTTCAAAATCAACTGTAAAATCATTAACATCTTCTTCAAACCAATATGCATGTCTAAAAGTTGCACGCGACAATGCAAATTCTGGATTTTGGGGAATCTCATTTGTCGATTTTATTTTTGACGGTCTTATTTTATCATTATCTTGCTGATTGATTGACAGTATTTCTGCAATTACTTTTGTTTTTTGACTGTCTTTTAATCCAAGTGCTTCAGTTGTACATTTTGGATCAGACCATTTTGTAATATTTTGTTCCAATGCTCTATTTCTGTGTTCTGGCGAGACATACCATACTTTGGTTATTTCATGTAATTCGTCAATTAACTTTTTCTTTATTTGTGCATATGAATTATCATATGTGTTAGACGCATTCGGATACATCTCTGGAATATGTGGATGGAGTGGAGACCAGTTTTGTCCTAATGTTTTAACTTTTTTAATCCAGTCAATTGCTTCAATACTAATAATAATGGAATCCCTGTCAAAACTCATATAATCAATTGTTCCCAACAGATCAAAACAACTAACTCCTGTTTCTGGCTTTTGTTTATTATCAATTGTCCATGATTTTGCCATTATATATGCATATCTTGGAATGTATCCTTGAATTTTTCCTAAAATAAAGTTATATAATGCCAATTGACCCTTATATGCTCTCATTCTACCTTCATTTCTGATTGACTTGCCATTTGCACATAAAGTCATCCCTGTCCATTTAATATCAATGATAACATAGTGATAATCACCTGACAAATATGCGCCTTTTTTATAAATATCATTATCAAACATCTCTTTTCTCCTAGTCAATTTATTTAGGTAATCAGATCTTATAATGATATCAGTTATCCCGCGAAGTTTTGTTTTTTTGTCCATCAGAACACCTTGCAATATGATTGGAACGCCTTTCTTAATTGCATCAACGGTCTTTTTGAAATTCTTCTGATTACAACTGTCTCGACCATTCTCTGCAATCTTTACAACATCTGCACCAAACTTCCTTGTGATTTCTTCATTCACTAATGCTTCAAACTTTCTTCCTGCCTCCATTAAAAAATTAATATATTCATCATCTGATAATAAATTTTTTTCTGAAATACTCGTGTTACTTCTTGTTCTTCTTTTGTCATAATGTTCATTTAATCCATAATCTCTGTAATAATACTTTAACCAGTCCAAAACAGGATCTTTAAGAAAGTAATTTGCTAATTCAGATCCACTTACCCAATCATTATTTACAATATCTATTTTTTTTATTTTATATTTTAATAATGGTTCCCAAATAAGGGTATCTTTATATTCCAAGTCTGGATCAATATATGCCCTTTTGTATGGTGTTTCTTTTTCTGATATGTCTGTACGCCCTCTTTTCATTAATATATTTATATATTGGTTGTCATATGTTTAAATAAATTATTTTCAATTTTTTTATTTATCTATTTAGCGAAAGCTGAATAGATAAATAAAAAAATTATAAAAATCCGGATAGGATTTTTTCAATTTTTATTTATTATTGATTATCTAAAGAAAATCAATAATGAATAAAAATGATGAAATCACGTTAAATTATGATCTTGCTCCTAATCTATATACAAGATTTGTAACACCAATTAACAATGCGACAACAGAACTTAAATATATCAATCCTATTGCGTCATCTTTTAACTCTTGTTTTTCACAATAATATTTATCTTCAATGCCATTATGATAATATGTATCGCGTGTCAAATTACCATCAACATCATATTCTAAATATTTGCCATTAAGATTATTATTAACAACAGTATATTTCATTTTTAGTTGTTTATCATCTGATTTATAATATTTAAGATGACGTTCACTGTCTTTATCATAGTAAATCTCATGAATTAAATATCCCTCACTATATATGTGTTTGCTGATGTACTGGTCTTCGCCAAATTTCCCGACACATCCTTTTGTAATAATACTTTCCTTTAATGTTTTGTTATAAATATCTTCTGTAAAGGTTTTATTATTATATTTCTTAGTTACTTTTAAACTTATGTCATTTTCTTCAGTTGTTAAAGAATATGGTATATTGTTATCTTTTTGATTCACAAAATAATTTATTAATTTTCCAGTCTCATCCCATTCATAAAAATTTAAACATGAAACATCGTCACAAGACAATAGATTTACCCATTTTTTTTCTACTTTGATGCGTCCATTTTCATGGTATTCATAAGATGACAGTGATTCGTCTAATTTATTATTCACATATGTCTCTCTTGTTTTAACATTTCCGTTAGAGTGAAATGTTAAACATTCGCCATTCTTAAGACCATTCTTGTATGTTATTTCTTCAATTAATAATCCATCTTTATCGAATTTTCTAAATACTCCAGTCCTCTTATTGTTTCTAAAATCCTCTTCACATGTTATATAACCATTTTCTGTTTTAATGCTGTTTGTTAGATTGCCACAATTGTAATTATCCTGCTGTACAATTGTTTTATCTAATTCATAATTGACTGTAATATTTGTTCCATGTTTATCGCCATTCAATACAGACTTGATTGATGCAACAGACTTATCTTCATTAAATTCATTAAACGTCTCCATTATTGCTTATAAATAATTTTAATCATATGTATTTTCTATGGTTTTTTCAATTTTTTTAGTACATAAACCAAAATTATAAATAAAATTATCTTAAAATAGATATAATAATACCAATTATTTCATATAATCCCCTTTCTGCTAAAAGATTATAAGTGTATAAATTAATATATCTAATGACTTTTATACAAAATATATATAGGAATATTAATAAAGTTTCCATCATATCACATAAAATGTTAATAGTATCTTTTTTGACATTTTTAGTTTCAATTTTTATTTTAGAAACATTACAACTTTTATGTAAAAAGTTATAAGAATACCAATATAATTACACATATTCTTTTCTTTTAAAAGTATACAAAGAGACAAAAATAATAATCGTGACGACTTTTCTGCCAAAAATAAATCAAAAATGTGTATAAGAATACAAAATAGTGTATATACATACTTTATATCAAAAGTAGTCAAGAATATAAATTAATGTACATGACTACTTTTCTGTCAAAAATAAATCAAAAATGTATATAAGAGTATAAATTAGTGTATATATGTTCTTTTTGATAAAAGTGAATAAGAATATAATTTGATATTTATGTTAACTTTTCTGTCAAAAAAACAGCAATTTTGTGAATAAGGATACGAATTAGTATTTATGTTAACTTTTCTGTTAAAAAAACAGCATTTTGTGAATAAGAATACAAATTAGGGTATGTATATACAAAAGTCTTTAATTAGGAATCTTGATAACTTTTAAATCAGAATAATTTATGAAAAGTTAATATATACATAAAATATAAATAAAAAAAAACTGTATTTTTCTCTATTTTTTTTCCATCTACGCGCGCACGAGCCATCTTTCACACAAACTTTCTTGTGTGAAAGATGGAAAATTCTGTCAATTTTGCTAAAAAAAACATGAATTTTTCATGTCTTAATTTAGACTCCTTTTACTTTCACTTTTCTGCACAAAAAAAACGCAACCTCCGGCTAACACCCAAAAGTAAGAAGAGTCACAAGTCGATTTTCGTATATAGGGCGGCTCATGAAAAAAAAATGTTGGAGATAGATCTCTTTTTAAAAACGGTATATAAGACAAGCGATTTTTTTTGAAATTCGACTCATGTAACTTTTGGGATTTTGCAAAATTTTCGAAAAATTTTTAAAACTACTTTCGGCTATTTTTGATTTCGAGTCTTCTCACCATTAGCCGTCATTTTATTGTCTTATTACCATCTAGTATTTGTCATTATAGAGACCAATAAAAAGTTCGAAATTGTCCCTATATATAGGCTAACTTTTACAGTAGTCTTAAAGATACAATATTATTTTTTTATTTTATATCTTAATATACATTTTGAAAAAGTATAAACTGGCTATAGACTATCACAATTTTAACACTTTTTTTGTGAAATTCTTGATTTTCGGGTTTTGTAACTATGGATGCTATTTCGAACGAAAAGTGAATATATAACACATGTCTCAAGGATACAAATTGTGTTATATATACACCAAAAAATAAAGTTAATATGAATCACAAAAGTACTTTTTAAAATTTTAAAAAATTTCTTTTAAAAAATTTGAAATTTTAAAAATATTTTTTGTCCAAAAATTTTTGGAAATTTTTTTGAAATGAAAAATTCTGAAAATAAATTTTTATTAAAATTATTTTTAATATTGATTTTGTATTATAATATTATGAGTAACAAAATTATTTGTGCTGATTGTGATTATATTGCTAAAACTAATTATGAACTTGAGCGACATTTGGAATCAAAATCACATGTTGAAATGATGCTTAGTAAAATAAAAATGCAATTTGAAACAGAAAAGTCAAAAATAGATTATAAATATCACAAAAGTATTGAAGGATTTACAAAAAATTATTCTTCTACAGAAGATTTTAAATATAAACAAAAAATGGAAGAAAAAAGACAAAAAGAAAAATATGAACAAGAAAAGAAATTAAAAAAAGAACAGGAGAAGAAATTAAAAAAAGAACTTGAAAAGAAAATAAAAATGGAATTAAAACAAAAATTAAAAGAAAAAAAGATAGCACAAAAAGCATTATTAAAAATAGAAAAGAAAAAGGAAAAAGAAATAATAAAATTAAGAAAGACATTAGAAAAACAAAAAAATAAAGAAATAACAGAGATAATAAAACAAAAAGATAATGAAATCAGAAAGATTGCAAATACATTCAAAGATGAACAGATCAATACATTAAAATCAGTATGCGAAAAGACAATGTCGACTGCAAAGTATATCATGGTTCATTTTACTAAGGCGCCAATATTGACAAAATTAAAAAAAAATAAAATCAGACATATGTTAAAGTTTTGTGTAGATAAAAACAAAAAACTGGTTGAGTTAAAAACAGACCCTGTAAAAGCTATAACTTATGCATACAATGAACGTTCATTAGTTAAATATATTGGGAATTTGATAATACAAGAGTTTGGCACAATGGATCCATCTAATAGAAAATTTCACAGCACAGATGCAAGCAGATTAACATTCATTGTAAGAGAAAACAATGATGGATTAAGTGAATGGGTCAAAGATGTAGAGGGAAAAATAATAATTCAGAATGTTATAAAACCAATCATATTAGAGATTGCATCAATGTTTCAAGAATATAGAAGTTCTTTTGACATTGATAAAATAGACAATGATAATGATAAACATAATGAATTTATGGACGTCAGTAATGCCTATTTTGGAATTGTCGAGTGGACTAATTGTCAGGTGTTTTACAAGAACATTCTACAGTATATAACGCCGTCGTTTGTGTTTAACAAACCTATCGGAGAGATTGATTATGATGAGAAATTCCCTTTGCTTGAAAATAAGAAAAGATTTGTTAAGAGAAAAGAATTAAATAATAAAAAAAAGCAAGTAATAGATTCAGATAGCGAATCATCTTGAGCTAATACACTTTGCTAAAAGATAAACTGATCCAACTGCAAAAGTTGTCAAACCCAATATGACAGATCCTTTTTTTACCTCTGTTTTAATGTCTTTTTTAAATTTTTGAAAATCTTCTATTGTGAAATATTTTGACAAAATATCAAATGATACATTGCGAACATTGCCATCTTTGTCATAAGAAATAATCATATGATTATTGCCACATGTTACTCGTTTTTGCAAAATATTTCCTTCATTATCAAAATGCCTTTTTGTCAAAATTATATTTTCACATGTCTCTGACCATGTCAATATGTCATTAACATATGTATAATGATATGCACAATGATCTTTACGAGTAATTATCATAATATTTTTCCTATTTCCCGATTTATAAATTTTAATAGTTATTCCCTTGATATAATCATCGATAAAACTGGAATTACAATATGACGAAATTCTTTTACTCAAATTTCCATTGTTAGTCAACAGCACCTCAATTTTATTTATCGAATTTACAACAAGACTATCTCCAGATTTTCCTGTTAGAGTATATTCTATTGGATAGTCAAATGGTGTTTTGCGAACAGAAATATCTGGTGATATTGTTACATCAGATTCTCTGGCAATTAATATCGGGTTACCGCCTAATCCCCCATATATGATCCATGATGCGTATGACTTAATTTCTCTGGATTCAATTTGAATTTCATTATTTAATAAATATTCAGCAAAATCACAATAATTGCAATAATCAATAATTTTATTAATGTTTTCATCAAGATAATTTATTAATGCTTTGGTTGTTTCATCAGTTAGGTCATTTTTGATTCTAAATGTGCGTATTGAGTTTGATTTTTTGGAACATATTAAAATTTCTTTCTCTTTATTACAAAAAATAATTTTCTTTTTTCCACATGGATAATACCATTTTTCGTGATGTTTTTTATGATTTTTTTTATATTTTAATTTGCCATTGTCATTATATTGACAAAACTTATTTTCATCATTTGATTCAATCAAAACACCAATATCATTGTATTTGATGTAATTCTTTCCAATGTACTCGACCAATAACTTCTTTTTGCACAAACTGTATGGCTGTTTAAAAACTTCATGAGGCACAAAACTATCTTCTTCTGTCCAATATGATCTTATACAACCAGTAATAATATTTTTTTCATCGCGTACAATTTCAAATTGATAAACAAGCGTTGGACTATTTAATAAGGTGTATGTCGCATTATTTTCAGATGCAACATATTTGTCTTCGTCATATTTAACTTCTTCTTCCTTATACATTAATACACGATCTGGGATTCCATTTTTATCTGTAGTATAGCTAAACATATATTTTGGATCTGTAGTAATGCCAACATTATCAATGTCTACATAGTGTCTAAATGTACCGTATACAATCCTTTCTTGGGGGTCTTTATAAACTTCCATATTAACAATTTTAATTATAATATTGTTAATATGTCCATAGTGATGAAAAATCAATTTTTTATTTTTAACTTATATGTCGAAAGACACATAAGTTAAAAATAAAAAATGATAAAATTCCCGCTAGGGATATTTTACAATTTTTAATCATATGTACTTTCTAAAGAAAATATATATGATTAAAAAGACTGATAATGCTGCAAGCATTTTTCACAATTTTTTGTTCATCTAACATATCCATTTACAAATTCAGTATTTATCAGCACTTCTCCATCTTCACTCCAGACAATATAAATACCATTTTCAATACCATTTTCAAATCCTTTTTTAAACCATGATTTCTTGTTTTCATACCAATATTGTGATAATCCATGTTTCTTTCCATTTTTATATTCGATATGTTCACTTTGATTTCCATTCTCATACCATTTTGAAAATACTCCATTCAATTTCCCATACACATATTCACATTGTATTTTCCGATTGCCATTATCATACCATTCATAATAATCTTTGTCCAACAAATCCATTTTGTAATGTGATATTTCCTTCACCTTTTTATTTTCATGCCATTTATAAACTACACCATCTAGTTTTCCTAATACATATGTCATCTCATATGCCTTAACATTATTGTTATACCATTTTTGCCATTGACCATTTTTTACATTGTCTTTATATGTTCCACTTAACAGTTTGCCTTTTGACATATACCATTCATCATATTTTCCATCTAACAAGTCATTCTTATAATAACATTCTTTTTTTCTTGAACCATCTTCAAACCATTGTTGAAAAAATCCATTTAGTTTACCGTCGATTAAAAAATATTTGTATTCAATGAACCCATCTTCAAACCAATTCTTAACTTTTGTTGTTTTTAGATATTTAGACACATTACAATAATAAGCACATTTCCAATTTTTATAGTAATGTATGCCAGACGAACATGTGTTTTGCAAATGGACATCAAAATATTTAGATTGTACTGTTTGTCCAACAATGTATTTTATTGTTTCAAATGGATAAATATCATTAGTAATTTCATTTGTCTTTTCATCTGGATTAAATTTATTAAAAATCAATACAACTTGAAATTTATTTCCTCTGTATGATGCATTTTTATTATTGTCAACTTGTCTACTTTCATTTGTTTTTGTTTGCGGCAATTTTTTTAAAACAACTATGTAGTTTTGGCATGATTTATAAACATAAGATTCATCATTGAAATATGATCCGTAAAGGCGTTTTATGACGCCAAATAATATCTTCTTTTGTGATTTTATTAGATCAAACATATATTAAGTACAATCATAATTTGTATTTAATATTAACTTATGATATAATAAAATCAATTTTAAATTTATTAAAATTATTGATATAATTATTTTCATGTAGATACTCTTACGAATGCTTCACTACCATCACTTAAAGTGCCATAGGTGTACTCAGTTCCCCGACTATCCCAAGCTTTCCACCCCTCACAAATCAAAGAATGATCAAATGCCTTTCTGGAACTTTGAAATCTTGATTTAGGTCTAGTATATATTTCTTTATATAATTCCGGATGCAATTCCGTCAGTCGCCCATATGTTTTTCCAACATCATAATCCTTATAAAATACTCTTATTTTGTCAATTGCATTATTCATCCAATTGTCGCCACCAATTTTTCTTTCATGATCAATAATTTTTTGAATATGACATTCTCTATAGTCATAATCGCGAATTATGTCAATAGAACCATCAGAGTTATAGTACACAAATCTGCCACTTCTAATTCCATTCACATATGCGCCCTCACATTCCTTTTTCCCATTTGGATAATAATCAATAACATAACCAGTTTTATAATCTTCTTCCTTTGCTTTTGCATTGCGAATTTTACTTTCTACATTGGTGTAATATGTGATTTTTTTAATACATTCACCACCAGCATATTCATTTTGAATAATCAAAGCACCATCATTAGAATATGAACTAATTATACCTGTATATTTATTTTTAATTGGATCAAAGTTAGTGTAAAATGCTTGTTCAATAGTTTTGACATATTTAGTTTTGATAATTTCTCCAACTACATAACTGTCTAATAATTGCAAAGATTCTTCTGGATTTAATTTGTGAAATATCTTTACAATTTCTAATTTGTCTCCAGTACACCATGCATGATTTTTATCAACAAACCGCCAATCATTTTCATTAGTAACAGTGTCTTCGAGTTTCTTTAAGACAATGACATAGTCATCTTTTGAAAGATAAACATGATTGTCATTCTCAATAAAATCACTATAGATAGCTTTAACCTTATCCATTGCCATTTGTATATATAATAAACAAATATATTTTTAAGAAGATATGTTTTCAATTTTTCACATGTTAAAAATAAATAAAATTAATCACTTAATGCCTTCACAATTTCATCAAATGATTCTCTTCCAACATTTGATATAATGGTATTAACGAGAGTACCAGCAGTTCCCACATCGCCAATTACAGATTTAATGTTTTCGATGACATCAAACAATCTATTTTCTCGAAGTTTGTCTAAAATCATCTTACTGATACCATCATTGCATGCATTATCAAATGCAAATGCCGTCAAATTATTAACAGCATCATTATTTCCTGCTTTTATTGCCATGACGTAATATTCTAACATTTCATCATAATTTTTGTCGTTTTGAAAATATATTGCAAGCCATAACATTGCATCAGTATCTCCCTTTTCAATCGCCATTCTAAAATACTTAAACATGAGTTCACTATTTTTTTCAATGTTCCAATAATATGTCGCAAGTAAACACATTGCTCTAGTATTGCCATTTTCAATAGCTAAGATATAATATTTTTTCATTTCGTAATAATTTTTGATTGTTTCATAATAATGTCCAAAATAAATAAGCGCTTTAATATTGCCCTTATCAATTGCCATTTTTAAATACTTTTCCATTTCAGCATAATTCTCTCTGTCTTTGTAAAAAGCACCCAAGCCACACATTGATTCGACCTGACCTCTAGAAACTGCTACTTTATAATACATATCTGCGTATGCCTCGTTTTTTTCAATTACATGATAGTATGTTGCCATATTGTGTAATGCACGCGTATCGCCTTTTTCAATTGCAATATTATAATATTTTTTCATCTCTCCATAGTTTTGTTCAATCACATGGTAATACCAGCCAAGATAATATGCCTCTTTTTTATTGAGATCTGTCTTTGAAATTAAAATTCTCTTAATTAGATCCCAATTAATTTTTACAGCTGGACATATCTTGTCGTCAAAAGAACAAATATCTTCATCATATTTTAATCTTTCCAACAACATTAATGTGTTTCTATCAATGTTATTGGTAGGAACATAATTCCTAACATCATCAATCGTCAAAGCAACAGGTGATTCGGCCATTGTTGTCAAGTTAAAATGCCATAGAGAATACGGGAATTGGTGTGTTATTACAGGATTTAGATCGACTTTCAATTAATGTGAAATTTCAATTTTTTATAATTATAAAATGTCAGCGTTTGCTAATAATAACATAATACTTTAATAATTTCGACTAGCTGATCATTAGAAAATGTGTTTTCAAATTTATTTATAATATCACCTCTTACTTTTTGGTCAGTCTCATAATTTGTTAAGAATAATACTAGTTGGTCATATGCTAATTTATAATCTAATTGTATTGCTTTCGCAAAAAATTCAAACATTTTGTCAAAATCTTTTTCGATATCTCGATAATAACAACCAATGTTAATCATTGATTCAACACAATCTTTGTCAATTGCCATTATATAATATAATTTCATTTGTTCATAATCTTTTTCTACTAACTGATAATGTATGCCAAGTTGATTCATCGAATAAACATCATTTTTTACAACCCCTATCAAAAAATATTTTTTCATTTCGTCATACATTTTTAAAGATTTGTAATATAAGGCTAAGTTTGATGCAGATTGTATGTAACCATTTTCAATTGCTCTATTATAATATTTTATTATAAGATCATGATTTTTTTCAATGCAATTATAATAATATCCAATGTAATTTAATTCGACGCCATTTGGATTTTCTTTTAAAAGAAGTGAAATAATAACTTCAGACCAATCTATTTTTCTAGATTCAATATCTGTATCAAAGCTTTCAATAAATTCGTCATATTTTAAACGTTCTAACAACATTAGTGTGTTCTCTTTTATATCATCAGTGAATTCATAATATCGAATATCTGCACGTGTTATTTCATAGTTTTTGATATCTTCATAATATTGGATCAGTGAAAATGGGTCTTCCATTTGTGACTTTGTCTTACAAATCACAGAAGAATTATGATATTATGTTAAACATTGGTATATTAGTCATATTAAACTTTCAATTTTTTATCTATATTTTCAGGCGAAAGCCTACAAATATAGATAAAAATGATAAAATCACACAAGTGATTTTACAATTTTTAATTAGTAATTTCATATGTCAATATGAAATTAATAATTAAAAAGACTGGAATTCCCGTTAGGGATATTCCACAATTTTTAATTAATTGTTCCTTTCCTTTTAAACTAAATTATTAATTTCATATGTCAATATGAAATTAATAATTAAAAAGACTGGAATTTCCGTTAGGAATTTAATTATTCCTTTCCTTTTAAACTAAATTATTGGTTTCATATGTCAATAAAAAAACAATAATTAGAAAGACTGACAATTCCTAAAGAATTTATATATGACTGATTAAACCATATACTCTTTTTAAAATTTTTGTCATGTTTATCTTATCTGAAATCTTATTTAATATATCAGTTCTCGTCAAATTATTAATTTTCAAGTCTGTTAAAAACGACACTATATTATCATCAACATCTTTATTTTCATATAACATTGCTTTTTGATAGCATTCAATCATTTTGTCAAAATCTTTTTCTATGTGTTGATAGTAATAACCTAAATTATTCATTGAGTTACTATTTCCCCTTTCGATTGCCATTTCATAATATTTTTTCATTTCGTCATAATTATTCTCTCTGTATTGATAATGATGACCTAAATCATTCATTGCATCCCTATTTCCCTTTTCGACTGCCATCAATAAATATTTTTTTATTTCATTATGGTTGTGTTCAATATTTTTATAATAATTAGCTAATTCAATCATTGCATTATCATTGTTCAATTTAATTGCTTCACCATAGAATCGTTTCATCTCATCGTAATTTTCATTATCTAAGTTCCATTTGCCTAAATCATAAAACACTTTATCGCATTTTTCATCTATGGCGATTTTGCAACATTTGTTAAATTGTTCTTCATTTTTTTCGATAAAATAATAATAAAACATTTTGTTTACTGTTGTTCCCAATTCTGTTTTTTCTATTAAAGTTTTAATGATATCAATGTCAATTTTACATGTTTTTGCGGCAGGCGTATCGAATAAAGAAGATGAATAAATTAGCCGAATAAATATATTAGTGTTATACAGTATATCGTCACTTGGGAAGACACATTTTGATTTTTTTTCGGCATATTCACCAAAGTATGTGAATATAACAGTAAAAAGAGAAGGTTTTAAATTAATCGCCATCAGATAATATTTTTTCATAAATTCGTAATTTCGGTCATAACGTTCATAATATGTTCCCATACTAATCATTGCGTCGACATTTCCTTTTTCAATAGCCATAAGATAATACTTTTTTGCTTCATCATGATTTTTCTCATGATCTAGATAATAATAGCCTAAATCAAGCATCGCATAGCTATTTCCTTTTTCACTAGCCATTAAGTAGTATTTTTTAACAAGATCATACTTTATTGAATATCCAGAGTTGTAAAAATGACCTAGGTTATACATTGCAGTACTATTTCCTTTCTCAACGGCCATTAAATAATACTTTGTCAACATATTGTAATTATAATTACTTGATTCATAATAATTTTGTGAATCATATTTTATGTCGTAATAACAGGCCAAATTATTCATTGCAGTACTATTTCCTTTTTCAATGGCCATCAAATAATATTTCTTCATTAAATCATAGTTTATGTTGATACAATGATAATAATAACCAAAATCTGTCAGTGCATCATCATTTCCCCTCTCAATAGCCATCAAATAATATTTTTTCATAAGTTCAGATATTTTTTCAATATCACGATAATAATTACCTAAGTTTACCATTGCATCAGTATTTCCTTTTTCAATGGCAATTAAATAATACTTTTTCATCAATTCATAGTTTATGTCAATAAATTGATAATAATAACCAACATAGTATGATTGAATTTGAGAAACTTCTTTTTGAGACAGTAAAAATGATATAATAACTGTCCAATTTATTTTTTTAAATTCACATTTTGCTATTGATGTTTTATAACTATGACGTTCTAATGTCTTTTTTGGTGATCTAAAATTTGAATCAAAATTATCAAATCTCTCATCATATTTAAGACGTTCTAATAACACTCTTGTATTTTCATCAATGCCATCAGTAAAGGCATAGTTTTCAATAGTGGTTTTATCCATTTTGTATATCCTGTATTTATAATATCAAATCCTTATTTCTAATATTTTATATTTCAATTTTTTTATCTATATTTTCAGGCTAAAGCCTGAAAATATAGATAAAAAAATGATAAAATCGCGATCACCGATTTTACAATTTTTAATTATTAATTTCATATGTCAATATGAAATTAATAATTAAAAAGACTGGAATTCCCGTTAGGGATATTCCACAATTTTTAATTATTCCTTTCCTTTTAAACTAAATTATTTATGTTCTGTTCTCTTAAATAAAATGTGTATTAGACATTATTTTGTTTAATGATTGCTCTTAATGCATCTGATGTAATATTTAATTTAACAGACATCGAAATTTTTTCTGATTTATTGATAAACTTGATAATTTTGTCTTTTTCGGCAGCGTCTACTTCTGCATCAATCAAAAATGCAATTAGATTATCATATGCATCTTTATTTTTATATTTAATTGCATCAGCATAATACTGTATCATGTATTCATATTTTTTTTCAATGTGTTGATAATAATAACCCAAATTATTCATTGCACCAGTATTGCCCTTTTTAATAGCCATTTCGTAATATTTTTTCATCTCATCATATTTGACATCAATGTATTGATAATAATGTCCCATATTGTTCATTGCATTACTATTCCCTTTTTCAATTGCCATTGTAAAATATTCATCCATCTCTTCATATTCCTGTTCGATATTTTTATAATATCTTCCTAAGTCATTCATTGCGTCGCTATTTCCTAAATCAATTGCTTTTTCATAATATTTTTTCATTTCTGCATAATTTTCATTTTCTAAATTGTATTTTCCCAAGACATATAGTGCATCATCATAGCTATTTTCAAGAGCCATCTCACTGTATTTTTTCAATTCATCTTCATTTTTGTCAATAAAAGCATAATAAAATATCATATTGCTAATTCTTCTGGCTTCATGTGGCGGATTTAATTTGTTAAACAATACTTTAATGACTTCATTGTCAAATTCACACGATATTAATTCTGACGTATATCGGTGAGATGAACCCTTTATTGTTTCAAGCAATTTTTTAGTGTTATAAATTATGTCTTCAGTTGGCAAAAATATTTTTTCATTAACATTATAACGTTCAAAATACTCTAATAAATACCCCAGAGTCATTTCATTCCCATATTCAAATGCCATTATATAATACTTTTTCATTAAATGATAGTTTCCTAGTCTTCTGTAATGATTTCCCAAAAATTCCATTGAAGAATCAGAGCCTCTTTCAATTGCCATCAAATGGTATTGTTTAGATTTTTCATACTCTTCTTCATCTTCATCATAATATCTTATTCCTAAAACAGACATTGCACCTGTATGATTTTTGTCGGCCGCCATATGATAATATTTCATACAATTGCCACCAAACCCAAGAGTATCAAACATATAAGCAAGGCTATGATCATAACAATATCCTAAATAATACAATTCAGCCGCATTATGATGAGATTTTGATAATAAATATGCTAATAAAATTTCCCAATCGATGTTTTTTCGTCTTAAATCATCAAATTTTTTTACATACATGTCATTCTCAATATATTCAAATAACATTTTTGTATTTTTATCAATATTGTCGGCAAATTCATAATTCATAATATATTCTTTAGTCACATTTACTGGTTCAATTGATTTGTAATAATCATATAAATAGTTTACTACTAAATTGTTTTTCTGTCCTAATCCAGCCATACGATAATATTTTTTTGCCTCGTAGTATTCATTTCGAACAGTGTGATGATAATATCCCAAATTGAACATTGCCATAATATTTCTTTTATTAATTGCATTATAATAATATGTTGATAAAAGATTATGATTCTTTTCAATAAAATTATAATAATAACCTAAATAATTGTCCTTTGTACCAGTCCTTTCTTTTTCAGCCAATAATAAGGTTTTAATTACTATCCAATCTATTTTCTTATCTTTGATATTTTTATCAAAGATGTCAATAATTACATCATATTTTAGTCTTTCTAGTAGCATCTTTGTATTTTTATCAATGTCGTCAGTAAATTTGTATTTCTCAATGTCATCCTTGGTTACACATATAGGTTCGATTAAGTCATAATAAGAAATTAAATTTTTTCTTGCAACATCGTTTCCTTTTTCAATCGCCATCAAATAATACTTTTTCGCTTCATCATAATTTTCCTCAATATTTTTATAATATAAACCTAAATAATTCATTGCATCACTATCTCCTTTTTCAATAGCCATAAGATAATACTTCTTTGCTTCATCATAATTTTTTTCAATATTGTCATAATAATAACCTAAATTAAACATTGCGTTACTATGTCCTTTTTCAACTGCCATCAAATAATACTTCTTTGCTTCATCATAATTATTCTCAATATTGTCATAATAGCAACCTAAATTATTCATTGCATCAGCATCGTCTTTTTTAATCGCCATCAAATAATACTTCTTTGCTTTATCATAATTTTTCTCAATATTGTCATAATAGAAACCTAAATTATTCATTGCACCACTATGTCCTTTTTCAATAGCCATCAAATAATATTTTTTCATGAGTTCATAATTTTTTTCAATATTGTGATAATAGTAACCTAAATTATACATTGCACTACTATGTCCTTTTTCAATAGCCATCAAATAATACTTTTTTGCTTCATCATAATTTTCCTCAATATTTTTATAATATAAACCTAAATTATTCATTGCATCACTATCTCCTTTTTCAATAGCCATAAGATAATACTTCTTTGCTTCATCATACTTTTTTTCAATAAAATTATGATGTCCTAAATTAAACATTGCGTTACTATGTCCTTTTTCAACTGCCATCAAATAATACTTCTTTGCTTCACCATAATTTTTATCAATATTGTCATAATAGCAACCTAAATTATTCATTGCATCAGCATTGTCTTTTTTAATCGCCATCAAATAATACTTCTTTGCTTCATCATAATTTTCCTCAATATTTTCATAATAGCAACCTAAATTATTCAGTGCAGCAATATTGCCTTTTTCAACTGCCATCAAATAATACTTCTTTGCTTCATCATAATTTTCCTCAATATTTTCATAATATAAACCTAAATCATTCATTGCATTACTATTTCCTTTTTCAATTGCAATTTCAGAATACTTCTTTGCTTCATTGTAATTATTTTCAATACACTGATAATAAAAACCTAAATAATTTGCCTTTATTCCAGTAAGTTCTTTTTCAGCAAGTAATAAGGTTTTAATTACTGCCCAATCTATATTGCTTTTTGTAATATTATTATCAAAACTGTCGATATTTTCATCATACTGCAATCTTTTCAATAACATCTTTGTATTTTTATCAATATCATTAGCAAATTTATATTTTTTAATGCCTTCTTTACTGACAATTATTGGTTCAATTGAGTCGTAATAAAAAATTAAATTTTGTCTTGAAACATCATTTCCTTTTTCAATCGCCATCAAATAATACTTCTTTGCTTCATCATAATTCTTCTCAATATTTTTATAATATAAACCTAAATTATTCATTGCATCCATATTTCCTTTTTTAATGGCCATCAAATAATACTTTTTTGCTTCATCATATTTTTTCTCAATAATGACATAATAGAAACCTAAATTATTCATTGCAATATCCTTGCCTTTTTCAATAGCCATCAAATAATACTTTTTTGCTTCGCCATATTTTTTCTCAATATTTTCATAATAGAAACCTAAATTATTCATTGCAATACCCCTGCCTTTTTCAATAGCCATCAAGTAATACTTTTTTGCTTCATCATATTTTTTCTCAATTTTGAAATAATAGAAACCTAAATTATTCATTGCAATACCATTGCCTTTTTCAATAGCCATTTCGTAATACTTTTTTGCTTCACCATAATTGTTTTCAATATTTTCATAATAGAAACCTAAATTATTCATTGCATTACTATTGCCTTTTTCAATAGCCATTAGATAATGTTTTTTCACAAGTTCATAATTCTTTTTGATATGCTGATAGTAATAACCTAAATAATTTAATTCGACACTGTGTAATTTTTTTTCATTTAGCAATAATTTAGAAATTACATCCCAATTAACTTTTTCCGACTTATGAGGACAATTAAACTGATCATCAAAATCATCAATAACTTCATCATAGTTCAAACGTTCCACCAACATTTTAGTATTTTTATCAATGTCTTGAGTAAAAGTATATTTTTCAATGTCATTTTTGCTGAGTGTATCCATCTTGTCTTCAAAATGTGTAATGCCTGACATTTTGATATAAAAATATGACACATAGGTACATCTGAATGTTCTATTTTCAATTTTTATATAGAGTCTTCAAAAAATTAAATAAAATTATCCATCAATGCAAAATATGCATTCATCATGATATCACATTTAATATCCATATCCATCTTGCGCGATTTAATATAGGTAATAATTTTGCATTTTATTTTTCGTTCAATATCCATATTACCCAAAAATGCAGTTAAATTATCTTTTGCATCTTCATTTCCTTTTTCAATTGCATCAACATAATACTGTATCATAGCTTCGTAATCATTTTCAATATGTTGATAATAATAGCCTAAATTGTTCATTGCACCAGTATTACCCTTTTCAATAGCCATTTCGTAATATTTTTTCATTTCATAATATTTGACATCAATGTATTGATAGTAATGTCCTAAATTGTTCATTGCATTACTATTTCCATGTTCGATTGCCATCTTAAAATATTTTTTCATCTTTTCATATTCCTGTTCGATATTTTTATAATATCTTCCCAAGTCATTCATTGCCCCACTATGACTCAATTCAATTGCTTTTTTGTAATATTTTTTCATTTCTTCATAATTTTTATTGTCGAAATGGTATTTCCCGAAAATATATGGGGCATCACCATATTCATTGTGAGTAGGAATATCACTGTATTTATTTAATTCAACTTCATTCTTTTCAATAAAAGCATAATAGAATATAATGTTTGTAATTCTTTTACGTTTGCGTATTGGATTTAATTTGTCTAACAGTGTTTTGATAACTTCATTGTCAAATTGACATGATGTTAATTCTGATGTATAGTGTAGTGATATGTCATTCATTGTTTCAAGCAATTTTTTAGTGTTATAAATTATGTCTTTGGTTGGTAGAGTAAGATTTTCATTAGACTTGTAATTTCTAAAATATTTTAATAAATTATCTGCAGCACTTCCATTTTTTTTTTCTTTTTCAATAGCCATAAGATAATACTTCTTCATTAAATCATAATTGTTCTCAATATTTTCATAATAGCAACCTAAATTATTCATTGCAGTATAGGAATCTCTTTCAATTGCCATCAAATAGTATTTTTTCGATTTTTCATACTCTTTTTTATTATAATATCTGACTCCCAAAACAGTCATTGCGCATCTATTATTTTTATCGACTGCCATATGGTAATACTTTATTGCTTCATCATAATCCTTAAAAATAAACTCATAATAATATCCTAAATAATACAGTTCTGTCCCATTGTGTTCGCATTTTGAAAGTAGATAAGCCGATAAAAATTTCCAGTCGGCTTCTTTTCGACTAGTAACGGTATTAAACTTTACTCGAGACATGTTATTCTCGGTGTATTCTAATAATATTTTTGTATTTTTATCAACATCATCACTAAATTTGTAATGTTCAATGTCCTCTTTTGTCAAATTTACTGGATCAATTGATTTGTAATAATCATATAGATATTTTAGTGCATCCTTATTTCCTTCTTTAACTGCCATATGATAATATTTTTTCATATCATCATAATTTTTCTCCACGATTTCATAATAATATCCTACACCTAACATTGCTTTAGTGTTGCCTTTTTCAACAGCCATCAAAAAATACTTCTCCAAAAGATCATAGTTTGATTCAATACATTTATAATAAAAGCCTAAATAATAAGCTTTTGTCCCAGTAAGTTCTTTTTCAGCAAGTAGCAATGTTTTGATTACATCCCATTCAATTTTTCTATTTATGATATTTGTATGATAACTATCAATAATTTCATCATATTCCATTCTTTCCAATAACATTTTTGTATTTTTATCAATATCATCAGTGAAAATGTATTGTTCAATGTCCTCTTTTGTCAAATTTACTGGTTCAATTGATTTGTAATAATTTTTAAAATTTTTAATGGCATATTTATTTTTTTTTTCAATAGCCATTAGGTAATATTTTTTCATAAGTTCATAATTGTTCTCAATATTGCCATAATACTTTCCCAAATTATTCATTGCATTACTGTGTCCTTTTTCAACAGCCATAAGATAATACTTCTTTGCTTCATCATAATTATTCTCAGTATTGTCATAATACTTTCCCAAATTAAACATTGCATCACTATCTCCTTTTTCAATAGCCATAAGATAATACTTCTTTGCTTCATCATAATTGTTCTCAATACTTTCATAATATAAACCTAAATTATTCATTGCATCAGTATCTTGGTTTTCAACAGCCATTAGATAATATTTTTTCATTAATTCATAATTTTTTTCAATATTGTCATAATAATAACCTAAATTAAACATTGCAAATTTATCTCCTTTTTCAATAGCCATAAGATAATACTTCTTTGCTTCATCATAATTTTTCTCAATATTTTTATAATATAAACCTAAATTAAACATTGCGTCGCTATGTCCTTTTTCAATAGCCATTAGATAATACTTTTTTGCTTCATCATAATTATTCTCAATATTGTCATAATAGCAACCTAAATTATTCATTGCATCAGCATTGTCTTTTTTAATCGCCATCAAATAATACTTCTTTGCTTTATCATAATTGTTCTCAATATTGTCATAATAGAAACCTAAATTATTCATTGCGTTACTATGTCCTTTTTCAATAGCCATCAAATAATATTTTTTCATGAGTTCATAATTTTTTTCAATATTGTCATAATAGTAACCTAAATTATACATTGCACTACTATGTCCTTTTTCAATAGCCATCAAATAATACTTTTTTGCTTCATCATACTTATTCTCAATATCATAGTAATATATTCCCAAATTATTCATTGCATTTGTGTTGTCTTTTTCAATTGCCATATTATAATGCTTTTTCATAAGTTCATAATTCTTTTCAATATACTGGTAATAATAACCTAGGTACCCTACTTGCGTTTTAGTAAGTTCTTTTTTATACAGTGATGGTTTGATTAGTAATGTTTTGATTACTGTCCAATCTATATGTCTGCTTTTGATATCTAAGTCAAAACTAGTAATATTTTCATCATACCATAGTCTTTCCAACAGCATTTTTGTATTTGTTTCAATGTCGTCAGTGAATTCATATTTTTCAATGTCTTTTTTAATCACAGCTGTTGGTTTAATTGATTCATAATAGCATCGCAAATTGTATATTTTATTACTGTTTCCTTTTTCAATTGCCATTAGGTAATATTTTTTCATAAGTTCAATATTTTTTTCAATCTTCTCATAATATATTCCCAAATTACTCATTGCATCAGTGTCGCCTTTTTCAATTGCCATTAGGTAATATTTTTTCATTAATTCATAGTTTTTCTCAATATTTTTGTAATATGTTCCCAAATTATTCATTGCATCAGTGTTGCCTTTTTTAATTGCCATCAGGTAATATTTTTTCATTAATTCATAATTTATTTCAGCATTACTGTAATATACTCCCAAATTATTCATTGCATTAGTGTTGCCTTTTTCAATTGCCATAAGATAATATTTTCTCGTTGATTCATAATTTTTTTCAATATTGTAGTAGTAATAACCCAAATAATTTGCCTTTGTTCCAGTAAGTTCTCTTTCAGCAAGTAATAAGGTTTTAATTACTTTCCAATCTATATGTCTGCCTTTGATATTTAAGTCAAAACTACTGATATTTTCATCATATTCTAATCTCTTTAATAATATTTTTGTATTTTTATCAATATGGTTAGTAAATTCATATTTTTTAATGTCTTCTTTAGTGACAGTTTTTGGTTCAATTGAGTAGTAATAAGAAACTAAATTTTGTTTTGCTATTTCATCACCATTTTCAATCGCCATTCGGTAATATTTTTTCATGAGTTCATAATTTTTTTCAATAGATTCGTAATAATATCCTAAATGCCTCATTGCAAATCTGTCTCCCTTGTCAATAGCCATCAAGTAATATTTTTTCATTAATTCATAGTTTTTCTCAATATTGTCATAATAGAAACCTAAATTATTCATTGCACCACTATGTCCTTTTTCAATAGCCATCAAATAATATTTTTTCATGAGTTCATAATTTTTTTCAATATTGTCATAATAGTAACCTAAATTATACATTGCATTAGTATTGCCTTTTTCAATTGCCATTAGATAATATTTTTTCATTAATTCATAATTTTTTTCAATATTGTCATAATAATAACCCAAATAATTTGCCTTTGTTCCAGTAAGTTCTTTTTCACTTAATAATAATGTTTTAATTACTTTCCAATCTATATGTATGCCTTTGATATTTAAGTCAAAACTAATGATATTTTCATCATATTCTAATCTCTTTAATAATATTTTTGTATTTTTATCAATATGGTTAGTAAATTCATATTTTTTAATGTCTTCTTTAGTGACAATTTTGGGCTCAATTGAATCATAATAACATTTTAAATTGTATATTGCAATATTTGATCCCTCTTCAATAGCCATCAAATAATATTTCTTCATGAGTCCATAATATTTTTCAATAGACCCATAATATATTCCCAAATTAATCATTGCATTAGTGTTGCCTTTTTCAATTGCCATCAAATAATATTTTTTCATAAGTTCATAATTTTTTTCAATATCGCAATAATATAAAGCTAAATTAAACATTGCATTAGTGTTGTTTTTTTCAATTGCCATCAAGTAATATTTTTTCATGAGTTCATAATTTTTCTCGATAGACCTATGATAATAACCTAAACAATTTGCCTTTGTTCCAGTAAGTTCTTTTTCACTTAATAATAATGTTTTAATCACTGCCCAATCTATATTACTTTTTGTAATATTATTATCAAAACTGTCGATATTTTCATCATATTTTTGTCTTTCCAGCAGCATTTTTGTATTTTTATCAATATCATTAGTGAATTCATATTTTTTAATGTCTTCTTTAGTGACAGTTTTTGGTTCAATTGAGTAGTAATAAGAAACTAAATTTTCTCTTGCAATAACATTTCCTTTTTCAATAGCCATCAAATAATACTTCTTTGCTTCATCATAATTTTTCTCAATATCTTTATGATAGTTACCTAAATTGGTCATTGCATCATTATTGCCTTTTTCAACTGCCATCAAATAATACTTCTTTGCTTCATCATAATTTTTCTCGATATTGTAATAATATAAACCTAAATTATTCATTGCATCACTATCTCCTTTTTCAATGGCCATAAGATAATACTTCTTCGCTTCATCATATTTTTTCTCAATTTTGAAATAATAGAAACCTAAATTATTCATTGCTTTAGTATTGCCTTTTTCAATGGCCATAAGATAATATTTCTTCGCTTCATCATAATTGCTCTCAATATTTTTATAATAATTTCCTAAATTAGACATTGCGTCACTATCTCCTTTTTCAATGGCCATTAGGTAATATTTTTTCATAAGTTCATAATCTATTTTAATATCTTGATAATAATAACCTAAATTATTCATTGCATCACTATCTCCTTTTTCAATGGCCATAAGATAATACTTCTTTGCTTCATCATAATTGATCTCAATATTGTCATAATAATATCCTAAATTAAACATTGCATCACTATTGCCTTTTTCAATTGCCATCAAATAATACTTCTTTGCTTCATCATAATTGCTCTCAATACTTTCATAATATAAACCTAAATTATTCATTGCATCAGTATCTTGGTTTTCAACAGCCATTAGATAACATTTCTTCGCTTCATCATAATTGCTCTCAATATTTTTATAATAATTTCCTAAATTAAACATTGCATTAGTGTTACCTTTTTCAATTGCTATATTATAATACTTTTTCATAAGTTCATAATTCTTTTCAATATACTGGTAATAATAACCTAGGTATCCTACTTGCGTTTTAGTAAGTTCTTTTTTATACAACAGCAATGTTTTGATTACTGTCCAATCTATTTTACGTTCTTTAATATTAATATCAAAACTGTTGATATTTTCATCATATTTTTGTCTTTCCAGCAGCATTTTTGTATTTTTATCAATATCCTCAGTAAATTTGTATTTTTCAATGTCTTCTTTAGTGAAAGTTTTTGGTTCAATTGAGTAGTAATAAGAAACTAAATTTTGTTTTGCTATTTCATCACCATTTTCAATCGCCATTAGGTAATATTTTTTCATGAGTTCATAATTTTGTTCAACAGATTGATAATAACATCCTAAATGCCTCATTGCAAATCTGTCTCCCTTGTCAATAGCCATCAAGTAATATTTTTTCATTAATTCATAATTTTTTTCAATATTGTCATAATATAAAGCTAAATTAAATATTGCACCAAAATCATCTTTTTCTACAGCCAATAAGTAATATTTTTTCATAAGTTCATAATTTTTTTCAATATCATAATAATATAAAGCTAAATTAAACATTGCATTAGTGTTGCCTTTTTCAATTGCCATCAGGTAATATTTTTTCATGAGTTCATAATTTTTCTCAATAAACTCATAATAATGACCTAAACAATTTGCCTTTGTTCCGGTAAGTTCTTTTTCATTTAATAATAATATTTTGATTACTGCCCAATCTATTTTACTTCCTGTAATATTGTTATAAAAACTATTAATATTTTCATCATATTTTAGTCTTTCCAACATCATTTTTGTATTTTTCTCAATATCGTTAGCGAATTCATACTTCTCAATGTCCTCTTTAGTTACAATTTTGGGTTCAACCCTATCTTCATAATATTCTAGCAAATCTACAAGATGACCATCGGCACCTTTTTCAACTAACATCAAATAATACTTTTTCATTTCACTATATTCTTTTCTTCTTTCATGAAAATAAGCTAGGCTTTCTAATGTAAGTTGTGTATAATCGTCATTTTTTTCAATTACCATCGAATAATATTTCATCATATTGTCATAATCTTTGTCTTCATAGTATTCACCCAAATAGCACATTGCTTCAGAACTGCCTTTTTCAACAGCCATTAAATAATATTTTTTCATTTCATCATATTTGCCTAGATTTTTAAAATAACACCCTAAATTGACCATTGCATTTACATTCCCTTTTTCAACAGCCTTTAAATATTTATCTACCATATTATAATAATCTCCCCTAAAATGACACAATGTCCCCAATAAATTCAATTCGACATCAGCGAGTTCCTTCTTATTTAGGAATTCTTTAACAACATCAATATTAAATTCTGGAGAATGATATCTACGTTCTTCATAATAATATGCATTATTTACTAAATCAATACCATATTCTAAACCCTTCAGGATCATCTCTGTATTTTTGTCAATATCATTAGTAAAGAAGTATTCTTCAACATCTTTTTTGGTAATATTTAGACTGTCCATGATGCCCGACATTTTATAATATTATTGTGTATTGATAGATGTATTTAAATGTTTAATTTTCAATTTTTTATTGATAAAATTTATTGATTTTGTGCTACAGAATAAAATCAATTACATTGTTGGCAATACTATTTAAATATTAAAATAAATAAAAATATACGATTACTGTTTATCAAGTGCACGTAAATAAGCAATTTCTTGTGGATTCTTATCAGTTTTTATGGTTAAGATATCTTTAATAAATTTATGATCAATATTATTATCAGCTATGATATCCATAATTTGTTTATCATAGTCATCCATAAATTCTTCATTTTCTAATCTGTTAAATATAGTTTTAGTATTATTTATGAATTCGCTTTTTGTTAATTGAACTTCAATAAATTCCATTTCACTTTTTTTAACTTTTTTAGCAATATCTACAAAAAACGTGTCCGTATCATCAATTTTTGATTCTTTTAAATTATCAACAACAGATGTGATTAATTTTGTCATCTCATTATTCATGCCTTTATTATTAACTCCAATAATATCAGATAACATATCCCCTAATTCTCCTATATTTAATTTGTCAATTTGTTCTAGACTTTTTTTGAAAGTTTTATCTAGACTTTCTTTAAAAGTTTTATCTGAATAGATACTTCCTAATAAATCTATTGGAATGTTCTCTGTTGCATTTTTAATTGACTTTCGGAAATGTTTTTCATACTCACCATTGTTAAAATATTTATGAACATAATCAAGTGCCATGGAGAAAAAGCCTTTGTCACAAGCAACTGAAAAATAATGTTTAAATTCACAATAATTATTTGTATTAATACAGTATTCAAATAATGCATTTAATGCATGTGTGTATCCCTCTTTGAATGCCTTTACATAATAAGTATTCATGTTGCAAATATTTTTTTCATTTTCATAACAGATTCCCAAATAGTACAAGTCAATAGGTGTATGCTCATTTTTTTCAAATATAATTTCTTTTACAACTTTCCAATCAACTTTGTCATTAATAGTTACAACAGAAGATGTCTGTTGAACTTCAATTGGATATTTCTTTAATCTTTCCAATATCACTTTTGTATTTAATTGTTTATTAATGCCAAACTTGTAATTCATAATTTCATCATTTGTCATTTCTAATTTAATTTTATCAAAATACTCATGTATTCGTAATAATGCTTTTGTGTTTTGATATTTGTGTGCCATCAAATAGTATTTTATCATATTATCATAATCTCCATTGTATTCATAATAAGTTGCTAATGTATAAATTGCACACTTATTATTTTTTTCAATTGCTTTTAATATATGATATTTGAACATTTCATTATTTTTCTCAAATTCATAATAATATAAAGCCAAGTAAAATAAATCAATATTGCTTAATTCAGTTGTTTTATTTTTAATAAAACTATTTACATCACTCCAATTAACATCAGAAAGATCTTTTAAATCTTCAACTTTTACATCAAAATCTTCAAGAGTATCGCCACATTTCAATCTTTCTAATATCATAGCTGTATTGCCAATTTTATAGGTATCTGATGCCATTTTGCCATATTATTGTATTTAATAATGTTTTTAAATGTTTGATTTTCAATTTTTTATTGATTTTTACAATTTTTATATCAAGTTAAATAAAACTATACTTTTATATTTTCAATCTTATTGTTATTCAAATGTTCTTTACACTTTCCAATATTTTTTTTCATTCGATTGAAATACATAATTTGTTTATTGATATCATTACAAGTTTTGATTTTTTCATACAATTTATTTATGTCATCCATATGTTCTTCTAAATTATCATCACATATACTATTTTCACTATCTGTATCATCTTCTCCTTTTTTGAATTTATCAATTATATCATCTAATTCCTTTATAATATTGTCAATATCATTTTTTACTGATCTATATTTTTTAATTGCATCAATATAACCCTTTTTATAGTTTATTTCAGTTGTTCTCTTCTCAACCTCTTTAATTTTATCATCAACTGACATTTTTTTCTTATCCATTTATATTTAATTTCACTTTAACTTCTCCATCATACATCAATATTTTCAATTTTTTACCATCATATTTTTTTAATTCCTCTATTGTTGTAATTGGATCATCATTATCCAAAATCATATTAAAGCCATTTTTGAAGATTTTTTTATCATCATATTTTTCTATGATCTTTTTCATATTAAACATATGATTCTTTTTCTTTAAAACTTCGTTTTGTATAAAGGTAAACACATCTTTTTCCTTATCATCCAAATTTTTAATGGTGTCTGTAATATATTCATTCGGATCTTTTAATTTATCTTTTAGTGTCTTTAACATTCTTATTTTTGATTCAATGTTATATTCAATTATATTTTTAATGTCATTTAACCTATTATCCATTTTTTCTACTTCATCTCTGTCACAACAATTCAAATTACAGATATATTCAGCTCCAATAGATGGAGTTGGTTGTCTTATGTCTGCAACAAAATCCGACAACATATTATCAATTTCATGTCCAACTGCAGAAATTGTAAATATTTTTGATTTTTTAATTGATTCTAAAACAACAGGTTCCGAAAAGCCAATTAAATCATCAAAAGACCCACCTCCTCTTGTTATCAATAATGCATCAATATCATTTTTATATTTTTGCATTTCATCTATTGCCTTTGATATGCTTTTCCCACAGGTCTCACCTTGAACCAAACAATCTTTCAAATATACTTTTCCATTAAACTTTCTATTTTCTAATACATACATAATATCTTTTATAGCAGCACCTGTTTGAGATGTTACAATACCAATATTTCTTATTTTTTTTGGTGGTTCTTTTTTATTTTCAAAATATCCCATATTCTTATATTTTTCTTTTCTCATTTCATATTCTTTTAATAAATCTCCAATGCCTTCTTTTTCAATCTTATGTACAATCATATTTATTCTTCCACTTTTCAAATAAAATTCTAATCTTCCAGTTAATGTTACATTATCACCATTTTTAATTTCTGTATTACATGTCCACATAATAATATCAAGTGACGTGTATGCATCCTTTACTGAAGCATATAATCTTGAATTTTTTAAATTTACATTTGCTAACTCCCCCTTGACCTTTATGTCTTTTTTGAAATTACATGTAAATAATAATTTAATAGATTCACATAAATCCGATACTGTTATTGCCATAGTGTTATTATTAACAATAATAATATTATGACATGAATAAATATTATCAATTTTTATTTTTAGTCATGTCTAAAAAAATTATGCAACTAAAACATCATCAACATATCGAACTTGTCGATTTCCTTTCTTTCCATAAAATGTGGCGACACCATTTTTCATTCCCCTGTCATAAGTATATTCAACTTCCTTTTTACCATTTATGTTGTAACTAATAACAATTTTATCTGTAATAGTATCATTGTCATAATTAAGTTTAACTTTAATATTGCCATTTCTGTGATATTCAATACTTTCACCATGAAGTGAATCATTTACATATGTGCAGACACATTTTATATTTCCATCATCATACCACTGCATCATTTTTCCCTCTTTAAAGCCATTCACATATTCACAACTCTCCTTCTTCATGCCATTTTCATAATAAACAATACTGGTTCCATCTCTGTTGCCAGTTTCAAAATCTATGTAATATGCTTCAAAAATTATTAAATTTTTATAAAATATATTATAAAATATATTGTAACCATAATGATTCATATTTTTTTTATGTTGGCATATATGATATAATGAACCATCTGACTCATATTCTAAACTGAATCCTTCATGATTTTCCGGTGGAAATTTCCAATATAGTGCATCACATGTATAATAAAAATTTTGAAATGTATCAATACGACAATTGTTCTTGATGATAGTATCATTAGAAATAAGTTGTGTTACTGGCTGAAGCGTCTTTACTCTAATAATTTTGCGAACTATGAAATTTTTTCCCCTATATCTAGCATATTCCTTATTGACAACAGGCCAAATTTGTTCTTGAATTTGTGTATCATGTGTGATTTCTAATATAAGATAATATTTGTCTTCACCATCCAAATATAAATTACTTGAGTATACAAATTTTTCATCGCCAATGTACTCCGCGCATAAATTTCGAAAAGTCTCTAACAGATCCATATTGAAAATTTGTTATGACACAGATAACAACGGTCTTTGTAATAATCTATGTTTATCTATTAATTTTAGAATATTCTGAGTTTCAATTTTTTCTTATTTATATGGCTTTAGCCATATAAATAAGAAAAAATGATAAAATTGTGAATAACAATTTTACAATTTTTTCTTATTTTATTACAATATGTTCATGTTCATTTTCATTTTCATTTTCATTTTCATTTTCATGTTCATTTTCATTTTCATTTTCATTTTCATTTTCATTTTCATTTTCATTTTCATTTTCATTTTCATTTTCATTTTCATTTTCATTTTCATTTTCATTTTC